AGAGCCACAAGAATTTTCAATTGTCAAGCTATATTGCCCCCTTTAGCTAATAAAATTTTACTTTTTCTGCACCTATCTCAAATTTCCCCAAATTATCTCCACTATCCCCCAAAACCCCCGCAAATCAGGTGCTCCGCACCAATCCTGCGCCCATACACTTCTAGCCCCAAAATTTTTCTCGCTCTCTCATCTTCTCCTCAAACCTATACAATCACACACCCTCTCATCGAAGTCACAAAAATTTCATCGGATTCGCACATCTTAATCCTAGAAAAACCGTGTCGGATTTGCACATACCCCACAGGATTCGAACGCAGTTCGTGATTGCTGGAGTTTTTGGGAGACAGATTTGTCACTCTCACGAATTTATAAATTTTTGGGGTCGGATTTGCACACTACCAAAAAATGGGTCGGATTTGCACATACATGCCCTCGCGTAACCCTTGGAGCAATTGTCGGATTTGCACATAAGCGCAGGGCAATTGCCCTGCTCGCCGGAATGCGAATGAGAATGATTATCATTCGCATTTAAGAAGTGGAATGCGAATGATAATCATTCTCATTTAAGAGGTGGAATGATTCTCATTTAAGAAGTGGAATGATTCTCATTTAAGAAGTGGAATGAGAACTATTCAAGAAGTGAAATGAGAACTATTCAAGAAGTGAAATGATTCTCATTTAAGAAAGGGAATGAGAACTATTCAAGAAGTGAAATGATTCTCATTTAAGAAGTGGAATGCAAATGATAATGATTCGCATTTAAAAACGGAAGTGAGAAACACTGTTATTTAAGTTATCCACAGACTTATCAACAGCACGATTTGCCTTGACAAAATTCTAGCCATTTTGAAGCGTTATCCACCGACTTATCCCCAGGTTATTCTACTGTATAAATATACAGTATTCCTACGCAGTGAATAATTCTAATATAGGCCTAAAACGCCCTGAATCGCTTTCTAACGCGTTTTATTTTGATGGGGATACTAAAACAAGGGCAAATCTGGAGGAGGCTTGAAAATTAGTTAGCCCGCTAACGATCACACAAGGCGACACGTAACACCCTAATCATTAGTGTGCTAACCATCGCGGGCGCGGTCAAATGAGAATGATTCTCATTTGAGAATCAGGGGCACTCCCTGATAGTTGTGCCCCGTGATCATTACGCCTAGTAAATATAATTTTGCCAATAATGGCGAACGCTATCGCCACCAGCGGAATCATTTGCAGCCTCAACATTACCCGCGAAAATATATAGCTTCATTGTGCCACCTTTCGAAAAGCCGTTTCAATACTATCCGCAGTGGATTGAATATATGCCCCTTTCATTATCAGGCGCTCGGTGCATATCTTGCGAAAGATATTAATAAAATCATCTTCATTTTCTGCAATTAACGCCTCACCCATGACCTGAATATTGCAAGATGAAAAGGTTAAAAATTGAAACGCTAGTTCACGGGCAACGACCGCATTAATCTTATAATGCGCCCCGCCTTCATAAATATTTATAACGCCTTTATATACTGGCGAAAGCTGGTTTAAGTAGTTTGCTAACAATGCCGGACGGCAATCAGCAACAAGGCGATCACCTTCATAAATCACCATTTTATAACCTCCCGATCAGATAACCAGATAAAAGCATAAAGATCCCTAGCAAAAGAGGATCATTTCTAAACAAGGTGGTGGTAAAACCGCCAACCATTGCAAGGATAACAATAACAACGCTCTTCATAATACCCCACGAAAGGCCGCGTAAAAGGTGGCAAAATATTTAACCGTTTCAGCTATCACGTTGCCGCGTTTATCGAATCTCTTTTCTGTAACGCGGAAAGCGTTTTTATTCCGCGCTATATATTCGATTTTACAACCAGGACGCTCGAACGTGTTTACATCCACCAGCTTAAAACCTTTGGAACGAGCAAGAGAAACGTTGCGGATCATTTTTATTCTCCTTTATTCATGCAGCCCAGCAAATAAGAAAAAACAGCGATACCCGCGCCAATAATAACCATAGGTTTAGTATTTACTAAACCGCAATAAGAATCTTGAATACCGTAAGCGGTAGCAAATAGAGTTAAAATAGCGCCCAAGATACCCGCCAGAATAGATCGAAAAATAACCATTTTAAGCCTCCAAATTTTTCGGGAAATTTTTAACCGTCCTTAAACGGTGTAAGGGCAGTATAACAAAAAAGGCCGCTGATTATGGCGGGCCTTACAAAACTTTACATTAGGTTAATTATTACCCGCTTTCGATGTTACCGGTAAAATTATTTTCTTTCTAGGGGCAACGTTTACTTTACTTTTTATTTTTCTTGCCTAACACCTAGTTTTATGCTAACCGCGCAGCGGTGCAGTAAAGAGCAAAACACGGCGAAGCCTCTAGGCCGACGGGTAAAGGCTTTACTTTAATATTACCCTACAGCGATCAGCTCGTTAGAAAGCGTTTTAGGCCGCTCAAAATTGATTGCAGTTGTAAACACTATCTTTTTACCCTGGATAAATATACAGTAGGATAACCTGTGGATAAGTCTGTGGATAAATCTTTATATCGCCGCCTATCGTGTCAAATCATTTTGTGCTGTGGATAACGTTGTGGATAACTTAAATGATAGTGGTTCTCACTTAAGCCGATAGTTTCTTATAGTGATTATAATAATGGTGATTATTTTTATAGTGATTATTTTAATGGTGATTATTTTTATAGTGATTATTTTAATGGTGATTATTATAATGGTGATTATTTCTATAGTTATTATTTTAATGGTGATTATTTTTATAGTGATTATTTTAACGGTGATTATTTTTATAGTTATTATAACTTATGAAATAGTTAGTTGGCTAATGAGATAGTTAGTTGGCTAATGAGATTTTCCGGGATCAGTAGTCTGCTAATAGTTCAGTCTGTTACAATCACCAGCATGATTATCATTCTAGCAATTATTAGTCTGCTATCTTTCTACTACACAACAACAAATAAAAGTCAATTAATTAATTTTTTAAAATAACTCGTTTAGTCTTGATTTTAAAAAGTCAATACCTTCTCAAACTATTTTTCAATTTTGCTTTTGTTAAATATTTGTTAAATCGAAGATAAGCGGCCTAAAACGTCCTACAACGCGGTAAATTTTTCAGGTATCCCATCATAAAGGGATAGCCCGTTTATCGTCACCACGAGCTTTTTAAGTTTTGTCAAGTAGGGCAAGGCAAATAAAAATGAAAAAATTACTTGCCAATCAGCTCGGTTTTATGGTATCCGCGCGCCTGTTTCCTTTAAACTTGGGCGATCGCCGGACGCGGTGCGGGTATTTGCTTTCTTTACATTTCTTTACAAAATTAAGGTTGCACCTTTTTTGGGTATTCCCTATTATTTATCTCGTAGGGCGGCAATGACGAACTACACGGCGGAAAGTTTACCGCCGCGCTCTTTAAAAATCAGGTGCATTTTAAAGCCCATCGGCGGCAAACTTATTAACCTTATAAGGAGACGACGATATGAAAATCAAAGAAACGGCCAACAATATCACGGTAGAACAAGCTGAGGCAGTGATCGCTTTCTGTGCTAACCACGGGAGCGAGATCGCTTACCATCATAAAGATGGGAAAATATTTTGCGAGATGCAATTCAGTTGGGAGAATTCTAATTTAAAAGAAAACGAAAAATAATTTGACGCCCTAGCCGATAGGCTTTAAAATGTACCCGATTCAACAAGAGCGATAACTTGGTAAAATTTGACGGCCGGTACTTGCCATAATGTGCCCCGCCCCCTAACGGGATATAGCGGCCTGTGTGGAGTTCCTTAAATTGATTTTAACGGTGAGCGGATTTTTTCTTATTACCTGTTATTATTTTTTAGCAGGTAATGCGGAACAATCCATCAAATAACTGGAGTTTATACCATGAAAAACGCTATCACCGCGCCAAAAATTGGTCAATCCGTTTTCATCCCTTTCGTTACTAAAACAGACGAGGCAACCGGAAAGGCCGAACGCATCAAAGGCGCGGCGCTCATGCCGTTCGATGTAATTGATGCAGTATATGCAGAAACGGAACGTAGCAACAACGGAAAAACCGTTTTTAGTGTTCGCGTTAAATCTGGCGACGTTGTAAAAGTTGTTCAACGTAACGAAAAATTGGAAGCTGTAGCATAGTTTAGTGTTAACTTTATATTTCCCCGAACTATTGGGGAAATATAACGATTAACATTATGTTAATCTTATCCCTTAAATTAAATTAATTGGAGTTTATACCATGACTAACGTTAAAACCGAAAAATCCGCAAAATTTGCATGGAATGAAGAAAATACCCAAAAAGCCGTTTCTATGTATCAGCAATTAATCAATGAAAACGGTTTAGAGTTCGCAAACAGCGACGGCCTGAAAGAGATCGCCAAAACAGTGGGCGCTACTTCCCCTGTGTCTGTTCGCTCAAAATTGACCAGCGCAAAAGCGTATCAGAAAAGCGATAAACCGCGCAAAGTTGGCGGCGGTAGTTCAATCCGCAAGGCGCATTATGTGCGCGTTATTGCTAAACATGCCATTGATTCCGGCATTATCAAAGACGCCGACGATCTGGCAAGTCTGGAAAGCGCAAAATTAGAAACGCTGGACGCCGTAGCGCAATTACTAGGCGTAGCAGATGAAGTAAAACAATCCGCAGGTGAATAAATTTAATTAGTGGGGAATATTCCCCACTATAATTTCCCTTTAACTGGAATTATTAAAATGATCTTTTATCCCACTGAATCGTTAATTCTAGGTTTATTTATTGTAGCGGCCTCATTATTGTTCGCTTATTTCCAGAATGATCTGGATTCATATTACTTTAAACGCAAATCAAAGTTAGCAAAGCGTTTAGGCTTATTTTGTTTTATTACCGCCGTTGTTTGTGGTGTTAGTTCTAGCCTGATGCCGATCAGTTAAGTATTGCAAATTATAACGCTGTTAATAAGCAGCGTTATATTTGGCAATATTTGCCAATAACAAACGTTCTTAATCCCTTTAATGGAGTTTTAATATTATGGTTATTTCCGCAGAAAAACAAACCGTTATCCTGAAGCTGGCCGCTGATTTTAATTTTTACGGTAAACGTCTGCGCGCTACTAGATTGGAAGTCTGCGACGATATATCAAAAGCGGTGTACGATACGGCAAAACATTCGACCGCAATTTGTGATTGGCTGGAAGCAAACAAACCAGCGAAACCAAAAGAGGCGAAAGCATCAAAAGCCGTTAAAAACGACGAGCGCCCAGAGGCGGCGGGAATTATTTCTAGCACGGTTGAACAGTGGGAAGTAAAGCAGGGCAAACGCTTCATTATAACATCAATCCAGAACAACACGTTCCCGCATAAAAACTTTTTAGCCTCACTTGAACATTACGCCCAATTTATCGGCGCTGATTTGCTGGTTAGCAAGTTCATTTATAACAAAAAAGGATTCCAGAATGGAGAAGGTGCGGACGGGATCAAATATGATTCCGCTTTTGATAAATATATCTGTAATAAAAACGTGTTTTTAAATAGTCGCCGCTTTGCTTTCATGGCTGAGATTAATGTTTTGCCAACGGCAGACTACCCGCTTTCTGGATTCGCTGAGACTGCAACAGCGCTTGATCTTGAAGGTTTGGCAATTGGAGCAGCTAAAATCACCGCAGAAAGCGTTCCAGCGCTCAAAGGTGAAGTAGTGCGCCGTATGTACTCAACGGGAGCGGCAACGCTAAAAAACTACATTCAGCAGAAAGCAGGGCAAAAGGCCGAAGCGTTACATAACTTTGGCGCGCTGATTGTCGAGTTTGACGAGGACGGGGCATTTTTTGTTCGCCAGCTTGAGACGATGGATGAAACCGGCGTTTTTTATGATTTGAATATTTGCGCCACTCCCGCCGGATGTTATGAAACATCGGGGCATGTTTTAGGTTTACAGTATGGCGACGTGCACGCTGAAAAATTAGATAAGGCGTGTGCTGAAGCGTCATGGGCGGGCGAAAATAGTTTGCTTGATATTCTTAAACCTAAATATCAGTTCGTGCATGATGTGCATGACTTTACATCACGCAACCACCACAATCGCGCATCTGGCGTATTCCTAGCAAAACAGTACGCCGCCGGACGTGATAAGGTTTTAGATGATCTTATCGACACGGGGCGTGTATTGGAATCAATGGAGCGCGATTTCTCGCAAACAATCATTGTTGAGTCAAACCACGATCTGGCGTTATCCCGTTGGCTGGATGATCGCAACGCTAACATTAAAGACGATCCAGCAAACGCAGAGCTATATCACCGCCTCAACGCCGCGATCTATGGAGCTATTGCAGAAAATGACGATACTTTCAACGTGCTGGATTATGCGCTGCGCAAGGTTGCAGGCTGTGAGTTTAACGCCATATTCCTAACGACTGATCAATCATTCAAGATTGCAGGCATTGAGTGCGGCGTACACGGTCACAACGGCATCAACGGGAGCCGCGGCAATCCGAAGCAATTTAAAAAGTTGGGCAAATTAAACACGGGGCACACCCATACCGCCAGCATTTACGGCGGCGTATATACTGCTGGCGTATCGGGCAGCCTCGATATGGGCTACAACGTCGGCGCATCAAGCTGGACGCAAACGCATGTAATTACATATGCAAACGGGCAGCGCACGTTAATCGACTTTAAAAACGGCAAATTTTTCGCGTAAATAAATCAGGCGGGCGGGCGAAATATACCGCCGCCATAAAAGTTTATTAAATTAATTGGAGTTATACGCATGACTACTTACAACCGTATCCCATTCGATCGCGCGCAGTCTGCAATCGTCCTAGTTTATTCTACCGGTGAGCGCTATCACGTCGAGGCGGGGCACGTTGTTGATGACTTAATCGAATTTAATGAGGCGCTACAGATCACTACTTTCGCCTACACCACGGGCAAGCTATCTAGCCGCATCAAGGCGAAAGGCGTTTACATTGATACGATGAAACAAGAAACGACTATTATTGACGCCGCAAAAGCTGGTTTAGCTTTCGCAGTTGTCGCGCCTTGCCCCGCTTGTCTTGATGATCAGTTAATGAGCGCGAAGGTATTTACATGCGCCGGTATTCGTTCCGGTGTATCTGGCGAGGATATTACTGTTATCGCTGATGCTTTGGCTTATGGTCTGGTATTTTAATGACTGAAATACTCCAGCCCACTGTATGGGCTGGATTAAATTAACTTAATCCCTTTAATGGAGAACGTAACAAAATGAATCAAGATAAAAAGAATATTTCCCGCAATTACCCGCATATTTCCCGCGTAATGATTTGGGATCTGGACGGCACGATCATTAACTCCGCCCACCGTGTAGCGCCTTGCTTTGATATTGAAGGCGATTTAGATTTAAATAAGTATAAAAATGAAGCGTGCAAACATGAGTTAATAATGCAGGATACGCTTTTGCCGCTCGTTACCTATATGCGCCAATGCATGAATGACGCCAACACGTTAAACATTATTTGCACCGCTCGCCTGATGAGTAAGTCGGATTATTATTATTTGCGCAAACAAGGTCTGCGAGGGCGTGGGAATAGCAATATCCGCGTATTTTCCCGCGATACACTTCACAAATATTTTACGGCTGATAAGGTTAGCGAAATATACCACAGTAAAGACGCTATATATAAAAGCCATTATTTTGAGCTATTCAAACAGCTATATCCGAACGCTGATTTCACGATGATTGATGATCATAAAGGCGTATTATCAGCGGCGGCGGCATATGGATTTAAAACGCTGGACGCGCAAGCCGTTAACGATATTCTATCAATAGGCGTCACATTGATCGGCGAAACCTTTATTGATGAATCTCTTGAAGATGATAATGATTATCAGTTCCTAGCCGACCGCTTGCAATTATGTTGGGAAGGTATGACCGAGGAGGAGCGCGCAGAATATAGTTGCAGCCCACAACAATATATTGAGAAATTAAAAGTAGCGTAATAATTACAGTTGAATTTGTTTCACCTTGCAATTAAAATGGTTGCAAGGTGAAATAGTTAGCAGAGTAATAGTAACGGGGGGTGGCGGTTAGCAGACTAAGTATTTTCGCCTCCGGCGGTGAGCACACCTCCATGTGTAATCTTATGAAATTTCGAGATTTCCCAATTAGCGCATAGAATGGTCATCAAACCGATGTTCAGGTCTAAACTCACGAAATCTCTTCCGCGACGCCCGAGAACCATCACTCCACTCCCGTTCGAACTCCGCACGTTTCTCGTCAAACTTCCGCTCCCTTTCCGCAATCTCCCGCGATACTTCCGCGATATATTTGCGATGCTTGTTAATAGCCGCAGTCATTCCGAAAATTCCCGCAAGCACCCCGATAATAAAAGCAAGTATAATACTAAACATCTAATTCCCTCTCAATTTGCAAAATGCGGGTACTATCACAACGTTGCAGTAGTACTAGCTTTTCTAGAGTAACTTGTTGCTGTTTTACTTGAGCCTCTAGAGTTTTTAGGCGAACATACGCGTTATAAGAAACAATGAAAGTTGCCCAGACTTGTATTACTATTAGTGTAGCTACTACTTCCATCATTTACGTTTCTCCGTTAGTAAAGTTTCAATTCTAGCTAAGTGATTATCTAAAATACATTGCCCAATAATCACAATCCCTAGCAATGTAACAATTACCCATTCCATTAAATCCACCCCGCCATAGCTGCCAACCAAAAACCTACGAAAATAAAAAATAGGATAGTCCCAAGTCCAAAACTATTAACCCAACTCTCATACACTTCTCCGCGTCTACTTTTTCTCTTGTTTGACATATCTTTCATGCTCCTATAAATGTGATATTTAAAGTATTCTACAATTTGTGCATAACCAACCGTGCTTATGGACTCCTAGAAGGACTTCTACTTTTCTTACATAGTGGTTTATGCCAATATACCATCCAAGAAATAAAAAATTTAGTTTACTTGGATGTCTTTTTGTTTTATACTAATTACAGGTAATTAGATTGCTCTAGTTTAAATTTACAATCACCATATTTAAGGTCAAACTGACTGAGATCCCACCACCCAAACTTAGTACGGAGCTGTACTACTGGAAAGCGATCTCCCTTAATACGAACTTTTTGAACCTTGAGACCGTAATGTTCCTCTCCCGCACCACCAAAAGATTTTACAAATCCCGTACAAAATGGTTTGGGAGCAGGTGCACAACCAGATAACATAACTGTGGCAACTAGTGCAATTACAAACTTTTTCATATTTATCTCTCCATTTCTAATTTATGAATCTATTATAGCAAAATAGAGAGATAAAAGCAAATACATTTTTATAATAGGAGATTATATGGGTTTTTTCGCTGGAAAATATAGTGATGGTAAAACTGTATTGTCACTAAATACTGCTAGTGGTGGAGATATTAATGCTCATAAAAACCCTAGTACTAATACTATTTTTCATTCTGATATGCCCTTCGTATTAGTAGAAAGCACTTATGAGAGTGCATTAAGTAGTGCTGGGAATGGTTTCTATGTATGCCAAATGCCTTCTGATATAGTTAACCTAAAGAGCAATGATCCTGGTAGGGTTATACTAACAGCTATAGAAGTTAATGGTACTCATCGTGGTTTCTTGAATGGTACTCAATCCCAAGTTGGACAATTTCTTTCTTCTACTCAGGCTGACCCCTATAGATCGTTTGCTAGTTTAAGTCAAACTGCTGGATTTGCTTTTGGGAATAGTCTAGCTTCAGGTACTTATTCTTATAATAGTTCTCTGGGGCATGAAGAATCTATAGCTAGAAGTGGTACAGGTGGTACTGTACTACATAGTACTTACCATGGTGTTGTAAGACCGGGGGGTGGTGCACCTGTGGGTGCTACTGTAGCTGAAACCTTCAAACAACTAGGGTATCCTATAGGAAGTTCTTCCGTTCCTATATCTTCAGGTGATACGTACTATTGGAATCCTAACTGGATGGCTCCAATGGGGGCTGGTAAACGTGGCCATGAATGGTTTTATGTATGTAATTCTAACATTAGGGGGTATGTTGGGTACAAACAAACAATTCCTAGCAATATAGTACAGCACTTTAGTGATGGTGGAAATAGGTATGTTTGTAGAGGTTCTGCTACTAAGTTAGCAAGTCAATCAGCTAATACAAAAATAGTTCAAGATGGCTACGGAGTAACTCCTACAAAAGTTATATGGTATGTACTGAACCTAAGGTATTCTAACGGTGGTATGTCTGTTTCTAGTAACCCTTTCACGGGTTCTGACATAATAATTTCTCCGTCCAACTTTACTATTAAGGGAGTTAAGTTATCTACTACTAGTTGGAAGTTTATTAATCAGAATGCTTTAGGAAACCTAACTTCTCGTGCTGATATGGAGTATATTGGAGTAAACGCTGCTCATGATGGAGTGTTTGGGGATACTACTGGAAGATGTGAATTTGTATGTTCCAATAAAGGATCTATATGGGCACCAGTCAACTATAGTGGTACAAGAGCACAACTTAGTATTTATAAGTTCTCTGCTGGTAAGACTTGGTACGTAAACTCTAATAATAATACTATTGGTAATGAGAATGGTGTTGTCTGGGGGCCTTCATCAGTACCTTTACGCCTATTATCTGGTAACGTGGCTAGCGCCTATATTGGTAACGATATTACTCCGACATACCCAGGCACTGGTAATGTTTATAAATCCCTAGCAACAGTTGGATTAGGTCTGCCAAATAATAACTCTACTGTTATATTAACTAGTGAAATACTATCTGGTAACCTTAATGTTGCTGGGTTACCAGTAAATACGTGGAATGGTAGTGTTTTTCAGGTGCAAGGAAGAAAATCACAAAGTTATACAGGAGGAGATGCTATATTTCACCAAATTTTAGTTCTTCCTCCTGGAAAGTTAGTACCTTTCCATACTACCTCTGCTTATAAATATACTCCAGACAGCGGAGCTTTTAGTAGAAATAGTTTTATATATACAATAAAAAATCTTGGTAATGGTAATGCAGAATTAGGTGTTATACTACACGTTAGTTTAGGTTCAGCAGTTTTCTTACCGAGACTACGAGTAACAGTTCAACGCCTTACCTAAAGGAGGAAATATGGCAAATGATGTATTAGTACCAGATCTTATGTCCCCTGAAGGGATGGATGTGATTGAAGCTTATTTACAGTGCGGCAGCGATGTGCCTTCTGCCGCACGTAGTCTTGGAATGTCTGAAATTGCTTTTCGAGATATTATGAATCGTAGTGAAGTTAAGAACTACTTAAACGATATTTTTATGGAGAGTGGATTCCGTAATAGGGATCGTTTGTTTGGTGTTCTAGACGAAGTTATTAAACGTAAACTAGAGGAGCTAGAAGAAACTGGCATGGGTTCTGACCAGGATATTATGGATATTCTCTGGAAGGCACACAAGATGAAGATGGAAGAAATGAAGATGATGGTAGAGTTAGAAAAAGCTAAAGCTGCTGTCCGTGCTCCTGCTAACCAGACCAATATCCAGAATAACATTATTGCTGGAGCTGGGGACCAAAACTACATGGACTTAATTACTTCCCTAGCTACTGGAGGTAAGAAGTAATGGAAGTATCAAGACCCTATGTTAATACAGTAGATGTTATTGATTTCGGGGTAGATAAACGTTTCTTTCGTCTACCTGTTTCCGGAATACTAGCACAAGAGGGTATTACACCTAATGGCCCTCAAATAGCTATTATCAATGCGCTAGAAGACCCTAGACATCGTTTTGTAACGGCGTGTGTATCACGCCGTGTAGGTAAGTCCTTTATAGCATATACACTTGGGTTCCTAAAGTTGCTGGAACCTAATGTGAAGGTGCTAGTAGTTGCCCCTAACTATTCACTGGCTAATATCGGATGGTCTCAGATTCGTGGTCTTATTAAGAAGTACGGCCTACAAACCGAACGTGAAAACGCTAAAGATAAAGAGATTGAGTTAGCTAATGGTTCTCTATTTAAACTAGCTTCCGCGGCTCAGGCTGACTCCGCAGTTGGACGTTCATACGATTTTATCATCTTTGACGAGGCGGCAATTTCCGACGTGGGTGGTGATGCCTTCAGGGTTCAGCTGCGTCCTACTCTAGATAAACCTAATTCTAAGGCTCTATTTATTTCCACCCCTCGTGGAGGTAACTGGTTTAAAGAGTTTTACGCCTACGGATTTGATGATACGTTGCCTAACTGGGTATCCATTCATGGTACATATCGTGATAACCCACGTGCTGACTTGCATGACATTGAGGAAGCACGTCGTACAGTTAGTAAAAACTACTTCCGTCAGGAATACGAGGCTGACTTCTCTGTATTCGAAGGCCAGATATTTGATACTTTCAATGCTATCGATCATGTTAAAGACCTCAAAGGTATGCGCCACTTCTTTAAAGATGATGAAGCATTCGAAACGTTGCTTGGTATTGACGTTGGTTATCGTGATCCTACAGCAGTTCTTACTATTAAATATCATTACGATACGGATACTTACTATGTGTTAGAAGAGTACCAGCAGGCGGAGAAAACTACAGCTCAGCATGCTGCTTATATTCAGCACTGTATAGATCGTTATAAAGTTGATCGTATTTTTGTTGACTCTGCAGCAGCTCAGTTCCGCCAGGACTTAGCGTATGAGCATGAAATCGCGTCGGCTCCGGCTAAAAAATCTGTCCTAGATGGTCTAGCATGTTTGCAAGCGTTATTCCAGCAAGGGAAAATTATTGTGGATGCCTCATGTTCCTCCTTAATTCATGCATTGCAGAACTATAAGTGGGATTTCCAAGAAGGCGAAGAGAAATTATCACGTGAAAGACCACGTCATGATGCTAACTCTCACCTTTGTGATGCGCTCCGCTATGGAATTTACTCTATTTCCCGTGGTAAATAAATAAGTATAGGATGGGATACTACTCAGTTGGTATCCCATTCCTGTATTTTAAAATCCCCTTTACAAATTCGATACGATTATGTATACTATATTCATTGATCGGGAGAACTTCTCCCATAATAGAACGTAAACAAGAAAAAATTAATGCTCTACATGAGGTGTAGGAGATTCTACGGGTCGACAAAAGCTAACAATAAAAGATATAAATATTAGATTAGCTGATCGTGGAATCCAAATTGTCGGTGAATATGTAAACCAACGTACAAAAACAGTATTTAAATGCCAGAGAGCACACGTTTGGGAAGCAACACCACATTACACCTCTACACTATATCACTAGATGTAGCTATTAAAGCCAAAATACCCAGAATAGAGTATGTGCTATTAAATAACTATAATAATAAAAACTACATCTATAACACAATAAGGGTCATATATGCTATACCACATTAGATGGAATCTCAATGTTGCCCTAGAGGATATAGTAATCTTTCTAAGTAGCTTTGGATTGGGGGATTATGGCCACTAATACTAAGTACAAACGTGATGCCATCTCTATAATGAGGGATGGTATAAAATCTAGGTATAGTAAGGATGGTTGCTGTGCTATATGTGGTAGTAGTGAAGACCTAGAACTTCACCATTATCATACTATATCTCAGCTAATAAAAAAATTTGCTAAAGAACTCCAGCTGGATTTCACTGATGAGAATATCGTCCTTTCAAATAGGGAAGCATTCTACAAGAAATATGAGCATGAGTTAGTTAGGGACGTGGTAACATTGTGCCAGCACCATCACCAACTATTACATAAGGTTTACACGAAAGAACCTCCATTATTTTCTGCTGATAAACAGAAAGCATGGGTTCAAAAGCAGAAAGACAAATTACAGAATCCTCAAGAAAAGACACAAGTCAAGACTGAAACAAAATCAGGATTCGCAAGGTTCTTATAATGGGTTTTAAAAGCTGGATTACTGAAAAGCTAAATCCGGGTCAACGTATTATAAGAGACATGGAACCAGTTAGTCATCGCACTAACCGTAAGCCTTTTACCACTGGACAAGCCTATAGCAAGATTGAGATTCTCAATCGAACTGCCAATATGGTTATAGATAGTGCGGCGGAGTGTTCTTATACTGTCGGAGATAAATATAATATTGTTACGTACGCTAATGGCGTCAAAACAAAGACTCTAGACACTCTCTTAAATGTACGACCTAATCCATTCATGGATATAAGCACATTCCGTAGACTTGTAGTCACTGACCTACTTTTTGAGGGTTGTGCATACATCTATTGGGATGGCACATCGCTTTACCATGTCCCGGCCGCTCTCATGCAGGTCGAGGCAGATGCCAATAAGTTTATCAAAAAATTTATATTTAATAATCAGATAAACTATCGCGTAGATGAGATTATCTTTATAAAGGATAACAGTTACGTGTGTGGCACAAATTCTCAAATTTCTGGACAATCTCGTGTTGCTACTGTTATTGACTCTCTTGAGAAGCGTTCTAAAATGCTTAACTTTAAAGAGAAGTTCCTAGATAACGGAACCGTGATTGGTCTTATTCTTGAAACGGATGAAATCCTGAACAAGAAATTGCGTGAGCGTAAACAAGAAGAATTACAACTCGATTATAATCCTAGTACGGGTCAGTCTTCTGTCCTGATTCTAGATGGTGGTATGAAAGCTAAACCGTACTCCCAAATATCCTCTTTTAAAGATCTAGACTTTAAGGAAGACATCGCAGGATTTAATAAATCTATCTGTCTAGCCTTTGGTGTTCCGCAAGTACTGATTGATGGTGGTAATAATGCGAATATTCGACCAAACATCGAATTGTTCTACTATATGACTATCATTCCTATGCTGAACAAACTGACTAGTTCTCTTACTTTCTTTTTTGGTTATAAGATTACCCCTAATACTAAGGAGGTAGCTGCATTAACACCAGATAAAGAAGCTGAGGCTAAACATTTAACCTCATTGGTTAATAATGGTATTATGACTGGTAACGAAGCTCGTTTAGAGCTGAACCTTGAACCTTTAGATGATGAGCAGATGAATAGGATTCGTATTCCTGCTAACGTTGCTGGTTCTGCAACAGGTGTATCTGGTCAAGAAGGTGGTAGACCTCAAGGTTCCACCGAGGGAGATAAAGAATGATTGATTATAATGGTCTAAAGACCATTTTTGGTGAAAAACTGCCAGAATCTCATATCTTCTTTGCTACGGTCGCTGCGCATGAATATGTTCCTAGCTATGCTTTTCTGCGTAGAGAACTAGGACTTTCATCTGCGCATACTAACCGTAAAGTATGGAAGAAATTTGTAGAGGCTTATGATAAAGCATTTCCTCCTCTGGCTTTTACTAAGGATCTAGATAGCACTCTGGCAGTTGATACTGGAGCGGCAATTAATCTAAGCGTAACAGTTAGTGGCGGTACAGCTCCATATACGTATGCTTGGACTAAGGATGGTTCTCCTCTAGAAGCATCAGGACCTAACTTTACTAAAGCTACAGCAGCTGCGGAAGACGCTGGTACTTATAAAGTAGTAGTTACTGATAGTAAACAAGCTAGTATAACGTCTGTTGAGTGTGTGACTACGGTTATTCCACCATTAACTCTTTCTACAGATTTAGCTGCTAGCATGTCAGTCGAAGAGGGAGCAGCATTAACACTTTCTGTTACTGCAACTGGTGGTACTGGTCCATATACTTATGCATGGACTAAAGATGGTTCTCCTATTCCGGATGCTTCAGAAGCTACCTATACTAAGCCTGCAGCAGCAGCTGAGGATGCCGGCTCTTATAAAGTAACTGTAACAGATAGTAAGCAAGTAAGCAAGGACTCTACTACATGTGCTGTGACAGTTAATCCTACTGTTCCTGGAGAATAATAAATGACACAAGCTGCTATTGACTATAACAAGTTAAAATCAGCACCCGTTCATTTAGATGCTTATATTAAATCTATTGATAGCGAATCCAAAGAGGGCGTTGTAAAAATCCGTGGATTCGCTAATACAATTAGTAAAGATCGCGCTGGCGATGTAATTCCTGCTTCTGCATGGAAAACGTCTAATGCACTTACTAACTACATGAAAAACCCGATTATTCTTTTCGGACACGATCATCGTCGTCCAATCGGTAAGTGTATTGATCTTAACCCTACTGAAATGGGTCTCGAAATTGAATGTGAGATCTATGAAAGTTCTGACCCAGCTATCTTTTCACTAATTAAAAACGGTGTACTGAAAACTTTTAGTATCGGATTCCGCTGCCTAGATGCAGAGTGGGATGAAGCTACTGATATATTTATTATTAAAGATTTAGAACTATACGAAGTTTCGGTAGTTTCTGTACCTTGTAATCAGGACTCAACATTCAATCTCGCTAAGAGCATGAATGGTCATGATTATACTGAATGGCGTAAATCTTTTACTGCAATAAGTTCTAAAGCTGTCCCAGCTCAAGAACGTAATCTTTCTGAACTAGAAAAACTTGCGATAGCTTTAGGCTACGTTAAAGAATAACGGAGAATTATTTAAAAATGACTATTGATATTAATAAGCTGAAAGAAGAACTTGGTCTGGGTGATCTGGCTAAATCTCTGGAAGGTCTGACCGCTGCTCAGAAAGCTCAGGAAGCTGAACGTATGCGTAAAGAGCAGGAAGAAAAAGAACTGGCTCGTATGAATGCCCTGGTTTCTAAAGCAGTTGGCGAAGATCGTCAGAAACTGGAACAAGCTCTGGAACTGGTTAAGTCTCTGGATGAGAAATCTAAGAAGAGTGCAGAACTGTTTGCACAAACTGTAGAAAAACAACAGGAAACTATTGTTGGTCTTCAGGACGAAATTAAGTCTCTGCTAACAGCTCGTGAAGGTCGTTCCTTCGTTGGTGATAGTGTTGCTAAAGCACTGTACGGTACTCAGGAAACCTTTGAAGACGAAGTAGAAAAACTGGTTCTGTTGTCCTATGTAATGGAAAAAGGCGTATTCGAAACCGAACACGGTCAAAAACACCTGAAAGCAGTGAATCAGTCCTCTTCTGTAGAAGTTTCTAGTGAAAGCTATGAAACTATTTTCTCTCAGCGTATTATCCGTGACCTGCAGAAAGAGCTAGTAGTTGGCGCACTGTTCGAAGAACTGCCGATGTCCAGTAAGATTCTTACTATGTTGGTTGAACCGGATGCTGGTAGAGCTACTTGGGTTGCTGCTTCTGCTTATGGTAGTGACAATACTACTGGTAGCGAAGTTACAGGCGCTCTTACAGAAATCCACTTCAGTACTTACAAACTGGCTGCTAAATCCTTCATTACTGATGAAACTGAAGAAGATGCAATCTTCTCCCTGCTGCCACTGCTTCGTAAGCGTCTAATTGAAGCACACGCTGTTTCTATTGAAGAAGCCTTCATGACTGGTGATGGTTCTGGTAAGCCGAAAGGTCTGCTGACTCTTGCTAGTGAAGATAGTGCTAAAGTTACTACCGAAGCTAAAGCTGATGGTTCTGTTCTGGTAACTGCTAAAACTATCTCTAAACTGCGTCGTAAGCTGGGCCGTCATGGTCTGAAACTGTCCAAACTGGTACTGATTGTATCTATGGATGCTTACTACGATCTGCTGGAAGATGAAGAATGGCAGGATGTTGCTCAGGTTGGTAATGATGCTGTTAAACTGCAGGGTCAGGTTGGTCGTATTTATGGTCTGCCGGTTGTAGTTTCTGAGTACTTCCCAGCTAAAGCAGCTGGTAAAGAGTTCGCAGTTATTGTTTATAAAGATAACTTCGTGATGCCACGTCAGCGTGCTGTTACTGTTGAACGTGAGCGCCAAGCTGGCAAACAGCGTGACGCATACTACGTTACTCAGCGTGTTAACCTGCAACGTTACTTCGAGAACGGCGTTGTATCCGGTGCTTACGCTGCATCTTAATACAGGCTTTTCAGCCGATAAGGAGAGCTTCGGCTCTCCTTTTTTTATTATTAGGAAAAATAAATGCAAATCATCACAGCTGAAGACTATAGATTATACGGTGGTTTAAAACGACCTGAACTAGAATCTGGAGTAGAGATGATGATTACTGCTGCCAATGCGCTGATTACTAGCCTTTTAGGTATGGATGATGCTGATGCGGTAGACCAGTTAATCAATACAAAACCTACTCGTAAAAAATACTTTTTAAGTTCTCCCTCAGCTACTTCAGTAACTAAAATGACTATTAATGATAAGGAGATAGATCCCGAACAGTATAAGTTATACTCTGATGGGGTTATACTTCTTAAATTTAGTCCCCCAGAAGGTTATATGGATGTAGAGTACACACAAGGTGGATTTAACCCAATTCCTGAAGATCTCAAACTTGCAGCATGTATGTTAGTAGATCACTGGCATAAACAGGATTACCGTCAAGCTAAAACAATTGGCGGAGAAACAGTTACTTTTAATAATACTAAGTCTGGTATTCCAGAGCATATTCGTACTATTATTGAAGTTTACAGGAGAGTATAATGTCTCTTTCTGATTTAGCTACACGAATTATTAAAGAGCAGCTAGATAATGTTGGGCGTTCCGAGAACAATAAGAATACTGTTGTATATTCTGTTGAAACAGGATTAAAGGATCCTACTAGAGATGGTACTGTTGCTCAAGTATCTTTTAAATTCTCAAAACCGGTATCACAGGATCTCCTTAGTGTTAGGACAGCCTCTATTCTAAAAGCAGTTTCTTCTAGCTTAGACCTGACAGGAGATCTAGGGGCTTTAGAAAGCCTTATTCAATCAACCGCAGGCAAGAAATCTTCTGTAGGTAAAAAACGCTCTACTGGTAGAGTGCAGGTAAACTTTGGTGATCCTAGTGATGTTGAGGATGGATACTCAGGTGCAGTATCAGGGGCTTCTGGTCGTTTTGTATCAAATAGTAATATGAAGGTTATTCTGGAGTTGGTTGCCAAAGAATACTTAATAAAGGATATGAAAAAAGCAGGAGCTCCACTTAAATTTAGAACAGGTCGTTTTGCAAATTCTCTAAAAGTTAAAGATGTTATGCTTAGAGATGCTGGAACTAGCAAAGGTGCTCCTGAATTAAATGTTACATATAATTATATGGTACGTCCATATTCAGTATTTAATCCTGCTGTATCTACATATCGAAGATTGTCATTACGACCCTACCCAGGTGCTAGAAACCCTCAAAGACTAATTGGAGAGGCGATAGCTAAAGCTGCAAGAGACTTAATTCACTCCAGATACAAAATTAAGGTTAATCAAGGGACCTAATAAATGGATCACAGAACAAGTATAGCGCAAGCTCTGGTTGACCGAATAGCCCAACAAATGGATGGCTCTCAACCAGATGAATATTTTAATAACTTGTATGGAAACGTCTCACGTCAAACTTATAAGTTTGAGGAGATACGAGAGTTTCCTTATGTTGCAGTTCATATCGGAACTGAAACTGGGCAGTATCTTCCTTCAGGTCAACAGTGGATGTTTTTAGAACTTCCAATTCTGGTCTATGATAAAGAGAAAACAGACATTCAAGAGCAGCTTGAAAAACTCGTAGCGGATATAAAAACCGTTATTGACACAGGTGGAAATTTAGAATATACTGTTAGTAAACCTAATGGATCGACCTTCCCATGTGAGGCGACTGATATGAGCATTACATCAGTTAGTACAGATGAGGGTCTACTGGCCCCATATGGTTTAGCAGAAATAAATGTAACAGTGAGGTATCAGCCTCCACGTAGGTCACTTCGCAGATAAGTTACAGATTAGGAGAAAATAATTAAATGTCTTTACAACTATTACGTAATACTCGAATCTTCGTGTCTACGGTTAAGACTGGTCACGATACGACCAACACGCAAGAGATTCTAGTTCAGGATGATATTTCTTGGGGTCAGGACAGTAACTCAACAGATATTACTGTTAACGAAGCTGGTCCGCGTCCTACTCGTGGTTCTAAACGTTTTAACGATTCCTTGAACGCGGCTGAGTGGAGCTTTTCCACCTATATCCTACCATACGAGGATACAACTACTGGCAAACAAATTGTTCCTGACTATATGTTATGGCATGCACTTTCTAGTGGTAAAGCTATTGACCTTGATGGAGATACTGGAGCACATAATAATGCTACTAACTTCATGGTTAACTTCAAAGATAACGCATATCACGAACTGGCTATGCTGCATATTTACATTCTAACTGACAATGCGTGGAGTTACATCGACTCTTGCCAGATCAACCAGGCAGAAGTTAACGTTGATATTGAAGATATTGGTCGTGTAACTTGGTCTGGTAATGGTAATCAGCTAATCCCACTGGATGAGCAACCATTTGATCCAGATGCACTAGGTATTGATGATGAAACCTATATGACTATTCAGAGTTCTTACATTAAGAACAAGTTAACTATCCTAAAAATTAAGGATATGGATTCTGATAAGGAATATGATATTCCTATTACTGGTGGTACTTTTACCATTAATAACAACATCACGTACCTAACCCCGAATATTATGTCACGTGTAAATATTCCAATCGGCTCATTTACGGGTGCGTTTGAGTTAACGGGTTCTTTGACAGCATACCTTAATGATAAGTCTCTTGGTTCCATGGAACTGTACAAAGATCTTGTCAGAACCCTTAAGGTAGTTAACCGTTTTGAGATTGCACTTATCCTTGGTGGTGAATATGATGATGAACGTCCGGCAGCTGTGTTAGTTGCTAAACAGGCGCACGTTAACATTCCTACTATTGAGACTGATGATGTACTTGGTACTTCAGTAGAGTTTAAGGCTATTCCTACAGATTTGGATACTGGTGACGAAGGTTATCTTGGATTTTCTAACAAGTATACAAAAACTACTGTGGCTAATCTGATTGCTACGGGGGATGGTGCTGAAACTCCACCAATACTGGTCGAATCAATCACAGTTAAATCTGCTGCTGATGCTACTTCTGTAACAAATAGTGATACTTTGCAGATGTCTGTTGAGGTAACCCCTCCAGAAGCTACTAATACGGCTGTGACTTGGTCTATTTCTAGTGGTGATGCCGCTACGATTGATGCCGAATCTGGACTATTAACTGCTGATGTTTCTAAAACGGGCGAAGTTATTGTGAAGGCTGTAGCTAAAGACGGTTCTGGTGTAGAAGGTACTAAAACTATCACAGTTAGTGCTGGTGAATAAATAAATGTACTACTCTCTAATGCGAGAGTCAAAGGTTATAGTTGAGTATGATGGTAGGGCATTTCATTTTGATGCCCTATCAAACTACGATGTACAAACCTCCTACGAAGAATTTAAGACTCTTCGTAGGACTATTCATCGTAGAACTAACTATGCAGACTCTGTTATAAATGCTCAAACTCCTTCTTCTATCTCTCTAGCAATAAATTTTAGTAATACACTTACTGAAGCTAACTTTTTTGAATGGCTAGGTTTTGATAGAAAAGGTAATACTTTCTTACTACCACTATATAGTAACAATATTGAACCTATTATGTTTAATATCTATATAGTAAATAAAGATAATAACTGTGTATATTTTGAGAACTGCTATGTATCTACTGTAGATTTTTCTTTGGATAAGAATATACCAATTCTTAACGTTGGTATCGAATCAGGGAAATTTTCCGAAGTATCTACATATAGAGAAGCAGCTTCTATTATACAGGGTGAAGCAATGTCCTATAGCCCGGTAATAGTTTCTACTAATGGTAACATTTTACCTGGTCTTATTTCCGCTTCTTTATCTTTTCAACAGCAATGCTCCTGGAGAGAAGATAAGAGTGTTTTTGATATAAATAAAATCTATAATAATAAAAGAGCCTATGTAAATGAAATGAATGCTTCAGCAACCATTTCCCTATACTACTTAAAACGTTTTGCTGGAGATATGGTTTACAATATTGAACCAGAAACCGATGTACCTTTAAATATAAGAAATAATAATATTTCTATAGATTTTCCTTTAGCACGTATTTCAAAACGCCTAAATTTCTCAGATGTGTATAAAGTTGAGTGGGATATTATACCTACTGCTTCTTCAGACCCTGTGAGAATAGATTTCTTTGGAGAAATTAAAAATGATTAACTTAAAAGATATTACTCTTGATACCCGTACTGTTACTCTTTCATACCCAGGTATGCCAAACTTTAAGCTAGAGCTTAACTATATGTCTCGTGCTACTTCTAAGCGTGTTATCTCTTCTGCCAAACGTGATGAATGGGTTAATGGTACCCTAATTCAAGTACAGGATGACGATAAGTTTATTGAAGCTTTCGTTGATGCTGCAATTAAAGGTTGGACTGGTTTGACTGTAGGCGACGTTGAAAAGCTGATGCTGATTGAAACAGATGCTGATCCTACTACTGAAGTTCCCTTTAGTCGTGATAATGCTGTAATGCTTATGCAGAACTCTGCTGCGTTTGATTCTTGGATCAACCAGACAGTGTTCCACCTCGACACTTTTCGTAGCTCAAAAGCGTAAAGAACTACTAGATGCTGTTGCTGATTTTGCAGATAAGTGTATTAAAAGCTCAGCATCTAAAATGACTAAACAACAATATTTAATACTTTGTGAGTCAATGGGTATAGAACCTGATCCTAAGGCTATGCCTGTTGAACTTGAAGACTTTCCACCTATTGTAGCTATTAGCATGAATATCTATAACAGTCTAGTTGACTGTTTCATACCGGGTGACTTTCCTATATTTATAGGCAAAGACAAAGCTGCTTTAGGTGTTTTATTCGATATTTATGGGATTACCGATCCTATAGAAAAAGAATTTGTTCTACACATTATCAATATATTTGATGCTAAAGCTGTAGACGCTGCACGTAAACGTGCTGAGAAGCATAAACCGCAAAACGGTAGAATACCTAACGTTAAGCCACATGCCAAATCTCGAGCACGGTAAAAGTTTCCTCCAATGGGGCGTTCCACGATGAGGCTTGGCTCTGGGTGATATGCCCAGAGCCTTTTTTATTGGGAAAAATAAATTATGACTGATAAGCTAATACGAGAATTACTAATAGACGTTAAACAGAAGGGGGCAACCCGTACTGCAAAGTCTATTGAAAACGTATCTGATGCATTAGAAAATGCTGCTGCTGCTTCCGAACTGACAAATGAACAGTTAGGTAAAATGCCCAAAACTCTATACTCCATTGAGAGGGCGGCAGATAGAGCAGCAAAAAGTCTTACTAAAATGCAGGCTAGTAGGGGTATGGCTGGTATCACTAAATCTATTGATAGTATAGGTGCTAAGCTGGATGATCTATCTATTGCAATGATTGAAGTAGCAGACAAACTAGAGGCTGGATTTGATGGAGTATCTAGGTCTGTTAAAGTAATGGGTAATGATGTTGCAGCTGCAACAGAGAAAGTTCAAGATAGATTGTATGACACCAATAGAGTTTTAGGTGGTACAACTAGAGGTTTTAATGACACTGCTGGTGCTGCTGGCAGGGCTTCTAGAGCCATTGGTAATACTTCTGGTTCCGCACGCGGTGCAACTCGTGATTTTGCTGCAATGGCTAAAGTTGGTGGTGGTTTACCTCTTCTGTACGCTGCTATTGCTTCTAACATCTTCGTTTTGCAATCTGCATTCGAACAACTTAAACTAGGTGACCAGCTAAATCGTCTAGAAGAATTTGGTGTTATAGTAGGTACTCAGACAGGTACTCCTGTTCAGTCCCTTGCTAGATCACTACAAGAAGCAGCCGGGTACGCTATTTCCTTTGAAGAAGCTATGAGACAAGCATCCTCTGCTTCTGCATACGGTTTTGATGCTGAACAACTTAATAAGTTTGGTCTAGTAGCTCGTCGTGCTGCTGCTGTTCTTGGCGTTGATATGACTGATGCACTTAACCGTGTAATTAAGGGTGTATCTAAACAGGAAATCGAACTTCTGGATGAACTTGGTGTTACTATCCGTCTTAATGATGCTTATGCTGATTACGTTAAACAGTTAAATGCTGCAAACACAGGTATAACATATAATATTAATAGCCTTACTACCTTCCAGAAACAGCAAGCGTATGCTAATGCTGTTATAGCAGAGTCTACTAAACGTTTTGGGTATCTAGATGAAGTTCTGCGCGCTACTCCGTGGGAGCAGTTTGCTGCTAACGCAGATGCTGCACTAAGAACAATACAACAAGCTGCTGCTAAGTACTTAGGGCCAGTAATTGATGCTATCAACACAGTATTTTATACTTCTCAGGCTTCTATATCTGCTGAAGCAGCTAGGGCGCAAGAACAAACTAATAAACAGATAGATCCCACCAACGTTGGTGCTGTTGCTTTAAGTCTATCTGCCTCTGAAGAGGGGTACAATAAAGCCTTAGATATGTATAAGGAATCTCTTGATAAGCGTAATAAGCTAAAATCCGAATTTGATAAACGAATGGAGCAAGCAGATTTCTATACAAAACTAGCTATACGTCAAGTTGGTGAGGGTATTCCTGCTGGTCTTGCAACCGCGGGTGCTTCTGAAGCCAATAAAAAGTTTGTAGAAGAAACTGCCGCTATGGGACTACAAGTAGCACGCTTGGATAAAGAAGTTACTGATTCTACCGAGAACCTTAATGCTTGGAAGTCAGCTTATCAAGCTGCAGGTGCTGCTGCTGCAAAAGCTAATCCAGAATTCCAAAAACAGATTAATCTACAGAGGGATGCTACTGATCCTGGTGCTGTATACGATTTTAACTCTACTGTATTAAAAGGACTAACTGAACAACAAAAAGCATATAATCAGACTAAGAAAACTGCTAGTGACCTAGCTAATGATATACAGAACGTTGCTCAGAATACAGATACCGCTGCTAAAACTAGTGCTACACTAGCAGATGCTATAAAAAATATAGAATCTCTATCCTTAGGCACTGGTAAGAGTGCCGATGAGTATGTTAAAAACCTTAACCTGGGTTATAACACCCTGTCTGAAATGAAAACTGCATCTCAGGCTCTATCTGAGTATGTTAAACTAACTGGTAATGAAACTAAAAATCAGTTAGCAGTTCAACAGAAGATAGCTGATGTATATAATCAAACTAAGGATAAAGAAAAGGCACAGGAAGCTGGTAGGCGTTTAGAACTCCAACAGTTAGAAGAGCAAGAAGCTGCTTTACGCCGTGTTCTTCAAACAAACCAGGGAAATAAAGCTGTTGAGAGGGAAATTGAAAAAATTCAGCTGGAGAAAATTAAACTCACTAACCAGGGAATGGAAGCTCAGAAGAAGGTCAAGGATTACACAGATAAGATTCTTGGTATTGATAGAGAAATAGCTCTTCTTAATGACCGCACTATGACGAGTACTCAGTATCGTTTGGAGCAGTTAAGACTAGAGCTGCAGTTAGAGCAGGAAAAAACGGAATTATACTCTAAACAAGCGGATGGTCAAGCTAAGGTAGAACAGTCAAGGCGTGCTCAAGCACAGATAAATAGAGAGCTATGGGAAGCAGAAAATCAGGCAACTGCCTCACATGTGTCAGCCCTCATGGATGCACTAGAAGTCAGTCAAACACAAAGAAATGTTACTGGCCAATCCCAAATTCTTACGGAAAGACTATCCATTCTGCAGCAACAGCTGGAACTATCTAAGGGTAATACTGAGGAAGAAATCAAATATCGTAATGAGATTTATAAAACTTCAGCGGCCCTAGAACAGCTTAAAAAGCAAAGAGAGGATCAAACGTACAAATCAGTCGTATCCTCACTAGGGGGTACATTCACTCCTACCAATGGATTATCTGGTGCTGATAAAGAGTTTGCTGATTTTGAGAATAGAATGTCTATGTATGATCAGGCTATAGCTAAGATGTCAGAAGTGGATTCTGCTTCTACAGCATTGGCTAACAGCATAGGTAATTTCTCCTTAGCAGTGGTGGCTAATGCACAAGATAGCTTGGATAGTATAACAACCATATCTGCAGGTATGCAGATGGTGGGACAGATGATGGCGTATTCTGCTAACCAGCAAATAAGTGCAATAGACCAGGCTATTGCAGCAGAACAGAAGCGTGATGGTAAATCTGAGGAATCTAAAGCTAAAATCAAGAAGTTGGAGGCAGAAAAGACTAAGATACAGCAGCGAGAAGCTAAAAAGCAAATAATCATATCTACAGCCGTAGCTATGATGAACGCTGCAGCTACCCAACCGTTCTTACCATTAGGGTTAACGATGATGGCCACTGCGGCTGCTGCAGGCGCACTATCCTTAGCCGCTGCTTCTAATGCATCCTCTATGCCCTCTGTGGATTCTGGAGCAAATACCACTAGTTATTTAACTCTTGGAGAGCGTCAGAAGAGCATTGATGTATCTATGTCTGCTAATGCTGGAGAACTATCTTATGTACGTGGTGAGAAGGGTATTGGTAATGCCAACTCATTTGTACCGCGTGCCGAAGGTGGTAATATGTACCCAGGGGTTAGCTATCAGATGGGAGAACATGGTACCGAGGTAATTACTCCTATGGTTCCTATGAAAGCTACACCTAATGATGAGTTAAAAAATTCCTCTAATTCAACTTCAGGAAGACCTATCATCCTGAATATTAGTGCTATGGATGCTGCTAGTTTTAGAGAGTTCGCCTCTAGTAATAGCGGTGCTCTGAGGGATGCAGTAGAATTAGCTCTGAATGAGAATGGTGCTAGCCTAAAAACACTAGGAAATTCTTAAAACTGGAGGAGGACTTTGAGTCCTCCTTTTCTTTATGGAAAAATAAAAATTTCTTGATAAAATTTTCTAATACTATTATAATAATTGTATCTAAGAGGAGAAATTAACTATGAGATTACCAGACCCATACACGAATCCAGAACTTTCAGGATTAGGATTCGAAAGTGTTAACCTGATTGATAATGACCCAGTAATTCGTGATGAGTTACCTAATGGTAAAGTTAACGAAGTTAAGGTATCTGCTCAATACTGGGGTATAAATATTTCCTACCCAGAGCTATTTCCAGATGAATATAGTGTTCTAGATGCTTTTATTCTAGAGTACAAAAGGACCGGTGGTTATATAGATGTTATATTACCCCAGTACGAGGCTTTTAGGGTTAGGGGCAATACTAACTTAGTAAATATACCAGCAGGACAAAGAGGTTCCAATATTACTATGGATACAGGAGGTGTTCTTACCGGTATTCCTAAACCAGGTGATTTATTTAAATTATCCAATCACCCAAAAGTTTATAAAATAACATCATTTAATAGATCTGGCAATTCATGGTCTATTAACATATACCCTGACCTATTTATAACCACCACTGGAGCTGAAAAACCAGTATTTAATGGGATACTATTTAGAACAAAACTCATGAATGGTGATGCTTTCGGATCTACATTAAATAATAACGGAACATATTCCGGCATCTCATTAAATTTACGGGAAAGTTTATGAAACAAATACTAGATAGTGCTAGAAACTACTTAAAAAATAATAGCAGAATAAAAACTGCTAGTCTAATTTCCCTAGAGTTACCTGGCTCTACTGGTACTAGTACTGCTTTTATTTATTTAACTGATTATTTTAGGGATGTAATATATAATGGCATCCTATACCAGGCAGGTAAAGTTAAGTCTATTAGCTCACACAAACAAAACAGAGATTTATCTATTGGCAGTCTATCTTTTACCATTACTGGCACAGCACAGGATGAAGTGCTAAAACTAGTACAAAATGGCGTGTCCTTCTTAGATAGAACCGTATCAATTCATCAAGCAATTATTACTGAAGATGGTTCTATTCTGCCAGTAGACCCAGATACAAATGGTCCTTTACTGTACTTTAGGGGAAGGATTACTGGAGGAGGCATTAAAGATAACATTAGTACCTCTGGAGTAGGAACTTCTACAATTACCTGGAATTGTTCTAACCAATTCTATGACTTTGATAGGGTTAATGGCAGATATACTGATGATGCTTCTCATAGGGGGCTTGAAGTTGTAGCTGGACAGCTAGTACCATCTAACGGTGCTAAAAGACCTGAGTACCAAGAAGACTATGGGTTCTTTCATGCTAATAAAAGTATATCTATACTGGCAAAGTACCAAGTACAGGAAGAAAGATACAAGCTAAAATCAAAGAAAAAATTATTTGGTTTATCTAGAAGCTACAGCCTTAAAAAATACTATGAAACTGTTACTAAGGAAGTAGATATAGATTTTAACCTTGCTGCTAAATATATACCAGTAGTTTATGGTGTACAGAAAATACCGGGGATACCTATTTTTGCTGATACAGAACTACACAATCCCAACATAGTTTATGTCGTATACGCCTTTGCTGAGGGGGAGATTGATGGTTTTCTTGATTTCTCCTTCGGTGATAATCCTATGATCTGTGTAGACGCTAATGATAGCTCCGCTAGAACCTGCTTCGGTACTAAAAAAATAGTAGGAGATACCATGCAGCGGATAGCATCTGGAATTTCCTCTAGTAGTCCATCCGTTCATGGTCAAGAGTATAGGTATAATGATGGAAATGGTGATATAAGGATCTGGACTTACCACGGAAAGTCTAATCAAACAGCCTCTGATGTGCTAGTGAACATCGCTAGAAACCGCGGGTTCTATCTTCAAAATATGAATGGCAATGGGCCTGAATACTGGGATGCTAGATATAAGCTACTAGATACTGCTTATGCCGTAGTGCGTTTTACTATTAATGAAAACAGAACTGAGATTCCAGAAGTTAGTGCTGAAATTCAAGGTAAAAAAGTAAAAGTCTATCATTCTGATGGTAGAGTAACTGCTAATAGTACTAGTTTAAATGGTATTTGGCAAACACTTGATTACTTAACCTCTGATAGATACGGCGCTAATATTACCATTGATCAGTTCCCCCTTCAGCAATTAATACAGGAAGCAGCTATTTTAGATATTATAGATGAATCCTATCAGGTATCTTGGCAGCCATATTGGAGATACGTTGGGTGGACTAATCCATTAGCGGAAAATAGACAAATAGTACAAATGAATACTATTCTGGATACATCTGAATCAGTATTTAAAAATGTGCAAGGTTTATTAGAGTCCTATGGTGGGGCTATTAACAACTTATCTGGCCAGTATAGGGTTACTGTAGAAAAATACTCTAATACTCCGTTAGAGATTAATTTTCTAGATACTTATGGCGATTTGGAGCTATCAGATACTACTGGTAGAAATAAATTCAACTCAGTTCAAGCATCTATAGTAGATCCAGCCCTTAGCTGGAAAACTAATTCCATTACATTCTATAACTCCAATTATAAGGAACAGGACAAGAACCTAGATAAAAAATTACAACTATCTTTTGCTAATATTACTAATTACTATACTGCAAGAAGTTTTGCTGATAGAGAACTTAAGAAATCCAGATACTCAAGAACACTTTCTTTCTCATTGCCGTATCAATTCATTGGTATTGAACCTAACGATGCTATTGCATTCACATATGACCGTTATGGGTGGGATAGGAAGTACTTCCTAGTAGACGAAGTGGAAAACTCTAGAGAAGGTAAGATAAATGTTACCTTACAGGAGTATGGAGAAGATGTATTCATCAACTCTGGGCAGGTTGATAATAGCGGTAATGATATCCCCGATATTAGTAATAATGTCCTTCCTCCTAGAGACTTTAAATATACTCCTACTCCTGGCGGTTTAGTAGGCTCTATAGGTAAAAATGGTGAGTTATCCTGGCTTCCGAGTCTAACCAATAATGTAGTTTACTACTCTATTGTGCACTCAGGCCATGCCGAACCTTACATAGTACAACAGTTAGAGACCAACCCTAACGAACGTATGATCCAAGAAATAATTGGGGAACCAGCAGGTCTGGCTATATTTGAGATAAGGGCAGTAGATATTAACGGTAGAAGAAGTTCTCCGGTGACTCTGTCCATAGAACTTAACTCCGCTAAAAACCTTAGTGTAGTATCTAATTTTAGGGTAACTAATACTGCCTCTGGAGATGTAACTGAGTTTGTTGGCCCAGATGTGAAACTAGCCTGGGATAGAATACCTGAAGAAGATATAATAGAGAGTATATTTTATACCCTTGAAATACACGATCCACAAAATAGGATGTTAAGAAGTGTACGTATTGAAAATCAGTATACTTATGACTATTTATTAACATATAATAAGGCAGACTTTGCTCTCCAGAACAGTGATGCTCTAGGTATAAATAGAAAATTGTATTTTCGTATTAGAGCTGAAGGGGATGATGGAGAACAGTCTGTGGAGTGGGCATCCATTTAATGATTTCAAATAATGCACCAGCCAAAATGGTCTTAAATAGTATAATGACTGGATATACTTTGGCTTATGTCCAGCACTCCATTTATACTGATTATGATGTTATTGGTAGATCTTTTTGGTTAAAAGTAGAAGAAAGTATAGATAGACGTGATTACACCGGTGTAGATACTTTCTTCGTAATGATTAATAATCTAACCCCCTCTACCTCCTATGAGATTCAGGGGGCTTTCTATGACTCAATTATTGACTCAGAGTTACTGGAAGCTAAGATTGGTATCAACCTCTCTAATGAAACTAACTTTAGAACAAAGGAAAAGCCAATAATTGTTGCAGCAAGATCTGAATCAGAACCCGTTGACGTTGGTGTTGGTGCTCCCATAGTTGTTGTAGAGACAACTGGTGAAGCTAGTTACTGCACTATTGAATTAAAAAGTACTGCATCAGAAGATAGTGAATGGGTTAAATATTATATAGGCGCACTGGGACCTACTATCAAATTTGGTGGTGTTCCTGTTGGTGACTATAAGATCAGAATATCTGGCCAAGTTACGATGCCAGATGGTGTTACAGTTGACTCATCTGGTTATTATGAATATCCTAGCGTTTTCACTGTAGCTTATAATTTCGTACCGCCTACTGCACCTACTAACATTGCCTTTAAAGCTGCACGAATTGCAGATGGTAAGGAACGTTATGATGTTAGAATAGAATGGGACTGGGAACGTGGGGCGGGTGCTAACGTCCGTGAATTTCTGGTTACTTATATAAACTCTGAAGAATATGCTAGGACTGGTTGGGCTAAAGCTCAAAAGATAAACGTTGGGGCTGCTAGGGCTGCAACGATTATATCATTCCCATGGAAAGTTGAGCATACTTTTAAGGTATCATCAATTGCCTGGGGACCAAATAGGCAAGATATAACAGAATCAGCTCCTGCAACATTTATATTGAATGAAGATACTCCTCTAGACAACAGTTTTGTCAATGAGACGGGTATTGATGTTAATTATGCCTTTATTAAGGGCAGCATGAAAGAGGGAGAAATCTGGAAACAGACATTCTTAATCGACGCAGCTACTGGTGCTATTAACATTGGTCTGCTAGATGAAGAAGGAAAAGCACCCATTTCTTTTGACCCTATAAACCGTGTTGTTAACGTTGATGGTAAAGTAATTACTAGAGATATTAATGCTGCGAACTTTATCATGACTAACTTATCTGGTGAGGATAATCCGGCAATTTACACTCAGGGTAAATCTTGGGGGGATAATAACTCAGGTATTTGGATGGGTATGGATAATACCTCTGCCAAAGCTAAATTAGACATTGGTAATGCCACACAGTGGATTCGTTATGATGGTGATGTGCTACGTATTTCTAGTGGAGTAGTTATTGGAACTCCTAATGGCGATGTAGATCTGGGTACTGGTATGCAAGGTAAGCAAACAGTATTTGTTTATAAGTTAGCAACATCTCTACCTGCTAAACCACTAGAGCAGGATTATCCGCCTCCGGGTTGGTCAAAAACTCCACCTAACCGCACAGATATGACACAAAATATCTATGCGACTACGGGTACACTTGATCCAGTTACTAATAGGTTATTAGAGGGTACTAGTTGGTCGGATGTAGTTCAGTGGAGCGGTACTGAAGGTACTATAGGGCATGATGGACAACGTGGTCCTGGGATGTATTCTGTAGGTATAGCAGGTTTAAGTGGTTGGGACGATGGACAAGCTAATTCTTTCTTTCAAAGTAACTTCGGTTCTCCCCCAGTTAAATATGATGTATTAACTGAATTTAATAGTAATTCACCTCAAACTGCATTTACTAGACAATGGAACGGTTCTGGTTGGGTTAACCCAGCTATGGTACTTCATGGTAATATGATAGTTAATGGTACTATTACAGCGGATAAAATAGTAGCTGGGAATGCTTTTCTATCACAAATAGGTGTTAATACTATATATGATAGGGCTGCCGCACTATCAGGAAATCCTGAAGCTCAATATAAGATGAAAATAGATCTAGTAAACGGATATATTCATATAAGGTAAAATAATGAGTACTGAAAATAGAGTAATTGATATTGTTGTTGATGAGAAAGTGCCTTATGGTCTTATCATGCAATTTATGGATGTTGATGATAGTGTATACCCTCCTTCTGAAACACCTGTTAATCTAGCAGGTTATTCACTTCGTGGAACTATTAAGTCTAGCTTAGACGAGAACGCGGAAACTTTGGCATCTTTTACTACTAGTATTATTGATGCTGCTCAAGGTGCTGCTGCAATTAGTCTTTCCGTTGCAGACGTTACTAATATTGGTGAAAAAGCATCTAAAGAACGTGATAAGTATAACCCTAGACAACGCTTTGCGGGTTATTATGATATCCTAATGACTCGTGATGTAATTGGCTCTGAAGTCAGTTCTTTCCGTATTATGGAAGGTAAAGTATACATCAGCGATGGAGTAACTCAATAATGGCACTTAAAACTAAAATTATTGTACAGCAGATTCTGAACATAGATGACACTACAACTACTGCTAGTAAGTATCCTAAATATACAGTAGTTTTAGGTAATTCTATTAGTTCTATTACTGCTGGTGAATTAACTGCTGCTGTAGAGGCCTCTGCAGGATCCGCTGCTGCTGCTAGAGGTTCTGAAATAGCAGCTAAGGACTCTGAAAATAACGCTAAAGATTCAGAGATTCAGGCGGGTATTCATGCTGGTGCTTCCGAAGCTTCAGCAACTCAATCTGCTGCCTCTGCTACTGAGTCAGAAAGACAGGCGGGTTTAGCCCAAAGCAGTGCAGATAATTCTGCAGCTTCTGCGCAAGAATCAGAGGGATTTAGAGACTCTGCAGAATTGGCAGCGCAGAATGCTGAACAAAGTCGTTTACTAGCTGAACAAGCTAAAACAGCTGCGCAACAAGCTCAAATAGCCGCAGAAGCTGCTAAGACTGGTGCTGAAACAGCTAAAGATGGAGCTGATGCTGCTGCTACCACTGCTGGCGAACATGCTGCTGCTGCAAGGCAATCAGAACTAAACGCTAAGATTTCTGAAACTAATGCTGCTGGTTCTGCTACTGAAGCCGGTGATAAAGCTATCGATGCTACTACTGAGGCAGATCGTGCTAAAGCTGAGGCAGATCGTGCAACTCAGATTGTTGATAGTAAACTTGATAAAGTAGATATTTCTGGTTTTATCAAAGTTTATAAGACTAAAGCAGAAGCTGATGCCGATGTTGTAAACCGTGTGCTAGACGAAAAGGTTCTAGTCTGGAACCAAACTAACTCAAAATATGGGTGGTACAAAGTAGCTGGAACTGCTGAGACTCCAGTATTAGAGTTAGTAGAAACAGAGCAAAAGTTAGTTTCTGTTAATAACGTTCGTGCAGATGATGGGGGTAACGTACAGATCACCCTTCCTGGTGGTAACCCCTCTTTATGGCTGGGTGAAGTTACTTGGTTCCCTTATGATAAAGATTCAGGTGTTGGCTACCCTGGTGTTCTTCCTGCTGATGGTCGTGAAGTTCTTCGTGCAGACTATCCAGATACTTGGGAGGCTATTGAGGCTGGCTTAATTCCTTCTGTACCAGAAGCTGAATGGCAAGCCGGTGCGTCTCTTTACTTCTCTACGGGTGATGGCTCTACAACCTTCCGTCTACCAGATATGATGCAAGGACAGGCATTCCGTGCACCAACTAAAGGCGAAGAAGATGCTGGCGTTATTAAAGATCAGATTCCTTATGTTGTGACAGTTAATGGTATCTCTCCAGATGATATAACTGGTAACGTTGAAATTGATACCTCACTACAAGGTACTGTTAGTATTAATCAAGGCGGTACTGGTGCAACAACTAAAGAAGACGCCCGTATAGCCCTCGAGTTATATAGTACTACGGAGGTTGATTCTGCTTTAGCAGATAAGGCTGATATTGCTACCACGTATACTAAGATGGAGGTTGATTCTGCTTTAGCAGATAAGGCTGATATTGCTACCACGTATACTAAGATGGAGGTTGATTCTGCTTTAGCAGACGCTAAAACTCAGTCAGATACTGATTACTTATTAAAAGCTAATAACCTTTCGGATTTGGCAGACCGTGCTGCCGCATGGCTTAACGTGCGACCCGTTGGTTCAACGCCGCTGGCTGGTGATCCTGTTGGCGACTACGATGCTGTTACTAAGCGTTGGGTAGAGAATAAGATTAACACCGGTACAGTAGGGCCAACAATGAATGGTGTCATGAACTATGGTGTAGGTGATTTCCACCTTCGTGATAGTCGTGCGTATATTCAACCATATGAAGTCGTTTCTGATGGACAACTTCTTAATAGGGCTGACTGGCCCGAGTTGTGGGCTTATGCTCAAATGCTTTCCCCTATTTCTGATGCTGATTGGCTTGCTGACCCTTGGAACAGACACCAGTATTCAACAGGTGATGGCTCTACTACTTTCCGCGTGCCAGACCGTAACGGTACTCAAACAGGTTCAATCAAGGGGTTGTTCGGGCGTGGTGATGCGGGCGGCAATTATGGCGGTATTCTTGAAAACGGCCTCCCTGATATCTCAGGGGATTTTACTTCTTATAGTTATCTCGCAGGAGCTCCGTCAGGTGCATTTGCATCTTCTAATAACGGAACTTCTGCAATTAGTCTTAGCAACGCAGAGGGGAGTAACGCAAGATATAACACATACACATTCAGGGCATCTAGAGTCAATGCGGCTTATGGGCGTGCTTCCGAGGTAAGACCTAACTCATTCGTAGGCGTTTGGGTGATTCGTGCATCGGGCGGATTTGTTGCTGCGAATACGTCGTGGTCTGTGATTAACGGTGATGCCACACTGCCACCTGCAACAACGTCTGTTACTGGCGGTCGTGTTACTAGTGAGTACCGTGTTGGTGGTCAGCTGGAAGGTTCCGCAGATTTCCGTATGGTAGGCACGATAGGTGGTACGTATGCTGCCCGTATATCCGTGTACAACTCTACTCTGGGTGTTACTCGGAGCTTTGACTTTAATAGTAGCGGGGACTTAGTCACACCGGGCAATATGATTGCCAAAGGCAATATTGTGCGTATCACAGGTAGTGGTAGTTACACCTCCGGATTTTTGGACTTCGTATCACCAAGTGGTGCCATGTACGGGCGAGTATACTCCGAACGTAATGGCGATATGACCATAATGACCAGTGTGAGTGGTAGTACTCCGAGGTATTTCCAGTTCATGCAGGCTGGTAATGCGGTATGTCCGGGTGGGTGGAGCACTACTTCTGACGAGCGCATCAAGGAAGATGTTGTACGCATCCCGGACCCTCTCGGCGCTATGCGTACCATCAAGGGTGTATCGTGGCGTGTCAAGCAGGATAACTCTAAGAGGAACTACGGGTTCATCGCTCAGGATGTGGAGAACCGCTTCCCGGATGCTATATTCAATGCAGGTTCCATGAATCTACGTGATGGTGAGGTAGTCCCGGACGTTAAAGGTGTAGACACCTACGGTGTTGCAGCAGCCCTCCACCACGAAGCTATCCTCGCTTTGATGGATAAGGTTGAGGCTCTGGAAGCCAAGATTACTGAACTCGAAGCTAAATAATTCAAAGGGGCTTCGGCCCCTATTTACTAAGGAAATACTATGTCACGTAATTTAATGCCTAAATCCGGCGCAATGGCGCCATACGTTGTAGTTAACAGAGATGCTGCGGTTGCAGGCGTTTTCTCTGTTGATGGAGAAGCTGGTGCTGTTGCACTAACTTCTAAATACCTACAAATCTCTAACTACACTATAGATAAAGAAGAATTAAATACTCGTTTAACTGGTATTGATAGTTCCATTCAGAACAATGTAGAGGCTATTGGGAATATCAATACTGCTCTTGGTAGTATGAATATCACCATAGATAGTAAAGCTGCTAAAGGTGCTAATAATGATATTACAGAATTAAATGCGCTTACTAAGGCTATTACGATTGCTCAAGGTGGTACTGGTTCTTCTACACTAGAGGGGGCTAAAACCGCACTGGAACTCGATAGATTTAGTCAGGAGTCCGAAACAGAAACCATAATCTACAGTGGTGATAAGAATTCTAGATTAACTATTCAAAATAATGGTACTTGGGGAGTTTATAGTGATACAGAGAATGAGTGGTTAGCACTCCCGGTTGAACAAGGGGGTACCGGGGTAAATAATAGAGAAGCTTTATGGGACGTTGTAAGACCACAAGGGTCCACCCCTCTTGCTGGGGACCCTGTGGGGGACTACGATGCTGTAACCAAACGTTGGGTAGAGAATAAGATTAACACTGGTACAGTTGGACCTACCATGAATGGCGTTATGAACTATGGGGTAGGTGACTTTCACCTGCGGGATAGTCGCGCATACATTCAGCCGTACGAGGTGGTGAGTGATGGTCAGTTGTTGAATCGTGCTGACTGGCCCGAACTCTGGGCGTATGCGCAAATGCTATCGCCAATTAGTGACGCTACCTGGCTGGCTAACCCAAATCAGCGCGGCAAGTATTCTACTGGTGACGGCACAACGACCTTCCGAGTGCCAGACCGTAATGGTGTTCAGCCTGGGTCAATATTCGGCTTGTTCTGCCGGGGGGACGGCGGGCAAAGTGGCAACGATGGGTATATCTACGAATCAGGAGCACCTAACATCACAGGCCGCGTCGAATTACACGGCGGCGGGTCCGCAAGTATTATCAACGGTGAAAGTGGCGCGTTCCATGGGTCTGGTGGCGCGGATTCGCAATATCGGACGCCAAGCAACCTAACTGTTAGTAACGGCGCGGTCTCCTACGGCATCATTAACCTGGACGCCTCGAGGGTCAGCGCGATCTATGGTCGGACCGTAACGGAGTTGCGTCCAAATAACTTCATGGGTGTGTGGGTTATTCGAGCGTCAGGCGGGTTCGTGGCGGCGAATACGTCTTGGAGTGTGATCAATGGTGATGCGACACGTCCAGCTGACGGCACAATTGCTCAAGGTGGTAACATATTCTCATTGTACAAGATTAGTGGCGCCAATGAGGCTGAAGCTAGTTTCTGTGCCCGTGCCGATATCGGCGGTAACTATTCTGCTCGTATTTCCGTAACGAACAGTACCACACAAAGAAGCGCGAATCTGGATTTTGACGAAACAGGTAAACTAACTATACCGAATAGTATAGTTGTGAACTCGGTGAACTCCGATTTTGACGGTGTATGTTGGGCGGATTCCGCCGATAAAGTACGCTGGCGTATGGGGATTAACGACGCTTCGGGCAATTTTAAGTTGCAATCATATGACGCGTCGGGCGCGTACCGAGATACCGTCGTGGAGATCCCCGGAGCGGGAACAGGCGGAGTAGTGTGGGCCCGTGATATAACCATTCGCCCGACTACCGACGGTCCGGTGAAGTCTTTCGTTCTACACAACGCAAAAGATTCAGTCCCGGCTGGTAATTTCCGCACGATGTGGGATTCGGTTAATATCAATAGTAACCAGATCTATAAATATTTTGAGAAGGGAAACGGCACTGGCATTACAATCAACTGGCCTTCATCTGGTGGTGTTCTTGCCTTGCAAGGCACATCGGGGCGGGACTTTAAGAAAGATATTGTCAATGCAGACGTTACAGAAGCGGTTGCACGTATTGAACAAATGCGCATGGTGAACTACGTGTATAAGGACGATGTGCAGGAGCGCGTCCGCTTCGGCATAATTGCCGAGGAGGCTGAAGCGATTGCACCTCAATACATCAAACATCGAGAAGAGACGTACGATGTGGAGGTGGACCCAGAGACTAACGCTATTATCGGTGGTAAGACCCGCGACAGGCCGTCGGTGGATGTAAACCCGATCGTTATGGATTTGATGGGTTGTGTGCAGTATCTCAATAAGCAAATCGAGGATTTGAAGGCAGAGATAGCCGCGCTGAAGGCAGCGAAATAATTCACTCAAGGCGCTGAAAGGCTCCGGTAAGTATGCGGGTGTTAGCCAGGTGGTACTTACTGGAGCAGAAGGAACTCTATACACATCTCATGCTGTGGAATACGACGCACACTGTGTAAACGTTGATACCGAATATCTAGGCAACGTAAGCCGAGATTGCTGAGTTAAAGGTAGGTAAATAAATAAAAAACCCCCAGTGGATTGTCCACTGGGGGTTTTTTATTAATCTTTACTTCCTTTGATAATACCTAAATTGTATACGGCTAACAGGGCTTTGAGAGTTGGGTCTTGAGACTCATTACATAAGTTCAAGAATCCTTCCTCATCCCAATGTTCCACATTACCAAACATATCGACTTTAAGTACAATTTTGTTAAGATCAGGCTGAGCAACAGCCACATGATAGAAATTAGTAGGTTCAGCTAAGTCTAAGTCTACCCCATTAGGATCAGTAAAATTACTTACTTCCTGAGCTTCCAAATCCACCTTCTCCACGATCAGTCTCCTCTAGTTTGTCAACGATTTTAAAATTATGGGTTGAGTAGTGCGGTAGTACCACTAACTGGCAAAGTCTTTCAAAATTCTCCAGAGTTTGAATTTCAGAACCGTAGTTATAAAGGTTCATCTTAATAGTACCACGATAGTCTGAATCAATCACCCCCGCGGTATTTGCAATCATCAGATGACGCTTTCCTAAAGAACTACGCGGAACCACCAAACCGAACCAACCTCGCGGAATTTCTACCGCGACACCGGTGTCAATCATTAAGGATTTGCCTGGTGCAATAGCACGTAAATCTGCAGCAGGGTTAGTACCAAAGAATGCTCGCAGATCCATGCCTGCGGCATCTTCAGAGCCAATCTTAGGCATACAATCTGGATGAGTTAACTTAATTTTAATCATTGTTCTGCAATCTCCAAAATATCTTTTGTAAACTTATCTAATACGTCTTGACCCACAGCAGCAATAGCATCCACACAGTAGGTAGGTAAATCAACTAGAATTAGGTTTCGGTAGAGCAATTCTTCCGAAGCATTTAAATTCTGTATATATTTCTGTTTTCCAGGTAGTGGAAGCTGATCAATAATATCCAGAACATTACCGAATTCACGAATAATGTTATACCCGCGTTTTGCCCCAATACCTTCAACACCCCGGATATTATCCCCTAGATCTCCCATAATTGCTTTCAGGGAAATAAACTGCTCTACATCGTCAACATTATGATGCTCATACATATCACGAAGATGATATTCACGACGTGTTGTGAAAGAAAAACGAGAAACTTTATCTGTTAATAAAGTGTCCCAGTCACCATCGGTAGAAATCAACCAAACGTGATCATAAAGATGCCCGATGAGCTTAACAATATAAGCTGCCATATCATCAGCTTCTACACCACGAATAGTGAAGGTTGGGAATGTAGTTTCACACAACTCGAAAGCATCTTTCAAATATTCAAAGAACTGCTCATCTAGCGCTTTCTCTTCTTCTGTACGTTGTGCGTACTTTTCATCACGATTACCTTTATACTCTGGTAGATGTTCTAGACGAAATACAGATTTCCCCTTATCCCCTAAAACTATTGTAGTTCTAGCAGAATAAGACTTTGCCAGAGACTGAATAGTGGAAACATAACTTGAGGCAAATGGTTTCTTACTATTATTATGTTTGAAGCGAAAGCCTAAGTTAGTTCCATCGACAATCATTAGGTTACGACGGGAAGCCATTTCAGCTTCCTCTTCTTCAATAAATTTTCCCCAGGATTTACTCATTATTTAATTAAGTCCTCAACAGATGCATGATGTAGCCACGGTTCAAACAACCCTATTACAATTTCCATATCTTTCTTATTTAACACCATATGGGTACGACTCATTAAGTTGTCAACCATCGGGTCCGAGCTATCCAAAGCTATTAACCACTGTCCTCTGTCTTTTTTGAATATTAATGCGGGCTTGGAGTTCATCTGCTCACCTTCACGTGAGCACTGCTGCCACCACTTCTCTAGAGTGGATTCACCAACATTAAATAAATTACTTGATAATGCGTCGTCTTTATACCACTTAACTTCGAAGCAGTATTTACTAATATGTCCACTTTGTGGGGGAAGGTAAATGTCACCTTTCAGTCCGTGGCTCTGGCCAAAAGCACCAGAGCCTGGAACACGTTCCCACTCAAGACCAGTACGCTCACGTAGAATATCTCTTACCTGATATTCACCACGTTTGCCTTTCTCTCTACTATCTACGGCCATGTTTTATTCTAAGTAGGAAAATCCTTCTGCATCTTTCTTGACAGTAATCTTATGAGCCAATGGATGCGTATGCCCGTGAGAAACAATGATAGAATTTAGACTTTCTTCCTCATTTAATAGTTCAACGAGAGTATCAAGTCCTTTCGTATCAATAAAGCTAATTACTTCATCAAGGAATAGAAGATTAATATTAACTTTACTAATAGAGGTTAACAGCATCCGAATAGCTAGCAGGGTTGCTAGATTAATTCGACTTTGCTGACCAGTAGAGCAGTTCTCCATACTGGTACGGTTTCCATCATTGAAGATTACTACTTGTAATTTTGTTTCATCAAGTTCAAATCCAAGTGCGAATTTACCGCCAGTCATAATGGAAAGGTATTTATTAATTAGTTCTTCAAATACTTTCACACTATGTTCTAGTTTATATCCCACCAGATTTTTCAATGCAGCAATTAGAATATCGAGATCAGCTACAGCTTCGGCTACTCCATCAAGTTTGGAAGTAATCTCAGACATTTCTGCTTCAGCTTTCTCAATCTGTTCTAGCTTTGCTTTATATTTTGCATTGGCTAATTCGACATTTGCATTATGCTCTTTGGCAATTGCAACCTTAGAGCGGCCATCAGCGATTTCCTGTTCTAATTGTCGGATTTGCACCTGTAGGATTTGCACATTGAGTTCTTCAAAAGAAGCATCACTCATTGAATTTTTGAACTCGTCTCTAGCTACCACTGCTTTATCCAAAGCATCCTTTGCTCTAGTATACGCAACGTACTCAAGTTGTTCTTTCTTCAACTGTTCTAGCTTAGCTTCAAGAGATTGCTTCTCTTTGAACAGAGGATCATATTCTGTTCTAGCCATATCCATTGCTTTTTGAGCAGCAGTTGTATCCAGATGAGTACCGCAAGTAGGGCATTCAGTATTTGAAGCCTCTTGCTTGAACTTCTGATAACGTTTCTTAACTTCGCTCGCACGTGAGGTCACAATCGTTAGGTCACGCGTAACACTCGAGATCTCTTCATTTTGGTCGGTGGGCGCGGGCAAATTTTTGAAAGGTTCGAAAGATTGTTCGGCAACTTGTACAGCTTTGTCCAAATTACGCAACTTAGTAATATTAGCCTCTTGTGACTTGGCTAATGCCGCCTTAATTTTCGATTCAGTAAGTTCTTGTGCTAATGGCTCTTCATCAAACTCCGGCACTTCTACGGGTTCCTGCAAAGTTCCTAGATTATTTTTTCCATTAAGGATTTTCGTAATTACAGCCATTTGGCCCTGCAAATTATTTAAGGTATTTGCTATTTCTTTACGGTCAGCCTTAATAGTTTCCGACATTTCTTTGTATTGCTCTTGATTGAACAAATTAACAAGAAAAGCCTTACGTGTTGCATCCGTTGCTTTTAGAAAGTCTAGGTTGGAACCCACTGATTGATAAATCAGTTTGGTGAATGTTTGAAAGTCACCACCCATAATCTCTTCGATCATCTTGTATGTTTGGGTTGCCGTATGCCCACTAATATCTTCCCCATTCTTAATCAACGTTACTTTAGCAGTTGACTTAACTACTTTATGCAGCTCATACTCATCATCATCTTTCGAGAAATAAGCGTGCATATCGTATTCTTTCTTAGGGGCATTCCAAGAGAACAATGCATCCTTCTTGATACCTCGAGAATTTTTATTATAGAATAGCTCTTCTATAACCGTAGCGATGGTGGATTTCCCTAGTCCATTGCCGCCAATTAGTTGAGTAACTGGATTCTTATCGAAATGAATTACGATGTCTTTACCGTAAGACATAACGTTACTAAATTTTAGTGTCTTAATTGTAATCTTTGACATATTTCGCAGCTCTAGCCAAGATTCTATCAATGTCGCCTTGAGGTAGCTTCTCGACTTCACGGAAGTAAAGTTCAAGTTCACCTAACATATCAAGATCAACAAGATTTAACTTAGCGTCTTTAGTAACTCGATGGTTAATCTTCTTATCTAATAAATCAGAGTCTTTGATAGACTTTAATTGAACAACGTCACCAGTAACTTCGTAGACTACACGATCGTAATCACTAGGTTCCATCTCTTCACCAGCTCCGATTGTTTTACGAATCAGTTGTGGTAAATCACCTAGTTCAATCCATTCTACTTTTAATGTGTCGGTATCAATGATAAAGCAACCGTTTGTACCTTTTGTGCGTTCTCTATGGAACGATGTAGTTAATGGAGACCCTGGGTAGAGGAGTCTAGTAGACCCGATAGTCTGGCTATTAGTATAAGAGTGTAAATCGCCAGCAATTACAGTATCATAACAGTTGTACTTAGTTAGATCAATTTCTGGTTTTACATGTGGAGGGATTTCACCACGAACATGCGTGAAACATAGTTTTGATTCAGCAGGTTTCCACTTTGGTTTATGAATCTCATCATACGGAACAATATCAAATTCATGGGAACGATATGGTTTGGTAATTACTTCCCACTTCCCACTAGTTACTTTATTAATAACTCCCGCATAATGATATAGACACGAAATGGTTTTAGTTAACATTTCATGATTTCCAGTAAAGATTTTGCCGGGATGGTCAAGTCTTGACATAAACTGTTCAAGCAGTTCTATTTCTTCTGACGACGGGTCGGAATGATCAAATAAATCACCACCAATAATATGCAAATCACAGTTATGATTATGGAATATATCATTTAACCGTTCTCCTAGCATCAGGAAGCGACGCTTCTGCCATTCTTTGGGGATTTTATCTTGCCCTAGTTTGATATGATGATCAGCACTAAATAATATTCTCATAAGTTAAAAAGAAAGGGGCCGAAGCCCCTCTATTTATTAGTCGTCCAGATCGCTTGCAGCTTCTTGGTCAATACCTTTCTGGGAACCAGCATTGCTGTTACCAGATTTGGCATCATCATCTTTATTCTCACGACCTTCCATGAAGGCTTGAATTGCTTCTTTCTGCTCTTCATAGGTAGGAACCGGATAGGTTTGTTCCAGGGAAGGAACTTTTTCGAACTTAATGATGTCGCCATCTTCATCACACATAGCTTCACCAATCAGATCTACATCCGCAGCATATTGCTTAGATTCTGCACTGTTAGGATCTTGCAGCTTAATCTGGAACTGCATAGCAGCAATCTGCTGTACATCATACTCAGTATCGAAACCTTTGCCTTTTTTCTCGATAGAAATATCAATATCAAACGGGGTTGCCAGACTCAACTGCTTCATGATAGACTGGATGCCTTTCAGAATAGTAGCTTTGACTTCCATTACTTTCAGTTTGTTATCAGAACGGTCGATAACAAAAGCGATATAGTTTTTCTTCGGTTTCAGCGGAACGCGGTTACCATCTTTATCCAGCTCTTTCTCAAAGAAGCCCATCTCATGAACCGGATCAGCTTTACCACGAACAAAGCTCTCTTTGTCACGATTAAAACGGAGACATTCGAAAGGAGCTACGCTACCCTCTTTATTAGTCAGCCAATAGACATAACGTGGAAGAACACCAGAAACGATACGAACACGAGTGATACCGTTGTTGAACTTCAGGAATTCGATTTTATCGTTAGAACCGCCAGTAGTTTCGCCCCAAGACTTAGCCATATTTTATTTCCTCTTTAAAGATTAATTTCGATTTGTTAATTGCGATTAGTGGGTTAGTGTCGATTACTAAACGTGGTATCCATACTGGGACATATTGTATGTCCAAACTAGGATCGTTTGTAAACTTGTATTCGGCATAATTTCGTAGACTTAAAATTCCTAGATATTCTGCCAGTTGTCTATTAGACAATTTATTTGGATTATCAACTATCGTTGATTCGTTCAAAATGAACGAGGAACCGACCAATAATTGGTGAGCATCAGGCTCTGTAAGCATTCTTTTGAATAGCTTAATAATTAGGTCGGAATTTCCTCTAGCTAGTAAGTATAGCTTTTCATAATCGAAGAATTTAATTTTTTGTTTTCTCCTCGAATTTATGTATATATTATACTAGATTTCGAGAGAATTTAGCAACTAAAATTTTTATTTTTCTGCTTCGGACTTTCTTATCAATCCGAAACTTTCTCTCTCAAATTTATGTATATATTATACATCATTTATGAGCTGTTGCCAAATGCAATTTTAGCTAATTGAACTGCTTTCTCTGGAGTCATAGTAATAGTTTTCCACCCGTTGTTACGATATACTGCCATACGTCCAGAAGCCTGTCTTAGTCCAGTGCCCCCCTTCATAATTAGATCTACAACAATAGGGTCGAGTTTACCATCGACAATACGTTGAACACGGCCTGCAAGCTGTTCAATGAGAGATTCATTATTAATGAGGCTTCCCATTATTAAACAAGATAGCTCATTAAGGGAAATACCCTCAGAGAAGATACTTTGAGCTGCTGCAAGTACACAAGGCCCACCTTTTGCTATATCTTCCTGAATTTTTAATCGGTCATCTAAGTGGGTTGCCCCTATAATTTCATATGTTGTGACACCCCGCTGCGTAAGAGCTTCTAGTACTGTTTGGATTAACTCTGTTCTATCACTTACAATGAGTACTTTATGTCCCATATTCACATATAAATGTGCTAGGTTTATAATAGCTCCTCGATATTCAGGGTGGTTATACACATCGTTAGCACGTAATGCCCACGGTACGTTTTGGTTTCCAGACAATTCAACTGGTACGGAGTACCTATGGATTGTAGGTGCAACAGTATTATTAACCGGCGGGCTAAATATTTTATATCCAAAGAAATCTTTGAACATAACTTGCAAGCCATCCTTACGTTTTAACGTACCAGATAGTCCAATTTTATAGCGAGCACATGATATTTCTAGGAAGTTAGTGAAAGTTGTAGCCACACAATGGTGAACTTCATCAACTATAACAGTACCGAATACTTTAGAAAGATTATTCGCATGTTTATTCACTGTTTGAATATTACTGACTACAATTGGTGGATCGATATTGTATTTCCCAGAACCTATGATGCCCGGTTCAAACCCAAACCATTTACGAACTTCTGCTGCCCACATTTCACGAATGGATGTATTCGTACAGATTACCAAAGTTTTCTGGCCAAATTTATACGCAAGTGCAAGGGCTAGGATAGTTTTACCAAACCCAGGCTTACCATTAATAATGCAGGTATCATCGCATTCTTCATATATTGGAAGCTGATCTTCTTCACGCAGTTTAAACGACGGTTTTGGTATATCTACCGGAGCTAACGTGCGTTTATCAACTAATTCGTATTTTATTCCTTTAGCATCTAGTAAATCCAGACGTGTAATAGGAATCCACTTAATCTCTTTGGCAACAACACCACTATTCTTATACATAATAGGGTATTTACTAGTCATTGTCTCTATGTGGTAAGTGGTTTGCTTACTACAATAATCCCAAAGTTCATCATCGGGCTTGAAATAGGCTTTATTAGATATAACAACCTTCATAATTTTATTCTAAGTCTAGGAATTTCAGGCTCCTCTTGATGGACTTGATAAATAACAGGGCTATTATTTACCAGAATATAGCTTATATAAGCTGGAACATAGGATAATACAAATGGATAAGGGACTTTAGCCACATAGCATTGGTATTTTCCATTGTAAATTCTAGCTGAATGCAAAACTTTAGAGGTGACAACATCATAGAACGTAGTTTTCTTCCAATTAATAAGATTTCCATCAGAATCTACAAATTGGTTACGCTTTGACCCAACTAATTGAGACAACATTGATATTCTACCTCTAATAGGATAGAGCTTATATGGTAATTCTTTCCGTTTCTCAAATAGAATAAGCCTACGTTGAGAAAACGTGCCAGGCAACTTCCTGTTATCTAGCACATATTTATTATATCTTGTTGTAATTACGGAATAATCACCTTCTTGCTCAATTGATACAAACGCCCGTAACGCATAGACGGGCAATTTGAAATTAAGCACCGAGAACCCTTTTCACGTTATCCAGATCTTTACATACAGCAATAAACTTATCATCCTTGTACTTGCTGTGGTCTGGATGCTCTTTATCCATTGCAGCTAATTTCTTATACTCGAATTCAGAATCAAGAAGCATTTCTTTAACGTAACGAGTATATTCGTCATCATCAATACAAGCGATTGATGGGTGCTGTTTCTTCATCTTACCACAAGAATAGTCACGAGAACCTCCAGCTTCAGAATCTGAATCAATACCAATTGGACAGCCAGGAATACTGATACCACGGTCTTTCTGAATATTACGAATCAGGATCTCATTGTATTGATCAATCAAGTCTTCACGAACAATAGCAACTACGGAGTCATGAACCAGCATAACAATCTTCATCTCTTGTTCTAGGCCAAGAGAAATGATCTCATTATCTGCATCTACAGCACCTAAAAGGAGACTATCAGAAGAAGCAGACTGAATGATTGCGTTAAATCCAGAACGGATTTCTTCACCCTGAACACCACGGTCTTCGGAGTGGATATTATGCAGACGACGTTTACGACCAAAGTGACTATAGATAAATCCATGATTCTTGATCTGATCGTGGCACTTATCAATCCAACGCTTAAGCTGTGGGAATTGACCAAAGTAAGTCTCAATGTACTCTTTAGCATCTGCAACAGTACATTCAACAAATGGTTCCCCAGTTTTGGCTGCTTGTTCTAGCAATGCTTCGTTAACAGAATGTGCTACTTTAGCCGGGCCAGAACCGTACAAAATACCAAAGGTAATTGCCTTAGCTGCTTGACGCAGAGCTGGGAATAACTTTTTAACATCACGAGGTTCACATTGCAATTTAAATACCATGTGGGCGATGTTAGAGTGGAAGTCAGGGTATTTATCAGGTTCATTTCTCATGTTAATAAATACTTGTTGCATATTTCTATCACCAGATAGAACAGCAGCATAATAAACTTCCGCAGTTGTTAAGTCCCATGCGATTACACGGTATCCAGGTGGTGCAACTACACAACCCTTAATGATAGATTCATCACGAGGTAGCTGTTGCAGGTTCAGTTTACCAGAAGAACTCAGACGACCAGAAGTAGTCATATGTTCATGGAAACCAGTACGAATGCAACCATCTGCATCAATACTCAGTAGAATCTTCTCAACGTAAGTAGAGATCAGCTTAGTCAGCTTACGAATCTCTAGAAGAGTTTTAGCAATCGGATGCTGGGTTGCCAGTTCATTCAGAGCTTCTGCGTTTGTAGAATCTGCACCAGTATCCGTTAACTTACCAGTTGGAGTCAAACCAACATAATCGAATAGAAGAACACGAAGTTGTTTAACAGAGTTCGGGTTAAATGCTACATTCTGATCTTGTTCTAGCTGTTTAACTTCTGGATAAGTGTACAGTTTCTCACGGGCTTTATTCAAATTATGAGTCAATTGATACTGAGCTTCTTTCAAACGATCAATAGAGATAGGTACGCCACGATCTTCGACACGCTGTAGGAATACACAACCAGGCATTAGAACATCGTAATACAGACTGCAAAGTTTTTCATTCTTCTCAATTTTTGGTAAAAAGAAGTTGTGTAAACGTAGGGTAGCATCTGTATCTTTTGCAGCGTAAGGCCACATAATATCAAATGGAATCAAATCATAGGTGAAATCTTCTTTCTTGATTTTATGTGCTTTGCAGTAATCATCTTTGAACTTATCTAGTTCGAAGTCATAGTCACCCATATCGGTATACTTCATTGCTAGAGATTTCAAGCCATGAGTACCACGACGTTCATCTAGAACATAATGCTGCAACATGGTATCATGGAGCCTGTGTTCTTTATGTGCTTTATCAAAAGTAAGTCCCAGATGGTACTTATAAAAGTGCATATCAAACTTCAAGTTGTGAAAAACAATAGTATGGTTTTCACTATCCAGAATTTTCTGGAGATAATATACTGCAACTTCTGTAAGACAATCAGAATCGATATATACACCCTGATACTCTTGGTGAGACATAGAAACACCAAGCAGATAACCATCTCGACAGTATAGTGCTGAGGTTTCGGAGTCGAATGCGACAGGTCCGATAACCATATTATACACCATCTTGATATATTCTTCTGCCTTGTCGGGGTCAGTAATAGGACGGTAATCACCAGCTTTTGCAATCTTCTCACGACCATTGATAATATCGTGGATATTCTCTACTGTTGCATCAAAAACTGGTTTCATTTCAGGTTTAAAGTGTAGCTGGGCTGGGCTGATACTAGCAATCCAGTTAGCATATCCATTATACTCTACACGTTTACCAGTATAATCACCAATACCTTTCTTACCCGCAAAGTACAGGAAAGGTTCGGCACCTACCAGTATAACAAAATCATAATCATTCGGGTCAAATGGGTTTTCCGGGGTCCCGATAGTAATATGCTTTTTGAGCAAACGACCGGACAACTTCTCGTTACACATATGGAATACATCAACTTCCTCGCCGTATAGCTGGAAATGTTTATCGTAACGAGTGTTGTTTAGAGCTTTATCAACTACTGCGATTTTCAAATTTAATCTCCTCTTGGTAAGTAAGTATAACTTCAGTGTTTCTTCTCTAACTTACCAATATATTATACCAAATCTTTAAGTGATTCAGCAACTAAAATTTCAATACGTTTTGCTAACGTATCGACTTCTTCTTTATTTAAATCACCAGGGTCTTTACCTTCAGGCAGAAGAAAGTTAGCAACTACAGGTGTTAAACGCGTTTTTGTACGAATTAGCTTGGCCAGTGCTTGTGCAGCTTTATTACCAGAAGCATCATTATCTAGTAAGATAACAACAACTTTTACGCCGGCAATAATATAAGGACTGAACTTATCTGCAATGTTATCAGAAGTAAACTGATGTGTACCAAAGCAGCAGGAAGCATAGTCTATACCATTATCCTCTAGCTTCAGCATATCAAAGATGCCTTCAACTAGAATAAGAACTGGAGTATTATATCGTACAGGGAAAATTGGTGGTGAAACTTGTTTTGGTTTTACTAAGTATTTAGGAGGGGCAGAACTGTTTATAGAACGACCCAAAAATAGGATATTGCGTCCAACAGCATCTGTGATTGGGAATACAATTCTGCCCTCCCAGTCCTCTTGGTGTTGGAAAGCAAAATATTTCTTTAAGGTCTTAGAACTGATACCCCGGAAATCACCTTCAAAAAGAAAAGCAGATTCTGGGATTGCAAGATTTGTAGATCCATTTCTAATCTCTGAAATCTTTTTACGTACTTGGGATAGTCTTGGGGACTGTCGGTACTGAGTCTCATTAAAATAATGGTAAATGCTCGGTATACCTTTACCGAAGCCACAACTCAAGCAGTGCATAATACCTGTTTCAGGGTCAATACGCAAACTTGGGTGTTTATCATCATGATCTGGGTTGAGACAACAGATGAGGATGTCCCCACCTGTGTCTTTATACTCAATGCCTTTCAGATCAAGTAGTTCTGTTATTCTACTCATATATCGCTGGCCTGTTCACCTGTTGAATTTTCAGCTTTGTCTTTCTTAGCACGTTTGGATTGAGCCGGCTTATCCTTCTCAATAGGGATAACGAACTCAGCTTCCATTTGAGATATATCTTCCATTGCTAGGTTGGTAGTGTTATCCATCCGCAGGGTTTCCCAGTTCATTTTAGGCATAAACTTCACGCTATCAGAAGACCGAGTCTTAACGAAGTCAAACATAATAGCACCTTGACCATTATCAGCTTTTGCAGCATTAAGATTAGCAGCCATGTCTGCGGAATCAAGAATCCCCTTCGACATACGTGTTCTACCATCTTGATCGATCTGGTAAGGAGCTACACCAGCCACGTTATGTTTCTGGCAGATAGATTTGAAAGACGAGCTAACAACCATCTGTTCTTTCCAGTCATACATATCAATGGTTTTAGAGTCTGGAAGTCGGGTTTGGTTAATATAGTCTAGTAAAGCTACTGTAACTTTATCCCCGTATCTAGCAACTAATTTATTTAATTCTACGTCAACTGTTGTAATAGACAGCTCAGGATCATAAACAATAATCATAGGAGTATGTAGCTCATACCCTTCTATTAGCTTACTTTCCATATCGTAGAAATCACACATCTTAGCCATTGTATACTGTTTAACGAAGTTATCGAAAAGCTCTTCACCACCGTTAAACATCCTAGCTCTAGTTCTGGCTAATCTCAACAGAGCTGCACCTTCTAGAGTATTATTACGCATTGCTAGTGCTGATACACCAGCTAACATAGCTAGATTACGTCTAAATACTTCATGTTCTTTCATCTCAATTGAGAAGTATGGAGCAATATCTCCATTCAAATATTGCTGAACCTGTATGTTTGAACAGATAATGGATTTACCAGTACCACGCCAACCACCAAGCAGTAACGTTTCTGTGCGAGCTAAACCAATTTGAGCGTCGAACTCATTACAAATACCAAGAGCGATTAAGTTCAGTTTGGTATCTTCTTCTCTCTGGAAAATACGCATGTTATCTGCGTTGAATACTTTTCCAGTATTCGTTACTTTCTCTTCTAATTTTAAGTGAAGGGAGGCAACTCGGTTAAGAATTTCTCCCTGATCCAGCATTGTTAAATCTTGAAGCACGTCTGTTTCTAGAAGCTTCAGGAATAAATCCTGTGTATACTCGGCCTCTAGGACTTCAAGTGCCTGTTCCATGCTAACTTCTGGAATTTGAGTGTTAGCTAAAACGACTAGAGCTTGAGAAAGGCGGGCGTTCCTATTAGCCTCAAGCATCAGTGCGTCAATGGACGGCATTGTGTTATACTTTTTATAATAATTCTGGACGGCTTGGTAAATTGAGGAGAAAGCGTCATTAAAATGATCTTTATGCAGTTTTGAGAATGTTTCCAATGCTATTTGCTTCTGTTCTGAAGCTAGAAGCATCTTCAACACTACAGCTTGCACGTTAAACAAGGTCATTCTCCTTTGCACGCTTTCGTGCCTTCTAAATGCAAAAAGGGGAAGGAGCATAGCCCCCTCCCCTTAGGTTTAATTTACCAGATTATTCAGCAGCCGCAGCTTTTGCATCCAGTTTAGCACGCTTAGCGGCACCATCATAGTCCTTAGCAACCAGACCACGACGAGACAGCATAGATTTAACACCGCGCTCAGACTTACCAGTTTTCTCAGCGATCTCAGCAACAGTCATGTTAGCCAGATCCAGACCTTCTAGCAGATCTTCACGAGTTTTAGCACTTGAAGTTTCCTGTACCGGCATAGCAGCGATACGACCTTCACGAAGCAGACTCAGAGCTTTACCACGGATCTGCTTAATATTGCGACCGAAGTGGGCAGCGATAGCTTCAATAGTAGCACCAGCAACAACCTGATTAACAAAATCAGTTTCTTCATCCGGAGTGAAGGAACGAACAGCAGCAGCTTTTTCAGTTGGTTTAACAGAAGCGGTCATTTCCAGACTCAGGATCTTACCCTGTACCTGTTTAGCACCGAACTGACCACCAGCTACAGCAGCAGCGATTTCAGCATAAGTATACTGACCAGCATGAGAGTTCAGGAAATCAACCAGTTCAGCTTCCTGCTCAGGAGTCCACGGGGATTTCTGTACTTCGTTAGCTTTCTGTACTTCGAAACCTTCTTTACGCAGCTTAGAGCCAACAGAGCGAGCGGTAACGTCTTTGCCAGTTTCAGCAGCCAGTTCAGCAGCGATAGCAGCTACTTGTTCTTGAGAGATTACAGCAACACCCAGAGCAGTGGCTTTTGCTTTCAGAGACTCGGTTACACCTTCTACGTTCCAGTTCAGTTTAGACATTATTATTTTTCTCCAATAGTTCTTTAATCGACAGGATTTCTATCCCATTCGTTTCGGCTTTCTTATAAGATGAGGAAGAACGCTTAGATTCATCCTCACAGATGAGGTATTTAACGTCTTTGGTAACTGATTTTTTAACAGTATACCCTAGACCTTCTAGATAGTTTGTTGCATCCGTTCGATTTGCAAAATCTTGCAAAGATCCGGTAATACACACCGTGATTCCATTTGGCGGGGCAACTAATTCATCTGTAATGATGATGTCAGCTTTAGCACCTTTAATACCATTTGAGAATTTCCACGGTAATTCGATAACATCCTTGCCTTGTGGGGAATTTAGCCAGGCTTTATAGTTTTCTCCAGCCTTGCCGTCAGCCTTCACATCGTGGAAGCTAGTGCAATTTTGGGATAATTTCTTTGCTGCAACCTCTCCAATTAGAGGGATTCCTAAAGAACCGAGAACTGAACCAAAGTCAATGTCTCCGCGAACTTTAGTATTTAATTCGCTAATTAACTTAGCGGCAACCTTGCTACCCACGGCTCTAACCAAATCTTCTTCGGTTAGGTAAAATAGTTCTGAAATCTTCGTCAGCTCCAGCTTCTCAATAGTTTTCGGGCCAAAGCCCTTTAACTTCATTTTTGTACAGAAGTTCTCAATTAACTTACTTGATTGCGCTGGACAGTTGGACTTATTACGACAGAATAATTGTCCGTTGACAAGATCTAGCTTAGAACCACAAGAGGGACATTGTGTTGGAATTTCGATTTTCATCAAATTTCTTCCTTATCAATTTATATAAATATTATAGCAAGTATTTAAGCATTTAGCAACTACAATTTTAACTAACTTTGCTTACCCTCGCCATAACTTTCTATCCCTCAACTGAATGATAATAGTATATACCTAAGCGGCGAAAATGTCAATAACCACTTTATAATTCCGATATGGTAAATGGGTAGCAAAGGGTTATGTATTAATCGTATACTCGTTCTACTATGCACGGGATTACACCACCAGCACGAATCACTCGAATCTGGCAACCGATCTCTAGATCGAGAGAGTTAATATAATCAACGTTATTAAGAGTCGCTTTAACAATTGTAGCATCATCAATAATTACTGGTTCAAAATAACCGACTGGAGTTACTTTACCAGAAGCCCCTACATTCCATTCAACTTTAGTAAGAGTTGTAGTCTCACCTTCTTCATCCTCTTTAATAGCAAATGCACCGCGAGGAAATTTATTAGTCCAGCCTTCACGGAAGAATTTGTTGTTATCATTAATACGAACAACTTTACCGTCCGTTGGAATCCATTTAAAGAAGGAACGTACATTAACAACTGTTAAGAAGTTCTCATTCTCTAGCCAAAGCATATCTTTTAAATACGCTTCTGTAATACCTACAGATTCAGCAGAACACTGGATACCGTATGCAACGAAGATTAAACCACCTTCCCCGATACGCTGTACGAAATCATCACTATCTTTGAGGTTAATAGCACCAGAGGCAAAGTTACGTTTATTTTCTACTTCTTTTGTAATTAGAACTTCACCAGTGATTTGAGTAGGTACTTTTTGAGAAATCTTTTTAGGGATGTTCAGCAATCTTACGTTGCTTGTGACATCATTTCCCAGAATACCATTACCACGAGTTAGTGCTTGAACAAATTCGCCATTAATATATAGCAGGGAAATTGCACAACCATCTAACTTATCAGTTTCTACTTGACCTAACGGGTTAAATGGGGGTTTATCTCCACGATTATAATAAACTTTCTGTAAAGAATACATACGGTATAGATGTGGAATATCACCCTTAGGCCCGATCTCTTCCTCTAACGGGAAGCGTTTTACCAGGCGATCATATTCTTCATCAGAGATTAAAGACATGCCTTGATAATATGCTTCTTGACAGCGTTTAATAAATTCTTTTACATTAGTCATCATCGGCGATTTCCATCTTGAGTTCTTTATTATATTGTGTAACCATATCCATCAAATCAGCAGATTCTTTCAGAAACGCATCTTTGTACGCCTTTTGATTTACTGTGCCTATGTTATCTTGATAATTAATGCGTGCTGTGGAAAGTAGATTAAGTTTTGCTTGAATCTTGGGAAGTGTTATTGTCATTGCCATGATTGATCCTCTCATTAATTTATATAAATATTATATAACAAAACTGAGTTGAAAGCAAATACATTTATAAAGAAAAAGCCAAGAACTAGGCATTCTTGGCTTTGAGTTCTTCAGCTCGTTTCTGTACTTCATGTAAAACCTCAGATTCACTAAGGATTTGCGTAAAAGCATAGAATAGCTGTGAAGTAGTTTCTAGAGTGTACGGAAAAGAGAAGCCGGATTTCGTTGGAAACCATTCTCCAGTAATATCCTGGAGCCAATACCTAATTCCCATGTATAGATTCCCACGAAATTCAGATACTGTCAATCTTATTTGTTCCCCTTCTCTTTCCCATAGAAGGATTGACTGATCATCAACGTGTCCTTCATAGTTTTGGTTTACCTGATCGCTCATTTACGTTTCTCAAATACACAAAAAGCCCCATATAGGGGCTAATTGGTTTCTTATCGGCCTACTGGAGAAGCACGATCTAACTCTGACTGAAGGCTCGTAATGCGACGAACTTTCGCAACAGGAATAAATCGGAAGCTGTCATTAGTGCGACTAAACACTAGAATTTCGTCATCTTTTGGTTGACGGATACGCTCCTGAGCAAAACGTTTACTTAGGTACTTATCAGAAAAATCCATAGTACCCTGAAGGTATGTAGTACCCTTTTGGCGTAGTTTCTCATAATGAAGGTAGAACTCATTATGGGCTTCACATGCGGAGATAATTTCTTGTTTATTCATGTATAATCTCCCTATTACTTAGTGATAGCTCGGATTGCTTCTGCCAGATGAGCAGCCGCTTTACCGGTCAGTTTGTCGATAATTGCATCATCCAGAAAATCTGGTGCTAAGCCAGCATCAGAGAACGCTGAACGAAGGTCGGCATGAGCCTGGGCTTTGGAGGTACGAGAACCACCGGAAGCTTTTTCTCCAGTAGATGCACTAGATTTAGAAGCAGAGCCAGCAGCTTTCTTAATATACAAACCTGCTTTAGTCAGCTTCATACGAAAACCGTTCGGAGTTACACCATTTTCCTGGGCAATTTCACTAACAATTTCCATGCTAACACTCGGACGTTCATCCTCTGGGAATTGCTCCATACGAGCAACGTATTCGGAAGACATTTTTTCGAACAGTTCATCAGTCCACTGAGTTGGAGTAGTCATATTTTATATTTCCTTAATTAAGAATTAAACAGAATAGTTCTTTCAAACTATGAGAATATTATATCAAGAATTGTAGGATTAAGCAACTGAAATTTTTAAGTAGTTACTCCACCAGGCCAACAGCGAGCATATCATCAATGCTGGCAATCTCCCAATCGTCTGCAACAGCTTCGCATACTGTTAATGAAACAACTTCGCTATATGGATAGTTGCCCGCTACCCAGGTATGTTGAGTAGCTACATCCGAGTCAGCATCTAAAGTTAGTAACACTAAGCCGTTATTATCGTTATCCCAGCTTCTACGATATAGTGTTTTTACTTCCCCATCTTTAAGCAAATCAGTTAGTTTACTCACGGCGTTTTCCTTTTTCTTTATCAAGTTTCAAGGCAGCCTTAACAGCTTCGTTAATCAGTGTGATAACTTCTTCCCGGGACCATTTATACCCCAGAGATTTTACGTCAACCCCTAGCTTTTCTAAATGCTTTACAGAAGCTAATTCATAATTCATATAATGAACATTCTGTTGTTTGCCTTCTGATAGAAGCCATACACGGTAACAACCAACAGGGTTATCCATTGCTTTTTTGATTTCACCGATACACTGGTATCCAGGAACCCAAACTAGCTCACCTACTTCAAATTCTTCTGCTACAGCATCATCAGGAATAATTGGTGGATTCAACGGGTCTACAATATCGTTCAAACGAAGTAGAGCACCATATCGTTCCAGAACAGATTTAACCATTGCTACAGAGCGATAATTACGATCGGCAATCTCTTCAAAAGAATCACCGGATAAATACTGTTCAATAACGTTAGCTAACTCGATGCCTTCAATGAGTGTACCACGTTTCTTTTTCTTCATCTCGGCAACTTGAATTTGGCGATCTTGCCACTCTTCTATCATCCTTTCCATAGTCGGATTGGATGATACGCCGAGCATCTCACATGCTGCTTTCTTAGTACCACCGTTCTCCAGATGCTCTATAACTTTTTTAAAGACTTCATCCGGGATTTCATGGATATGTTTCTTTCTGCGAGAACCAGCCATATTTAAACTCCTCTCTCAAATTTATGAATCTATTATACAGAAATTTTTTGAACTATGCAAGTAAATTTTTTATGATTCCTTGAGCAAAGAAGAAAGTTCAGCATATACTTTATCCAACTCAAACCCTATGCGAAGGGATACGCTAGTCCTCCGTTGTTTAAGTAACCACTCGGATATGTTAGGGATACCTGCTAGTCTAGCAGGAACCACCCTACATAGCTTCTCCGAAGTATCATAAACAGGAACTTTACGTTCTTTTACTGGAAACTTCCTTGTTTCCCATTTTTTATTCTTCACTGTCATTTCTAGCACCTAGTTCTGACATTGCTTCTTCTGCCATAGCCTTCTCTTCTTCAGTCATGAATTTGAGAGGGATTGGCATACATTCGATTTTGCAGTAGGTTCTATACCAGTCTACGATATTCTCCGTGTTCATATCTTTACCAATACCCATCATACCAAGATACATTCTAGCATATTTTGGGTTAGCACTCTGACCTGTTTTAAGGAAGAAATCTTTCTTCTTACCTTTCAGAGCTTCTATGAATGGTTTAATGGTCACATTTGAACACTTCTTAATATCTTCCCAGAACATCTCGTGCATCTTATGGAAGAATGCAGCTCGATCATTCGGCTTATCTTTGATATATTGTTCAACATGCTCAACTGTTACATCTTTAATAGACTCAAGATGATAATAGCGAACAATAAGTAGTTTAGCCTCATACGCATCCGCATGACGTGGAGCACAATAATCAGGAGTTGAATGTAGAATAGCTTTGATTCGCTCTTCTGTGTATTCTTTACCAGCACCTTCAATAGTTCCCCAGCTTTCACTGAAAATATCAATAGTTGCACCCTGATCAAGCAAGTAATAACGTAAAGTACTAGTATAGTTCCTAGACTCCAGCTCCCTGCGACGTGCATATAATTGCTGTGCTAACTCCAGCCAACCTTCATCGATATTATATTGTTCAGAACCCGCAGAGAATCCACTAGTGGATTTATCAATAAAATAATAGATATTCTGAGCACCACGGTCGCGCCTGATTGCTTGAAAACGCATGTTTGGCGCCTGATTACTGGTTCTAGTAATAACAAATACGTTATCAAAATAGTTAAAGTCAACTCCACTCGTTACGGATGGACTACATAATAAGCAATCAATTTGTTGATCAATTAGCTCATTAGTTGTATAATCCAGAATACGTCGAATATCCACATCTGAAGTGGAGTTTGAATGGATTTCTTTAACTAATGCACCAGTATTACGACGTAGTGCCATACCCTTCTCATTCAGCTCATCAGGACCACAATCAGATACTAGAATAGATTTCTCACCCATCTCTAGAGAAGTCTGAAGTGCAACCCAAATACTGGATTCATCAGGGAATTCATAAGCATGAGCCTTTGATAACATTTTACGGTGGTGATTGTAAAATGCAACTGGTTTATCGAACTCAATCAAAGAACCATATGCTTCAATTGTTTCCGCACTAATATCACCATCGGATAAGATTACAGTCTTAGCTGTCATGAGGATGTCACGTAGAACTTGAATACACTCGCGACGTTGTTTAACAACAGGGGCGAATAATAGGTCATTCATTACAGCGTCACATTCATCAATAAAAATGGTGTCTATTTGCCCAATAAAACTTTTGAACTTATGCAAAGAGTGAATAGTTGTGGACATACGATCAATAGCCCCACGTTTAAAGTTGAGCATATCTACAGACTTATCGTATTGTCCTGCACTAAATTTCTTGGCATTTGAAGATACCAGTGCTCTAGTATTTGTAACTGCTAAAAAGTTGCCCGGAAGAACACCTGCGTCCAGCCATTTAGTTACTGCCGTAGTTTTACCCGTACCAAGACTTGCCTTAACAAATGTTATATGACCTTTTGGGGGCACAATGTTAATCTTCAGGTACGGAACTTCTGGTGGAGAATCCACTTCTAATTTCTTAAGTGGAACACCTTTCAGATTTGGTGGAATCTCACGTTTAGAATTATTAACAAACGCTTTGAGAGCCTGCTTGCGACCGTTATTAAAGTAATCTTGAATATTACGACTGTTATCTTTAGTTGCAATATATTCAGATAAAGCTGGTTTAATCTCACGTTCTAGCCATTCAAAATCAACACCATCCTCTAATGCTCTATGGTATAGTTTGGGGATAATACGCAAGTACACTCCATCATCAGCCTCTTCTAACTCGCTGATGGTTTCTTCTACTTTATCAGAAGCAATCTTTTTGCCTTTAATTTGATCGAGTAAAGAGTAGAATTCCTCTTTAAACTCTCCTCTAGTTGTTTCATAGTCAACTAGATTATTAGGTAAGTTTACTTTTGAGCCTTTAACATACACCAGACGTGGCTTACTCTCCGCTTTAAACGGATCAACAATACCATCGCTAAATAAGGGGTCGGCAAAATAGTGGAGCTGGACAGATGAGTAATAAGCTAGGTCGGCAATATCAAAACCAAATTTTTGCTTACTACTATCATTGATAGATGTAAATAAGAACTTTAGCTGACCCTGAGTTACCTTGACGTTAGATTCTAGTATTAAGTGCATTCGGATACCTGGTTTTAGCCCAGCCGAAGATGATGCATGAGCTATAAAGCCTGCATCAAGAGGAAACATATCCTCACTAATACTATTCAACATCTTAATAATGTGGCGGGCCATACCAACAAGATTAAATTTGTCGTACCCACCGGTATCTAGGATACCATCCACGTCCATAGCAATAATATTACTAGGATTAGATACATTAAAGTTATCTTTCTTACGTCGCACATTATTTTTAGGTGCAAGACATCGACCTCGTACCGCAACGATATGAGGGTCAGACGTTAAACGTCTCATAAGTGGTAACATTTCTGCAAGGCTTTGTGGGTCGTGCTCTTCTATTACATCAAATTTGAAGGGCATAGAAGCTGGTTTACCTTCTGGATGCTCTTTCGAGAATCGCTTGGCAAAGGTATAATCTCCCGCTTTGATTTCTCGCCAAATACCTGTTGCTAAATCACGAGAAAACCCGGCGTGACCTTGGAGGATAGAAAACACAATAATACTCCTGTGTTGGTTAATCGAAATCTTTTCTTTAGGACTATTCAGAAAGAATAGAACAACTATTACTACTATTTACGTAAACATCAATTATCATCAAACAATATGAATAAGTTATCATATCTCAGTGCTGTGCTCTCTTCGCTCTTATACAGAATAGAACCTAGGTCATTGGCCGCTAAGCCGATTCTACTTGTCCTCACTATCCTATTGGTAGGTGACTACTGTACGTGCCGCCATTCGCTGCTCTTTTCGTTCGCACCCCCATATAAAGCTCTGCCTATATAACGAGCTAAATATGCACGGTTTGGATTTACCTTTCCGAATTCAGGGTACACAGATCACTTAATTGAAGGTTAACTAATGCAATATAAACACTAGTAATAGTTAAAACAACCCTTAATGGGGCAGCCTAACTGTTCCGTATCGCGGATTGTAAACAAGAAAAAACTTTTTCGTAAAGCTCTAGCAACGTACCTTATGCAGCTATTTACGGGTCATCGATTCCTCTCGCCGTAAATCCCTTGTCAGCTTCACTAAGAAAAATTAGCAAAATCAATTTTTACTAATGTCTCTCAATTCAATATAAATATTATATCAAGATTTTGAGCATCAAGCAAGTAAATTTTTCCAGGGGCTGCTACCAGTGTCTTTGAGCATAGAGAAAACCGAGCCAAAATGACTCGGTAATCAGAGTTCAGCTAATAAAAATCATTCATCATTCAGGCCTGGAACATAAATCCCAACACGATTTAATTGTTCTTTAGCTTCTTTGAGAATATCTGGAGGGTACTCCCAAATATCATCTTCCACCTGTAAAAGATGGGGCGAACAACCGTCATCAGGCACACGACATATTGCCAACCCACGTGGATGGAACAAAGAGAAATTTAGTGCAACAATTAAACCCATAGCAGACAATTCATTCCAATCCAATTCCACTTCCCTAGCGTAGCCTGATAGGAAAACACCAACACAGGGATCGTCTATTTGCTGCTCCGGAAAAGTGAAGGAGGCTTGTCTTACCCCCAACCAACGTTGTAGCAGCTTCTCCGCACTCTTCACCAAACTAGGATCAATCTGACGCCAATATACTTGTTCCATTGTGTCCCCTTAGGCGGTTAAACCCGGAATTTGATAACCAAAACGACGAAGTCTTTGGATACCATCATTTACTTCTTCCGGTGAGTAAGACCAACCGTAATGTTCATTAACTTGAAAGCCCGGAGATTCACTGGTTTTATAATTAACAACAATACGGTGTTTATTGGGCATAAATAGCTTATAGTTTAATGCAAAAACCAATCCCATTTCATCCAGCTCTTTCCATCCGATAATCTCTTCAAAGCCATCCTCTACCTGCACAATTAAACCAATACAGGGAGCTTCTTCAATCTCATCCTTAAAAGCAAAGGAGATTTCATTATTCTCACACCATATTTTCAGAGCATTAATAGCCTCATTGTACAGGTTGGCTGGAAGAGTACGCCAAAAATTAACCAATATTGGGTTAGCTTCTTTAGAGAATACATTATTGAACATATTTACACCTTAAATTGTTGTAGGGCTTTACACATTTCAAGATCTGGACTAAATTCTAACATATAGCTAACAGCTCTTAAGTCTTGAAGATTTATTCCAGTTCTACCGTTGACTATAACTGTTGGATACTGATACATCATAGCACCAGCATCATCCAGCACACACCAATGTTTGAGCTTATGCTTTTCGACGAAGCGAAGAACAGAATTACCCCTAGATAGCCCACCACCAGTAAAATCCGTTATACCAAGAAAACGATCGATAAGATCTAATCTGGTCATAATCTGAACGTTCTCCACCTCATTCCTGACAGAGAACCATGAAGATACCCCAACAATCATTATTGGAGAAGGACGAATAAAGTCCTGAAAAGCCTTGAGAAGCGGTTTAAAAACCCAGTCACTTCCAAAGAAAATCTTTTCATCATCAGGTGCATGGTGATGGGAGATGCTCGAGTTGAGCACCCCATCAATGTCTAGAAAAATAATTGGAGTATTACTTATTTCCATTTTTGTTCCTTTCTAAGAACATATCATACTCAACCGTATCAACATATATGACACCATAGTCATCGGATTTATAGTCCATTTCCCATAACTCACATCGATAACACCAACTACCATCCGCCCATACAAATATATCATCGGGATGTGTATACACAGATTTAACTATGGACATATCTGTTTTCCCGGCATATAAGGTCTACCCTCTAGATGGGCTTCCACACGAGCAATAAAATCAGGGTCACTGAAAGCATCTACCGCACCTTTACCCCAGTAAGGAATACCCCGTTCTTCCAGTTGGTACATCTCACTACGAGTCATACCTTGATAGCCTGGTCCCACCGCTAGAGCACTATCGTAGTAGTTAACCACCATAAGTTTTGCAGCAGTCAGATTAAGAACAGGGAATAATTCCCAGTAGAAGTTAATTACTTGGTTAGAGCAACCAACCATAATGATCATATCTTGACTGGTAATACCATCAAAAATATTATACATTTCTGCGTACGCTGGAGCATGCTCACCAAAGAAGACTACATTAGGTTTAACCCATTTATAATCATCTGGGTCAATAGAGTTATACCCAACATCAATAATTCGTTTATTACTACTGTTGTAGCTATCAGCTACAACAACCTCCTTTAAGTATCCATGAATGTGCAGAATGTCACTATGTGGAACGCCAGCACGCTCAATAAGATCATCAACGTTAGTAGTCAAGTTTACTACTTGACCTGGGTATTTCTTATACCATTCACCAATACGCAAGTGTGCAAGATTGGGTTCAACAGTTTCTAACTCTTCACGACGTTTGTTGTAAAACGTGTGGGTTTTATGGTAAAAATTACCCCGAAAGGCATGAATATTACATACTTCTTCTAGATCATAATCATCCCACAATGCTTTACCACTAGCAGTATCAGTACGGAAGGCTCGTACACCACTTTCAACACTCAAACCTGCACCGCTAATAATAATTAATCTACGCACTGTACAATTCCTCACTTAAATCCTTCGATAATGTTTTGAGGTAAAATTACTCCCTATATACATACCTTCTATTGCTTAGTAGGCCTGTCCTCTGGGTTGCTTCTAGCTTCTGATTCAAGAAGTCCATAAAGGGTTTCCTCCAGCCGCATAATACGGCTTTCATAAGAAGCACGCAACTTTTCAATTGCTAGCGCACGCACCATAACCTCATTAGAGTTAATAGCTAATTGAGCTAGCTCTTCTGTTTCCATACGTCCGTTATAAATTAAGCGATATTTAAGGTGTTTTACGTTTTTCATTCTATGTCCTCAAACAATTCAATTTCTGCATTTGCAATTAAAAGAGCTGGTTCCGATAAGCATATGCCTGATCTAGGGTCAATCTTCTCCTTATCCATCCAAGTATTTATTAAGCAAAATTTAGTAACATCTTCTCTTAGAATAGATCCATATGCTCCGGAGTCCATAACAAAATAGATACGATCTTTATCTACCTTATGAATCCTCATAGCTTTCTCCTCTCAAATTTACAAATCTATTATATATAAATTTTTGGCTGAAAGCAAATAAAATAAAAGCCAGGTCGACTAGCAACCTGGCTGATTAGCTTACTTAAGATTTAAGTGTTTTACTCTACCAAGCACTTCTTTTTGTTTCCCAGAATTGAAAGGCCTACTGCCCGGGGACCCCAGGTACCCGCAAACCCTACGTGTAACCTCTATTTCTTCAGATCCACAACTCGGACATACAAACCCACGTTCAGAGGCAACAGATTCACCCATATACCCACAGTTGAAGCACTCATCAATCGGTATATTAACACCAATATAATGGCTACATTCTAGTCCCTTATCTACTACGTATTCAAGAGCTTTATGGAACTTTTTCATTTGTGGTAGTTCCACAAATGATATATTACCACCATTAGCTATTTTGGTGAAATGAGCTTCATACTCAAATTTAGTATCTGGAGCTACCTTCTCCCTTACGTCCAAATGATGACTATTAGTGAGATAACCTTTATCTGTTAGCCAAGAATACTCAGGGAACCTACGTTCCAGTAGTTTATTAAAGCGATTACATAGAGACTCACTAGGAGTTGCATACAAGCTAAACCCAAGATTAGTCTCATTAGCTTTAACTTCGCAACGATTTTTTAGGTGAGTGAGAACCTCCTCTGTAAATTCAATACAGTCCCTATGAGTCTGTGGTAAACTAAACATTATTTGACACATCTCATAGACCCCAATATACCCAAGAGATACAGAGGATCTACCTTCAAAAATAGGCCATACATACTCTTCCCCATCTAAACGTACACCAAAACCACCGTGCATATAAAGAATAGGGGCTTGTTTAGCCTTAACTTTCTTCAGTCTGTTTAAGAAGAAGTCATGTGCTTCAAAAGCCTCATCCACATATTTGTCTAGAATATCCCAGAAATCTTCAAAAACTCCATCTGCCTCAGCAGCAACCATAGGTAGATTGATAGACACTACACCTAAATTATTACGCCCTGCAATTTCTCCAGAGGGGATAGCAGATAAAAAACTACGACAACCCATAGGAGCTTTAAAATCACCAGTAACAGCTACAACTTTCTCGTAACTTAAATAGTCCGGGTACATACGGGTAGCAGAACACTCAAGTGCTAGCTGTTTTATATCGTAGTTAGGATCGCCTGGATTTTTATTTAATCCTTCTTTAACTGAGAATACTAGTTTAGGGAAGATAGGGGTTGACTCAGCAGCACCTAAACCTTTAATACGATTTTGGAGGATGGCTTTCTGAATCATCCTTTCCTCCCACCCCTGTCCTAGCCCAAAGCCAAGCGTAACAAAAGGAGTCTGTCCGTTAGAGTTAAATAATGAATTAGTTTCATACTCTAGGGCTTGGAATGCATCATAACACTCTTTTTCAGTAAGCTCAGTAGCGTACACGGCAGCTTTTCTTTCATCCTTGAGCCAACGTAGACCACGACCCAGATGTTTATTGTAAGACTTTCTGACATACGGGGCTAGAACCTCGTCGATACGATCAATAGAGGTGCCACCATACTGAGCACCAGATACTTGTGCAATAATCTGAGCAGTGATTGCACATGCAGTAGTTATGGATTTAGGAGTTTCAATATTTGCATTACCAATTTTAGTACCATTCTTCAGCATGCCACCAAGGTCTACTAAGCAACAGTTAGTGTACCCCTGTGCTCTGTAATCCATATCATGAATGTGTATCTTACCTAGATTATGGGCGTCTAATAGATGTTTGGGTAATTCCTGCGATACTAGATACTTGTTGATTTCTCCGGCCAATAAGTCTCTTTGAGTATGGAACATCTCACTAGGCTTATTAGCATTATTATGTTGTAAGTCTTTATCCGCAGTTAGAGTGAGCAGACCTTTGCAATTCTCAATTAATTCATTCTCTGTCATTAATTATTTCCTCTATAAATTTTGTAGCTACAGTACCGAGGACCTCTATACCCCCGTTAAAACTTCTGTACTGACAGTTCTACTCTTTACAGTAGTTACTGTGGGTTAGTTTTCTCCTCAGAATTTTTACACTTATTATACTAAATATTACCCACTATGTCAATTAAATTTTTCTTTCGCCATCTAATACTGTAGTATTTCGCGTATAAATAAATGATTATCTAGTATCATACTTTTACCTTTATAAGCAAGCAAATTTTTTATTTAAATGCAATATCATAGGCTTATTTAAAATTGTAGTTGCTTTTTACTGTATATACTGGTATAATATATTTGTAAGTTGATAAACAAGATCTTTTGTTGATCCTCTGTTAGAAGCAAAGTACACTATAGGAGTGTTATTTATGGGAAAAGCACGTCAAAAAAGAGAGAACCGCAATGGTTCAAGAAAGCGTGGCAACAAATATGAGAGTAACGTAATTCAGGCTGATTTTTCTAATGATTACGTCAACCCAGTTGCTAAATCCCTAGTAGGTAAAAACCGCGAGCAAAAATCATATATCAATATGATCAAGAACAACACAGTGACTGTGGGTATCGGTGAGCCAGGTACTGGCAAAACCTTTATTCCGTCCGTTCTTGCAGCTCAGGAACTCGTAGACATTCACTCAGATATTGAGCAAGTGATTCTCGTCCGTCCTAATGAACCTCTAGGTAAGTCTCTTGGTATGCTTCCTGGTGATCTAGCAGAAAAGCTAGAGCCTTGGTTGGAGCCAATAGCTGATGGTATGAAATGGGCCATCGGTGATCACGCCTATAAGGGATATGTCGAACGTCAGAAAATTAAATTTTTGGCTATAGAACATGCTCGTGGCAGAACTTTCAACAACTCCTATGTAATTGTCGATGAAGCTCAGAATATTTCCGTTGAGGCAATGGTTTGTCTCCTAACTCGTGTAGGACAAGACTGCCGTTTAATTATCTGCGGAGATATAGCCCAAAAAGACATTAAAGGTGACTCAGGTCTAGCACTTCTTATGGAAGTTTATGAGAAGTATGAAAATGCCCCATTCTCAATGATCGAATTGATTGATAACGTTCGTTCTGCTGAGTCTAAAGCATTCTACGATATTTTTAAAGACATGGGGAAGGTGTAGTATGGGAAACGTTGTACATCTACGCCGAAAAACTAAAATTCATCATACCTCATTGAGTGCTGCTAATATGATTACACGTAAGGAAGGGGAAGATAGTCCTAAGACTACCCTAGCGTGGAAAATTGTAACCTCAAATCCAAATCGGCCCTTCAATTATAATGAACTAAGTACCTCAATAGATATTCTGCTGAGAACTTAAGTGGCCAAAAACTAGACTGACAACACAGAAGGCCTGGGTATGAAAATACTCGGGCCTTTTCTATCAGAAAATTTTATTTGCCAAATGACTGAGAATAAAGTAAACTATTTCCTAAATCCTGATAACCATAAAAAGGAAAACCAAATGAGCCATCGCATTGAAAAAGTAATTAAACGTGACGGTACTGTAGAAGACTTTGCTCCTGAAAAACTCAATGGTTGGGCAGAGTATGGTTGCAAAACAGTTGATGTAAGTTGGTCAGCCATTACTATGGCTGCTCAAAAAACTCTACCTAAAGGGGTTGTAGATTCCGATACTCTGATGGATGCGTTAATTAAAGCTGCTGAAAGTCTTATCAAAGATAACCCAGCATACGACGTGCCCGCAAAGGAATTACGTCTTGCGCAGATGCGTAAACGTCTTTATGATTCCTTCGAACCACCTTCCCTACGCTTCTTCCACGATCATATGGTTAGTGTAGGTGCATGGGAAGACATGAGTGCATGGATTACCGATGAGCAATTTGAAGCTCTGAATCAGGTTATCGACCATGATCGCGACCGTCTTTTCACTAGTGGAGGACTGAAACAATTCTTTGATAAGTATTCCCGTCGTAATATCGCAACTGGCGAAATTTACGAAACCCCGCAATTTGCCTATATGGGTATGGCAATGGCGATGTTATCTCAACCTAATTGGACAATTCTAGATGCAATCGATCTCTACAATGCAATGTCGCTCCACAAGATCAACGTTCCTACGCCGCCATTGGTTGGCTTGCGCTCTAGTGACCGTGGATTTGCTAGTTGTTGCCTCGTTGATTCCACTGACACATTGGATTCAATCGACACAGCCGAACACATCGTCTTCAAAATGGTTGCAGCCAGAGCGGGAATCGGGTATCATCTTGAAAGCCGATCAATTGCTGATCCGGTGCGAAACGGGGCATTCCCGCATTCCGGAAAACTGCCATATTATCGACACATTGACCGATCAGTAAAGGCTAATACTCAGCAAACTCGTGGTGGTTCTGCTACTGTATCCTATCCTTACTTTGACCCTGAAATCATCCAATTGATGCAGGTTAAGCAGCAACGTGCTACAGACGAGAATAAAATCGATAAGATGGATTATTCTCTGAACTTTAATAATCTTTTGTTAAAACGTTATCTGAAAAATGAAGATATTACGCTAATGTCATACTTCTATGCTCCAGAAGTTCATGAAGCGTTTTATAGTGATGACGAGGCTAAATTTGAAGAAATCTATGTGGCAGCGGAGAAACGTGTGGCATCTCTTACAAAGATCGACCATGAAGGAAAAACAGTTCCAGCAGCTCCTAAAGTCTCTGCAAAAGAAATCCTAGATACTTGGCTACGTATCAGAATGGAAACAGGACGTATGTATGCGCACCACATCGGGGAATCTAATCGTCACGGTAACTTCCTTGATCCAATCCGTATGAGTAATTTATGCCTTGAAATTAATCAGCCTACACGCCCATTCCACCACATTACAGAGCTGTATAAAACAAAAGAACAACTTGATCAAATGAAGCCGGAGGATATTGGTGAAGTATCTCTGTGTAACTTAGGTGGTGTTGTACTTGGACGCATGGAATCTCTGGCTGAGTGGGAAAAAACTTGCTACATCCTCCTGAAATTCGTTGATACAATTATTGAAATTCAGGATTATCCGTTCCCAACTATGGAATATACAGCTAAGAAACGTCGTAACGTTGGTATTGGTCTGATGAACGCAGCAGGTGCAATGGCGGCGGAAGGTTTGGCTTATGAAGGCGTTGAAGCACGTAACTGGATTCATCGTGAAGCTGAAAAACTGTCTTACTTCCTGCATAAAGCCTCTGTACGTCTAGCCAAAGAGCAAGGTGCATGTGAATGGTTTAATCGTACTAAACCATCCAAAGGAACTCTGGTAATCGACACGTACAAGAAAACTGTTGATGAGCTGGTATCAGTAGGTCTAGAAATGGATTGGGAATCTCTGCGTGCAGATATTCTGAAATACGGTATGCGTAACTCTGTTCTGACTGCTCAGATGCCAGGAGAAAGTTCTTCCGTTCTGTTAGGGGTTACTAACTCTATTGAACCACCCCGTAAGATTGTATCTATTAAGGGTAGTGCAGTGAATAAAGTAATTGCAATCGCTCCAGGTGCAACTGATTGGGATACTCTCATGAGCTATAAACTGGCTTACGATGTGGATCGTATTGAATGGATCAAATGGGTAGCAACTATGCAGAAATTCTTCAGTCAGTCTATCAGTACGAATATGTACTATGACTACACCAAGTTTGAGAATGAAATTATTCCTGGCCCAGTAGTAGTTCGTGATTTCATGACTGCTGTTAAATACGGGTGGAAAACTTGGTATTATGCTAACTTCAACACTGCAAATGGTGGTGGGGCTGGTGAAGAAGCAGCCGGTTGTGCATCAGGCGGTTGTACTATTTAATAAAAACAAGGAGATCTTCGGGTCTCCTTTTTCTTTGAAATTTTACTTGCTAATCGCTATCTGATTTGCTATAATATCTCTATTAGTTAAGGAGATTAGTTTTGATAACACAAGATGAATTAAAAAGGATTCTGGAGTATAATCCAGATGAAGGAACATTTACTTGGTTAAATAACCAAGAAGTACACAATAAAGTAAGAGGACTACCTGCTGGTTGTTTAAAACCACACTCAGTAGATCCTAACCGAAAAGACTTAGTAATACAAATCAAGGGTAAGAAGTACCCTGCACAAAATATTGCTTTTCTGTACATGACAGGAAACTTACCCAAAGTTATGGTTGACCATATAGATGGAGATCCACTAAACTATAAGTGGACTAATCTAAGAGAAGCAGACTGGCAGTTAAATAGTCAAAATAGAAAAACCAGTAAAAACAATATATTGGGTACTAAGAATATTCGGAAGAAAGGGTCTGGATTTCAAGTTAGAAAATCCATTAACGGAAAAGAATACGTGAAAACTCTTCCAACTCTAGAAGAGGCGATAGAGTATCGAGATTCTTTAATCCTCTCTATAACCAAAGATCCAACACTACTTAGAAACACAGATAAATAGGAGAACTAATGACAACTTTACTTAACTTAAACTGGGATCATACCAATAAAGATCTATTTCTCGGTGATTCTCTAGGTATCGCAGATTATGTACGAGTAGCCCATCCAGAGCTGGAAAGGCTGGCGTTATTAGCTCGCTCTCAATTTTGGACTGAGACAGAAATCAGTTTAGAAGCCGATAAGAAACAATGGCCCAATCTCCCACGTGAAATTCAGGAAATCACACTCCTGAACTTAGCATGGCAGACTCAAACTGATTCCTTTATCAGTCGAGCGCCTGAAGCAGCTATTATGCCGCTGGTAAGCCGTCCAGAATTGGAAGGTATGCTCAAGCAGTGGAGCTACTTCGAAGATCTGCATAGCCGTGCATATAGTAATATTATTCGTAATGTGCTGACTGATCCAGCAGAATTTATTGATTCTGTAACCAAAAACCAAGAAGCATTCGCACGTATCGCAGATTCTGTTGAACTGTTTGATGAACTGTACCAGTTAGGTCAGTATTTCATCGCAGTACGTGATCATCGTGGTGACAATACGTATCCAGAAACTGAGTTCCCTGAAGTTAAGCGTGAAACTCAGGCTAAACTGTTAGATGCTTATTTTGCAATCTACGGTCTGGAAGCAATGCAGTTTTACGCATCCTTTGCATGTACCTTTGCGTTAGCAGAGAACGATATTCTGCAAGGTATTGCTAAAAATCTGCAATTGATTGCTAAAGATGAAGCCTTACATACTCAGATGTCTAAAACAATCATCCAGATTATGTTCCAGCAGTTTGACAAAGATCTGGTAGATGAAGCAGTGGCTAAAGCACCAGCACAGCTCCTGAAAACTCTGAAAACTGAAATTGAATGGGGTCATTTCATTTTCAACGGTCGTAGCCTGATTGGTTTGAATGCAGAACTGTTAGAAGAGTACCTGTACTTTGTAGGACGCAACGCGTTTATGCACATTGGCGTAGAATGGCCTAGTCACTTACCAGTAATCACTAAAAACCCTATTCCGTGGATCATGAACTGGTTGGATACTACTTCTCTACAGCCTGCTCCACAAGAAATCCAGATTGGTGCAGCCTATCGTGTAGGTCAGGTAACTGAGACTTCTACTGATACTCTGAAAGATCTGGGCAATGAATTTGGAGATTTCCTGTGATTACAGCAATGTATGCAGTTGGGCCGAATGGGGAGTTCGGCCTCCGAGGTAAGCTTCCCTGGGGTTCTTTTAAAGAAGAACTAGGTGCTTTTTATTCACAATTAGATGTACTAAATCCTAATAATATTATTATTGGTGCTGGTACTTATTTAGCTCTTCCATACGCCGTTAGGGAACGTATGATTGGAACTTCTGACCTATTTATTCGTGCTGATCGTCCATTGCCAGACGATATTACACATGATATTTACACCCCAATTTCTAAGATTGGGGATACATTGCCCACGTTCTTAAAAGATCAGCAAACAGTAGTTCTAGGCGGAGCTAATCTTCTTCTAGAGATGTACCAACATGGGCATATAGAAAGTGCTTTTGTATCTACAATCTTTAGCGAACAGAAGCTAGAGGCAGATGTACATCTGGATAATACGATTCTAGATTACAACTATGAATCTACTCGATTAGTTTACGCAACTGGCGCAAACAGTGATAACAGCCTGCGATTTGTACAGGAATTGGTTACTTATTAATGCAACAATACTTAAAAATTTTGACAGATGTAATTTTACTAGGTGAACCCCGTAATGACCGTACAGGAACAGGCACAGTTTCAATTTTTGATTCCTATGCTAAGTTCGATCTACGTGACGGGTTCCCGGCTGTAACTACTAAACGTCTAGCTTGGAAATCGGTAGTTGGAGAACTTTTATGGTTCTTGTCTGGTTCCACAAATCTTCATGATCTACGTGTATTCACATTTGGTCGTGACGAAGGACAGTGGACCATCTGGACTCCAAATTATGAAGACCAAGCTATAAGTATGGGATATGATAATGGTAATCTAGGACCAGTATATGGTAAACAGTGGCGTAACTTTGGTGGGCGAGATCAGATTCTAGAACTTATTGAAGGACTCAAGAATAATCCACATGGCCGCAGACATCTAGTTTCTGCATGGAACGTAGCTGAACTTGATAAAATGGCATTACCACCCTGTCACTACGGCTTCCAGTGCTATGTAAGTAATGATGGGTACTTAGATCTTAAATGGACACAACGCTCTGTGGATTGTTTCCTCGGTTTACCTTTCAATATCGCTAGTTATGCTTTATTAACGCATATATTAGCAAAACTGACAGGATTAAAACCTCGTTATCTTATCTTTAGTGGCGGTGATACTCATATCTATAATGACCACATGGAACAGGTAGAAGAACAGGTAAAACGTAAACCTCGTTCTTTACCAACTCTAGTAATGCCAGAATTTGTAGATCTTTACGACTTATTAGAAAATAATACAGCAGCCTGGTCATTCCACTTAGAGGGGTACGATCCTCATCCAGCTCTTAAAGCTAAAATGTCCTCTTAACTTAAATAGCCCTTCGGGGCTATTATATTTGAAATTATACTTGCTTATTAGGTATAATTTCAAATATAATATATTTTACTTGATCGTAATTAGCGTGAAGGCTATTGGGTAACTATTAATTGGAGCAAATAATGTCGGTTTTCCACATTTACACAGATGGTGCTTGTAAGTCCAACCCAGGTCCCGGTGCTTGGGGTTTTATTGTCTATGATGATAATGACGATCGTCTAGGCTCTAAATCTGGCTATAGTCCTAAAACTACAAATAATGAGATGGAACTCACAGCTATTGTAGAAGCTCTACGTTGGTCCGTTAAAAAGGATAATAGACCAATTGTTATCTATACTGACTCTGCTTATTGCAAAAATGGCATGGAAAGCTGGATGTTTTCTTGGCAAAGGAAAGGCTGGAAGAAAGCAGATGGTGAGGTTCCTCTTAATCTAGAACTTTGGCAGGAAGCATTTAAATTAACACAGCAGTATATCAACTTTCACAATACTAATCCTACCTTTATTAAGGTTAAAGGACATTCTGGTATTAGTGGTAATGAAGCTGTAGATGCACTGTGTAATACAGTTATTACTGAGCAAGAACTTGCGGAGATGTAATAAATAATTTAAAAATTCAGTTGCTTAAAGCCCTCTAATTTAGTATAATATTCGTATTGAAAGTGAGGAGGGCTTTATGCGAATTTATAACTCAAATTCATTAGGATTTAAACCGTTGAGAAAACGTGCACAATCACCTCGTCAAATAAGAAAGGCTAATATTGGTGAGCCAGAAACACGTCTTCCACCTCCTCCAGAACAACGTTTAGTTTATCTGGATGAAGAATTAGCTGAACGCGAAAGAAAAGCTCAAGAAGAGATTGAGCGTAAGAAAATGTGTACTGCTCCAGCGTATAATAAAGGAGCGTATCAATATGTCTCAGATGCCGAACAAGCTAAGATGGTTGGCAGATAATTTTTAAAAAATTCATTTGCTGAACGCTTCAAATTCTCGTATAATATACTTCATAAATTGATAAACAAAAAGGAAAACAAATAATGGCTAAGCAGAAAAACGCAAAAACTCAAGCAGCTCCGGCAGTTAAAACTTTCCCACAGACTGAGGCTAACCGCAAAGCTCGTCTGGAACGCCACCTGCGCAAGCATCCTACTGATGCTCAAGCTGCACAGGCACTGAATCGTCCGGCTCCGATTCGTCAAAAGCCGAAGGCTAAGAATGCTACTCGTTCTGTAGTCCGCCTCGTAACCTATGTACAGGGTTACGGTCACAAATCTGTTCCAGTAACACTGAGTTTCAATGCTGGAGCTGAATTGTTCCCTCGTAATGGCATGGCCATGAAAGATTACGAAAAAGCAGTTAACCAGAAGCGTAAACCAACGGCAGATGTACTGCGTGATACTCGTGGCCAGTTTGGTTCTGTTAAGCCAAATATCTTCGGCGTAGAATATAGCAAAGATAACGTTCGTGCTCTGTGCTATGGTGTGGGTATTAAATTTACGGGTGATTCTGCTCGTAAATCTGCTAAACCAGCTCGTAAACGTAAAGCGAAGTAATAGATAAGAGGGGCGAAAGCCCCTCATATTTTTGGAGAAACTATGCGTAATTTTGTAGCAAAGAATGATTTTAACCGTGCTAGCACTCATAAGTCCGCTAGAGACTATACACGACTTTCTAATCGCGAGGTAATGGATACCTGGTATGAAGAGCTGGAAGGTAACTGGAATGAATGGCCAGACTTTTCTACGGAAGAAAACTGGGATGTTAGTGAAGATATGCTTCCTGGTTTTAAAGACCCCAAGAAGTGGGAGTCTATTAAAGAGACAGCTCTTTAATAGTTTTCTACACAATAAAGGATAAGTTATGAAAGTAAAACCATTTGGTATGTTAGATATTGAATCTCTAGGAACTCCAGGAGATTGTGGTACTACTCATATCGCAATGCCTTCCTTCGCTTTTGTGGCTATGCATGGAATTGATAAAGACCCTGATCTAGTGTTTGTTACTTTGGATGTGCAAGACCAGCTTAATTCTGGAGCTAAAGTTACGGCATCTACTCTAGCATTCTGGATGGATCAAGCTAAAAATAGTCCGTCTGCTCTCCACATTATGGAAGCTATGAATGAGCATAATCCAAAGCTGATTGCTTTTCGAGATGGTAAACATCACTGTACTAATAAGCTCGGCTCTAACCATGCTGCCTTCTCTATGACCCAAAATATTATGGAGTTGGCTCTAGGCGAAAATGCTTTATATTACGGCAATGGCCCAGAGTTTGATATGACTATCTACTCTGCAAACACTTTCCATGCTGGAACCAATGAAGAAATAGTTCCGTGGAAATTCTGGAATTTGGGTAATGTTCGATCTCTTCGTAATCTCTGGATGCAAGCTGGATACAGTTATAAGGCTCTAGAGACCGAAGGTATTAGCTGGGCAAAAGCCAAGATGGAGAAGATGGACACCATTCGTTACGGGATATATCCGGTTAAGCACGACCCAGCATTCGATGCCTTAGTTGAGAGCTATTGTGTTGCAGCTATGATCGAAAAAATGAAAATTTGATTTGCTTCCGGCTCCAAAATTCTGTATAATATATTCATAAATTCTGTATAATATATTCATAAATTTGAGAAAACAACAAAAGGAAAACAAATATGCCAGTATCTAAAAATGTCCGTAAAAATGGTAAGAAAGCTACTCGTAATCTGGGTATCCGTCGTATGGCTGAACGTCAATCAGGTGTCCAGAAAATCTTTGATCTGCTAAATCGTGTTAATCCTAAAATTGATAACAGTAAAGATACTGTTCTGCGTACCTTACTGGCAATGGGTCTGTAATAGACCAACTTTAAACAAATTCAAATCTTAAACTTCATGTAAGGAATAAACAATGCCCGCTCGTATCTCTAAAACTCGTGCTCTGGCAACCATCAAATCTCTGGAAGCTAAAATCCGTAAAGCTACTGAACAACAGCTTCTGATCGCTGTTGGTGAAGGTAAGGATAAAAATAAGGTTGTAGTTGGCGCTGCAATCGAAGTAGAAGATCTGTCTAATCGTATTAAGACAGATTTCCAGTCTCTGCTGGATATGATGTCCCAGCGTGATCGTATCAAAGCAGCATTGATTAAGAGCAATGCGGAAACAATCGTTGAGATTGGCTCTCGTAAAATGACTGTTGCAGAAGCAATTGAAGCTAAGCGTTCTATGGAGCTTAAAGCTCAGTTGCTGGCTAATATGCGTAAGCAGTTCCATGCCGCTACGGTTAAGTTTAATACGCAGAAAGCACAGTTTGATGCTAAATATGAGCGTTTGCAGGATAGCATGGCTACCCGCGATAAGAAAACTTCCGAAGATGAAGTTAAAATGCAGCTCAACCTGTTGGAACTCAAGAATACCCCATTCTTGATTGATCCGCTGGAACTGGAGAAGCTGATTAAACAACATGACGAGGAATATCAGGACTTTGCAACTAATGTTGACTTTGTTCTGTCCGAGTCTAACGCCTCTACTTTCATTGAAGTAGAGTAATAATTTAAAAGCTAGTAAATCGGTAGACGAAAGCCCAAGCATCTTACCTCGCAGCAGCGGTTGAAATACGAGGTTAAATAAGACCGCTGACCATACTATAAAGTATAATCTATTGGAGATTATGTTTATTACATCGGACATTTAATCTGACACGTAAAAACAAAGAGTCGTTGATATTACCGACACAACTTCAAAGATCAACATTTAAGTATGAAAGCTGAAAAGTTTAAAGAACTCAAACTTCTAAACTTCTAAAGCTAAAAGATGCAAAGTATTCGTTGATGATTCAAACCCTAGATCAAAGGTACATGGCTCGTAAGATATGGCCTGTGGCGCCCCTAGGCTGTTTATCGGTTTACTAGTTTCACAATTTAAAAATGTATTTGCTAATTTATTAAGTTCTCTGTATAATATATTTTTAAATTGATGAAACGAGGCTATTATGACTTTTCATATTTTGATTGATGATGTGCGTAATCTTCACGGAATGGACATTATCATTCGAACCCCAGAAGCCGCTGTTGAGTTTCTGAATAAGACTGATACCACTGGCCATTTTGTTTATTTCGACAACGATTTGGCTGTAGATGGTATGGAAGGTTATCAAATTCTTCGTTTACTCTTAGAATTTGGGCAGAGACCAAAGAAAGTGGTACTAGTAACCTCGAATCCCGTAGCTAAGCAAACTATGCGTAATGATTTGCTTGACTTGGGATACAAAGAAAACCCCAATCGTATTGAATACGATTGGCAGGAGTAAAAAAGAATGAAGGCAGCTTTGCTTTTAGTAGCTGCCCTTACCTTCAGCTTTAGTAGTCAAGCATCGCACGATGCAAAAGAAATAGATTGCATTGCTAAAAATATCTATTTCGAAAGTCGTGGTGAGGGCATAAAGGGAATGACGGCGATTGCACACGTTACTAAAAACCGTGTAAACTCCGGTAAATTCCCAGATTCCTACTGTAAAGTAGTATATCAGTCTAACCAGTTCTCTTGGGTATCTAAGAGACCAAAAGTTGATAAAACCGATGAGGCTTGGCAAACCGCCAAGAATTTAGCTAGAGTGATATACTACGTTGATTTACCACAAGATCCTACACATGGGGCCTTATACTTCCATAGTGGTAAAGATAAACCATACTGGACAAAGAAGTTTAAGAAAACAACCAAGATTAAGGGACATACATTTTATAAGCCTGCTGTCACTAAAACTTAAAAATTTATTTGCTTAAATACTTAAACTTCTGTATAATACTTTCATAAATTAATGAGAGGAAGCGAAATATGAAATCAGTTGTAATTATTGGTGTTAACACTCGCGGTATTCGTACTACGAAAACTGTTAAAACTTCCAACGTTGCTGAGATCACTACGAACCCTAAAAAGTTTGATTTCGCCAAAGTCTCAGCAGTTATGACAGAACAATCTTTCAACCAAGCATTGGGGATGAAATAATGGGTGAAAATATTCTAATGACCCTTCGTGGACTGCTTAGTCTAGCACGTATCCACGGTGACAAAGAGCGGGCAATCAATCTCCAGACTATGATTGGTGACTTGCAACGCATTAATAAAGACGTTGTTACTCGAACCGAGTTCGTAGCTTATCTGAAAGCCCAGATTAAAGCTCTAGAAACTGCAAAGCAGCGTGCTATTAAAGTTGGTACGAAAGTTCCTACTGATGTAGACTACGAGCAACTGCTTTATTTCATGCTGCAAGAGTATCAGCCAAGTCAACTGACTGAAACTGAAATTCGTAAATATTTTGCAGAATTGGTTAAGCTAAACCCAGGTATTACCAAAGCTCTCTTAATGAAAACTGTTAAGGCAGAGTTTCCAGGGCGTTATGATGGTAAAACAGCCGCTCTGATTGCTAGTGAATTTTTCTAAAAATTCATTTGCTAAATGCTTATATATTCTGTATAATATATTCATAAATTAGAGAGTAATTCTTCCCTAATTTATTGATAGTGGGGTGTGGAAATCACTTATGTAGTAACACTGCCGATCTAGTATAAACGGTATTATCAAGCCGTAACTGGTGGAAGATGTAGGTTCGAATCCTACGATCGGTAAGAACTGGATAACTGGTGCTTTTAACGTAAAAGCTTCCGAGGTTAGTTGCGCACTGCCTAAACCACGCGGTAGTTGGTTCCAGGCTAACCAACCAGTCTGCTGAATAGTTTTATTACGATTTAACTATGTCCAGGCTAAAGAAGAACTTTAGAAGGTATTCTAGGATAGTGAAGTTCTCCCTCCATATCGGAGTAGTTTTTCAAACTATCCACAAAGTGGGAAATGCTGGCATGAGAGATGCCACTAATGGTGCACAATAGCACAGGTAATTCGCGATAATTCCTGTTGAGTAGCAGCAAAAAGCGGGGAGTCATGACCCTAGCCTAACCGAGTCCTCAGTATACCGCAGGGCATAACCACTAAGTCACCTTGACTTAAACTGGAAAATAATAGACGTTACTGTATTTTGTCTTGAAATACTTAATGAGTGAGACTTATGACTCTCCCGGTATCGTCTGTATTTTTAAGAGTTTTTACGAGAGTTCTTAAAAATACTTAAACGGGGTGTAGTCTAAGGGAGAGGCAGGAGTCTTCTAAATTCCTTTATGCAGGTTCGAATCCTGTCACCTCGGCCAATTTTATTAACTGTAACTAAAACAAAGGAAATACATGTTTAATACTAAAAATATGAAAGAACTGACTTCTGAGCAAAAAGTAATGCGCACTATTAAACGTTGGGGTATTGGTGCTGTAGTTGGTTTAGCAGGTTTAATCCTAGCTTTTAATTCATATACTATTGTTTCCGATGGTACGGTTAAAACCCAAACATTTCTTGGTAAAGTAGATCCTAACCCAGTATTACCTGGCTTCCATCTTGTAAACCCCTTTGCATCTTTCGATACTTTTAGTACAAAAGATATTGCTGTAAAATTAGATAAACTTCAGGTTCCTAGTCAGGATAAGTTTAAATCCACTGTTGACCTGACTGTTATGTTACAATTTGATGGTTCTAAGGCACCGATTAACCGTATTAATGCAGGTACTCAGGATCAAGCGTTAGACAAATATGTAACTGAAAAATTACTGTCTACTATTCGTGAGTTCGGCAAGTCTGTTCCTAAAGCACAAGATTTGTTTGATGCTAAAATTCAGGCTCAATTACAAACTGCAATTCAACAGGAAGTTGAAGAGTATGCACGCCCTTATGGTTACACAGTTAAGCAAGTGTTCCTTCAGGATATTACTTTGCCGCCTGTAATCATGGAACAGGTACAGAATACCAAAGTTCGTGAAGAACAAGTTAATGCTGCGAAAGCTGAGTTGGCTCGTGTTGAACAAGAAGCACAGCAGAAGGTTAAACAAGCAGAAGCAGATCGTGAAGCTCGTAACAACCAAGCTATTGCAAACGAACGTGATGCAGATGCTAAACTGTACGCAGCTAAGAAAGAAGCTGAGGCTAACGCCGCTCTGCAACGTACCATTACTCCTGAGATGATTCGTTGGAAACAACTAGAAGTTGAAATGATTCGTGCTCAGAAGTATCAAGGTGGTGTACCGCAAACAGTTGTGGGAACTGGTTACGATGGCCAGATGATCATGGACATGCGTAACAAATAACACCCGCATGTAATCTCTGAAGTAAGCCCTGCGTTCCCTGGAGAGCGCAGGGCTTTATTGTTTGGTTCTTTAGAACCATATACTCTTATTACAGCAACAACGTGCTGCCATTAAATGTCTTGAGATTTTCCACTAAAAAGTTTAAAAATTCAATTGCTTGAATGCTAAATTCTCTGTATAATATATTTATAATTTGAGAGAGGAATCTAATATGACTGTTGATGAACTAACAGAACATCTCTTATCCAGAGGGTTTGATACAGATAAATATCATTGCTGGTTAAGCCCGGAGGGATGGCTAACAGTCCCATTGTACGACTTCTCTGGGATGCTGAGAGGCTATCAGATTTATAATCCTTCTGCTCCAAAAGGTCATGGTAAGTGCCCCTCTGAAGCTAGATATTTTACTTATTCTACCACACAGTGTGTATGGGGGCTAGAAACTCTCAATGGGGATGAAAAAGTAGTATTGATTGCTGAATCTGTATTTAAGGCTGTAGCATTACATAATGCTGGTTATCCTGCCCTAGCAATGTTGGGTTCTTCCCCCGGAAAAGCGTTGTTAAAGCAATTGAAATTACTACCTTTTAAATTGGTAGCTGTTGGGGATAATGATCCTGCCGGTGAAAAATTTGCTAGACAATTAGATGGGTTTGTTTCTCCTGTAGATGTGGATGAGATGTCTACCGAAAACTTGAAAAATTTTCTTGCTATGAAGCTAAATTTCTAATATAATATATCTTATAAATTCGGAAGAATAGCATAACGGTATTGCAGCAGATTGCTAATCTGTCGGTTTGAAATATAGCCTTGTGGGTTCGATTCCCGCTTCTTCCGCCAAACATAGGGTCGGTAGCTTAAAGTTAAAGCGGTGGCCTCATAAGCTAACGAGTAGGAGTTAGATTCTCCTCCGACCCACCAAATTAAGGAAATAAGATGTATAGACATCCACCTCCGCCAACACGTCGTTCTAGGGAAGTCATCCTTATGGAGTTGACTAAAAACTTCAAGGCAACTCTTGAAGATAGAGATCTAGGCACGGATGAAGATATTGACTTCATTTGTAAACTATTAAAGATGAAACTGGAGAAACATCATGGCTAACCGTGAAATTACCATGCAACGACTCATGACTAAAGGCATGATAGCCGAGGCCGGCATTGAACAAGAAGTAAAAAGTTATTACGAACAGATTAAGGGTATTATAGACTCTGCTAAAAACACCGGAGAAAAAGAACACGGTGCGGCAATTATGGCTATAACTCTTATTAGTCTAGACTTGGCTGAAGAATCTGGAGTTTAGCTCCTCCAAACAGAATTTTTAAAAAAGTACTTGCCTTTTGCTTTAAATTTCTGATATAATAGTTATATAAATTGATGAAGTTTTCGAACTCCCATTCTCTTTAATTGTTACTCCTAAGTTCGACTAACTAATATAGCACTGAGCAAATTCTTCAAAATCTGACTTGCTCAGTGCCTTAAACCTAGATATAATAGTTATCTAAGTTGGAAACATATTTAAAAGTGTTTAAACAAGTATTTGAATACTTTTAAATATACATCGTTGGCAGAATGGCTATTGCAGCGGTCTGTAAATCCGTGCCCTTCGGGGTTGGTGGTTCGAATCCTACACGGCCCGCCAAATTCTGTGTAGAGTTAAGTAAACCGGTAGCCAACCAGCTATCATTGCTGACATCGAATTCAGCCACAGATACCATTTTCATTAATAACTGAGGAAATAGATATGACAACTCATGCAATTGCTCGACTAGAAGCTGATCGTGATAATCTGATTAATAATATCAAGGTTCGTGGTAAAATTATTGAGACTCTGAAAGCGGAACTTCTTGAAGAACTTCAAGGTCAGGTAGAACGTCGTGAAGCTCTAAAAGAACTTAATGCAGCTATTGAAAAACTCAAATATGAGTAAATGAATTATGCGACAGGGGCTGGCTTGGTAATGGTACTCCCCTGTCACGGGGAATGTGGGTTCAAATCCCATCGGTCGCGCCAAATTAACTCAGTATGAGAATATACTATGCGTAATGCTAAAGAAGAGCTATTACTCGCCTTAAAAAATACCAATTCTAAAGTTAAGTGTATTAAAATAGAATTCGGGTATTATGGGGATAAAAAAGTCTGGGTATTACCTTTAGGTTATACAGAAGAAGATATTGAGGATTTTCTTAATAACCTAGACTTTGAATATGATTCTGGATACGGTGGACAATTACTTTATGGTAATGTATGGTTTGCCGATGGAACTTGGCTAGAACGTGGGGAATATGACGGTGCTGAGTGGTGGGAATACAAGGCCACTCCGACAATCCCAGAGGAATGCCGAACAATTAATGGTGAAGTAGATAATACTTTACGGTTAAACTAATAAACTTTCAGTGCGTAGCGTGGGAGCCTTGGATGCTTCAGGTCGCAGGTTCGAGTCCTGCCGCACTGACCAAACAATTGCGGGTGGAAGGCATAGAGTTCTTCTTAGTCTCATAAGCTAAGTAAGTCCAGGGCAGTACTGGAACCCGCTACCAATTTCAAGGAAAAACTCATTTGCTTGATGCTTAATTTCTTGTTATAATATTTATATAAATTGATGGGGAGAAATCCTCATCATAGTTCACTAAGGTATTAGCTCGACCTAGGACTGGCTGCCAAAAAGCACGATCCCTACAATTTGGGGGAGGTTCTAGATTAGTCCACTAGATTCAGCGGCAACTGAATAGTGTATCGGGTTTGCGAGATGACGCGGTTCCTTCCGCTCGAAGTGAAGGTGCTGTAGTTACGCCGAGCTAATAGCCTTAGTAAACTAAAGAATTTGGGGATATAGTTTAATGGTAGAACATCTGCTTTGCACGCAGAAGACGAGGGTTCAACTCCCTCTTTCTCCACCAAATACGCGTGATTGATGGAATTGGCATACATACCGTCCCTAGAAGTCGGGTTTTGAGGGTTCGAATCCCTTGTCACGCACCAAATTTGATGGTCAGAGTAAATTAAACCTACTATCTCGGTTGAGCTGTTTTAATGGGTTCGAATCCCAGCGAGGCGTAACTGCCTGGCGTGATAGAGGCATCATCTTATTATTGGAAGAGCAAATCGAATTGGCGACGAAAACCGCTTGGAAAGTGGCTGACTGGTAAAACGGCTTGAGAGTTCAAATCTCTCCTCTTCCGCCAAACAATTTATATGGTAGGTCAATCCAACGGCTGGCGCTGGACTCCGACTTGAAATCGGTTGATCGTAGTGATACGGTGTAAGGGTTCGATCCCCTTACCTACCTCCAAATAATGGCTCAAAGTGTAACGGTGCTATTTGATGCTCTTGGAAAGACTTTCCCGACATGCGTTCGGGGGTAAGCTTCTGAGGCTAGAATAGAAGAGTTTCTGAGAGCCGCCACAATTGAAAATTCGTACTCGTCTTGAGCTGCGTGCAATAGGAGATAACTTGATTAGTATTCTAGAACATGCTAATTGAGGATGGTTTCGCTAACCCTGCGAGTTTTCAATTGTGGCTATATCATAATTGGTTAATGATCCTGATTGTGAATCAGGCCTATGTGGATTCGAATTCCACTAGCCACCCCAAATATTGCGTCCTTATTTCAATGGAAAGAATGTAAAGCCACGAACTTTACGATTGGGGTTCGATTCCCTGAGGATGCACCAATTAACTTAACAAGGATAACAACATGAAATACTTAGTATTGATTGCTGCTCTGACTTTAGCTGGCTGCACTATCGGCACATCATTAGATTGTACCGTAACTGTTAAAGATGGTTATGGGGGCACGAAAACCCTAACAGTTTTCGCTATTCGTGGTCACGGTACTTTGACTGAATATAAAGTCAATGGTGCTTACACTGGCGGTTGGATCTCCGATCGTACCATCCTCTCTACCACTTGTAATAAGGATTAATTATGGCTGATTTCTGCAAACAATGCTCCATTGATATGTGGGGCAGAGATACTGGTGATCTTTCTGGTCTGATTACAGAAGCTGAGGTCAAAGAAGGTTATGGTGCAGTTGTGGTTTGCGAAGGATGTGGACTCATTCGAGTAGATCATGAAGGTAAGCGCCTTGAAGAACCTGAGCCAAGTCGGTTAAGGCTGGGGTCTCTGAAACCCTGATCAGTGGTTCAAATCCACTACCTTCTGCCAAACAATTGGGGATTAGCTTAGCTTGGCCTAAAGCTACGGCATTTGAAGTCGAGATCATTGGTTCAAATCCAATATCCCCTGCCAACCAAATTAATGCGTGATTAGTTCAGCGGCTAGAATAACTGGCTTCCAACCAGTAGACACGAGTTCGACTCTCGTATCCCGCACCAAATTTAAAAATTCATTTGCTTTCTCTCTTATTTATTGCTATAATATTTATATAAATTAATGAGATGGAAACCAAATGAAACGTTATCTTTCTGTAGTATTCCAAACTGGTGATCAAAGATACACCTATGAATTTCCATCTTCTTGGAGAATCAAAGAAGGTGATCAAGTAGTAGTGCTAACACCGCGTGAAGGGTATAAAGTAGTAACGGTTAAACAAGTATTCTCAAAAGATTATGAACCAGCTAAAGGCACTCGCTATAAGATGATTCATGGTGTGGTTCGTCAAGTACCACGAACTGAGGTAGAAGTAGATAAGACTGGAGAAACTAAATTCCATTATACTTCTTACTTAGACAGTGTATGATGTAGATATTCTAATGCTTCGATAGCCCAGCGATCTAAGGCACTCGGAACGACTACAGCGACTCAAACCCACTACTAACTACCAAATTCTAACATCGGGGAGATCTAATGAAAGCGTACCAAAATCTTAAATCTGGCGTGATTAATATTGTTCATAATAATCAGATTATTCAACTGTACTCTAAAGATGGCGAACTTAAGCAGAAAGTTCTAGTTGAAGATCTAGAAGGTATCACACCTCACTTTGACTCTGAATCCTTTCGTGAAGTCAAGGTGGAAGTCGCCCCTCAAATTGAAGGGGGTCAACACCTAAATGTCAATGTGTTAAGTCGTGATCAGCTTTTGGATGCACAGAAACATCCTGAAAAATACCCTCAATTAACTATCCGTGTTTCAGGGTACGCTGTACGTTTTAACGCACTGACGCGTGAACAGCAGAACGATGTTATTAGTCGTACATTTACTCAGGCGATGTAATGGGGCTTGGATACGGTTTCTACGAACTACGTAAGGTAGTCGAGCAAACTCCATTTATCTCCCAAGTTTTAGGAGAAATGTGTGGATCGAGCATTAAGACGTCATCACCGGCAACGTGTAAAGAACAACCGCAAGAAGTATTGGACAGTCTTCCCTCATGAAGAAAGTCCTACGCGGTTAGGTATTATCGCTACTACTCCTTGCATCTGTTCTTGTTGGATGTGCGGGAATCCTCGCAAATACTTTAAGAATAGTAAAGCAGGCATGAAAACCTCGGAAATTAGGAAAATGGAAGCACTGATTACGGATATTTCAAATGATGAATTTGATGGCTTTGTAGGACTCGAAGAATATATTAGCTCGGACTGTTTAGAAGATAAGTACCCCGATCTGTGATTAATAACAAACCCCAGCTATTGAATAAGTAGTCTGGGGTTTTTCTGTATACAGGTAAATAATTTATGTATAATAAAATTCATCCACATTAGGTTAATTCAAAAGACTTAATGGAGGTAATATGAGCCGTACTTATCGCAAACAATCTGGTGATCAGTGGTGGAAGTCTAAAGCTAATTACACCCAGGGATATACTTTCCTCAAAGCAAGTGGCTGCTGGATTCGTGTTACTTATGCTAAATCCTGGGATGTGGTAGAACAGGAAATGGAAGAAGCAACCATTCGTAATGAGAAAAAGGATGGTTATAACTGGAATTCTGTTAGTAAGAATGTTAAGTGGCATTCTAATAAAATGGTTCGTCAAGGGAATCGTCAAGAACTCCACCGCGTGATGAAAGATCCAGAAAATTACGACTATAATCGCGATCATGACATGCGTAAGCGTGGGTTATGGTGGGCATATGATTAACTTCTGAAATAATTCATTTGCTAAACCTCTCTTTTCTTGTTATAATATTTATATAAATTGATGAGAGGGGTTTGAAATGAAAAATCGTCTAGACTGTGCTATTCACGTTGTCGAGCATAGTGTTGTTGGAACCTGTATGTCTTACCATGAAGCAGGTCGCTTAATCAAAGAACGTGTGGCAGATGTATGTGGATTGAAGATTACTGCTGATGAAGCTGATGATCTTTTAGGTCAAGCACTTGAGAAAACAGAAATATTCCTCTGTGATTCCTGCTCCTGGTGGTGTGAAGCTCACGAACATTCCTTCAACGATTATGATGTATGTCGTGATTGTAGTGGGGAGGATGAAGATGAATAAGTTTATTATTGCACTGATGATCTCCGCAGTTAGTTTCGGTTCTCTAGCATCTACCAAAGTTTTTATGAAAAACGGTAGTGTTAGGATACAACAGAACGGCATTATTACCGAATATGGTAAAGTTCGTGATGTTAAAGAACGTAATGGTAAAGTAGAGATATATACTAACAAAAACTTCTCTACTCCGGCTGTTACTGTTAGCAAACGTGGTGAGATAACTACTCAACGTACTAATAGCTCTAGTTCTTTTACTTGTCGTTACGATTGTGATATTGAGGTGGAAGAATGATTACACAAGAAAGGTTAAAAGAATTGCTGATATATGATCTAGAAATTAAAGATGGCATGATTACTCTGTAGTTATGAAAACATTTGGACCTACTATGAGTTTAGAATTTGCCCCTCTGTTTACTGATATTCTAATTAATGAAAAGGATCTGAAATGAGTATCTCTCCATTTGCTCTTTGGTTCGTCATCGGCTCTGTGGTTGCTATTTATAATCTAATAGATGATTTATTCATCTCCAAGAACAAAGACGTACTTTTATATATTATACATAAAACATGCCCACCCGACCTGGCACCTCTTTATGATAAAACGCTGCTAAGATGTGGTATGTCTATGCTATTTATTATAGATATTCTGCTAGGACCAGCATCTGTATTTTTCTATTACCGAAAAACTCGTAATATGAAAAGACTTAGAGCAAAAATGCAGAATACTTAAAGAACTCGCGTAGGACCGAGTTGCGTCACCTGCAACTGTTACGGATAAGGGAGTCGTGCCCCTTAGTGCGGTGAGTGGTGAGGTGGCTGCTAGCCCTAACTGGAGATGATATGACTATAGTATTAATTCTTATTACCACCTGGTTTTTAATTGGTGCTGGGTATGCAGTAGCCATACTTAGACACTTAGATGAATATTCTGCTGAATGGTTCATCAAACACCTTCGTATTGATGATCAGGAACGTGAATTTAAGGATGAAAAACAGAAAAAGGCAATAGAGAAACTAACAGCCAAAGAATGTTTATTCTACCTACGTATTATAGGGTTCTTGGGGTTATTAATTGCTGGCCCAATTGGTTCTACTATTGCTCCGTATAAAGAAACAGTTGCTAACATCAAATTATGGAGAAATGCAGGGGTACTACGCAAAGCTAGAGAAACTAATATTACATAAGATTGACGCTAAGTCAACTTACTAGCAAAAGCAAATAATGACAAAGCCCAGCTTGCACTTTTGCGACTGGGCTATTTTTGTGATAAAATTTTAGTTGCATAGATGCCCAAACTTTTGTATAATATATTCATAGATTGAGGCAAGAGGATTAAATATGAGAATCATTTCTAAATTTGCAGATGTGTATGATTTGCAGAACAGTTTATTTGACTCAGATCGTGTTTGGGAGCGTAAAACTGAAGAGCTAACAATAAAAGCCCCAGATGATGGCAACTATATGATCATGCAGGAACGTATGGTCGCTCGTATTGAGGGAAAGATTGGCTACTTTAAAATTTTGCCTTTCTTCCTAGCCGGAGAGATTTACTGGTTATACCACATTGATGTACTGGATACCCAAGTAAAAACCTTCAGTCTGGATGAAGCATTAGAAGTTCTGGAAGAGAATGGATGGTCAGCAGGATTTTCTTTACTAGACATAAATAGGGAGAAGCCAAAAGAGTCTATCCTAGCATGGCAAGAGGAAGTTACCCCGAAAGCTAAAGAAGCATTATCTGAGATAAGAGTACCGTTAGCGATTCTAGATTCATTAGTTCCAAATGATAAAGATAACAATAAATACTTCAAGGTTATAACTAATCCGCGTCTACACCTATCAGGTATTCCGTGGCAGAGTGTGGAACCTAACCTATACCGTTTACATCAGGTTATAGAACAGTATATTTGGGGAGTACTAGGTACTGGTGAGCCTGATATGATTACTGTATCAGATAAAGACCGCCTAGCAGCACATGGATTTGATACTGTTACTTCTTTTAGGAATATGAAAAGATGATAAAAAACTTTATTAGTTCTCTATGGCAAGGTAAATGGTTTATCCTGGGAGCAGGTCTAGCGATAGGCATCGGATTCGGTGCTTATCACTTACTTAATAAGGTTGAGACTCTATCAGGTGATCTTGCAGTAGCTACTAAAAAGATCTCTACTCTAGAAACCTCCCTTAATAATGTGAGGGCTGAGAGTGAACTTCGTGAGACTAGAATGAATCAGTATTTCACTATGAATAATGTTTCGCAAGCAGATCTAGACAAGAAAATTAGTCAGCTTGATAAAGCACTTAGTCGTCAAGATATTATAGCTGCAAAGCCTGGATTGGTTACATTAATTGCTAAAAAGCAGAGTAAAGAATTTGAGGAGAGATTAGCATGTCTTTCTGGAAGCGTGGAATACTGCTCGCAGCCGCAATCACAATCACAGGCTGTGCAGAAACGGTAGTATCAGAGCCATCACATGAGCTACCAACAGCCCATGTGGATTGGCCTAAAGGACTTCAGCCTTGTAGCTTTGACTTTAAGTTTGAAAAGAAATTAGCTACAAATGGGGAAGATGGCGTAGTCGTTGTTGTACCATATAAAGATTGGAATATGTTAGCAAAATGCCGGGAGGCAGAATATTCATATATCTCACGATTGACTAGTATGGTTTGCTTCTACCGCCAAGATTTACAAGAAAAACGTTGCTTAGTTTACTATCCACCAATTAACAATAGGAAAGATTAATGTCAGTATTAGTAGGTTTACATGGCGGGGCTGGTTCTGGAAAAGACACTGTTGCAAAATTAATTATCGATTGGTGTAATGATATGTACCCAACGTGTTTACCCCGTCGTTATAGTTTTGCTAAGCCCGTTTATGAACTTGCATCCGTAATCCTCGGTGTAACTCCAGAGTTTCTAGGAGAGCGCAGGGGAAAAGAGATTGACCAATGGTTTACGATCACACAATCTCAATTGGAGCGAGCTAGAGACGTATGGTCTAAGTACGGTATCAATAAGTTTGAAGACTTCTCGTACGTTTGGCCGATTTTTGAGGAAAAATATCTTAATCCTCAGCAACTTATCTCAGAGAATAAAGAAGACGGACTTTATAGTTTATTTATTTCTCCGAGAAAAATGTTACAGCTCGTAGGAACAGAGCTAGGAAGGCAGCTGGTACATGAACGCATTTGGCTCATAATTCTGGAGCAATCCATCGCTAAAGACGACCCAGATGTCGCCGTAATAACAGATGTGAGATTCCCCAATGAAGGAGAATTACTCAGAGAAACGAACCATTTAGATATGGATTCTTTACTAGTAAATATAGTGCCCGCTGAGCAGAAGTTCACTATTAAATCAGATCATTCATCTGAAAGTGGTATTCCTGCAAAATATATTACTCACGAATTAGTTAATAAATTCAATGGTATCAATAACCTTAAACTAGAAGTATATAACTTCTGTGACTTAGAGCTAGAACCACTAGTTGGATAATCAAGGATTGCTATGACTAATAAAAAAGAAGAAAAGACTAACCTGTTTCACTCCATTCGCCAATCTAACGAGTATACCTTTTTCTTTGATGAAGAACTTGGTCCGCCGGATGAATACCGTGATTTATCAATGGTACTTATGCAGGCAAATGAGGACGACGAAATTAATCTGATGATTAATGGCCCTGGGGGCTATGTTGATACCGCTGCACAGTTATCTAACTTAATTGCTAATTGCCGTGGAACAGTTATAGGACACCTGATTGGTCCTAGTGCTTCTGCTTACTGCACAATTTTCTTATCTTGTCATGGATGGGTAGTACATCCACATGCTACGCTAATGGGACACACGTTCTCTGGCGGGTTCTGTGAGAAAGGTCAAGAAATCAAGAAAGCCTATGAATCTTATAACAAGTTCGTAGAAGATATGATGCTAGATGTCTACTATCCGTTCTTCTCAATAGATGAAATCGACGAGATGGTAAAAGACAACAAAAACATCTATCTAGATAGCGAGGAAATCCATAAGCGTATTGAAATCTTGGCAAAATATCGATCTGAGCAATATAATAAAGCTCAGTTACCTCAATCCGAGGAGCACAACGAAGAGTAAGTAATTTTAAGCCAGGGTTTAACGACTCTGGCTTTTCTTTTATCTAAAATTCTTCTTGACAACGACATAATTTTGTGCTCCAAAGAAAATCTTTAAAAACACATTGTAATTTTCCTCCAAAATTAGTATAATGGTAATGGTTAGAGGAGGTTACAAATTGGAAAAGTTCTTACAATTATTAACAGTACTGCTCCAAGAAGCGAAAGACCCAGCATCGCTTCTTAAACGTCTGCTAACTATCTTAGTTGCTGTCATTATTTTCTTATTTGTTAGTCATACTAGTGAAGTGATGTCATTCTTAAAGACTTTTTCCACGTCTGCAGTTTTACAAGATTTACAAACCCAGAGGATAGATAACTTCCCTAATGTGGCGAGGGAAAAGAGCATGGTTCTCTTCTCTCAGACGGGTGCAGATGCTGTTTTTGTAGTCAAGTATAAACCAGATGCTATCAATGATTATTCCAATATTATTGCATGGGAAAGTAATGCGCAATTAGATAGGGCTGACTTGGCCGATAAAGCGGTAAATAAAACGTCTGAATTATACAGACGTCATTTAGAGGGCTTTAACTACGTATCGGATTTACGTGTAAGAGTAAATAAATATATGGGGTTAAATATACCTGCGTTTAAAAACGTTACTTTTAAGTACATATACACTTGTCCATACTTCAATCTAAATAATATCTATGCTGGGTACATTGGTATTGCTTGGAAAGATAATCCGGTAGATACAGCCGATTCTGAACAGTTCAAGGAATATTTAGCAAAGCTCTGTTCCCCACAACAGAGATCTTTAGGTAGGTCAATATGAGTTTTAAATTTGGTAAAAATAGCGAAAAACAATTAGCAACCGTTAAGCCTGAACTACAAAAAGTAGCTCGTAGGGCTTTAGAATTATCTCCGTACGATTTCACAATCGTGCAAGGTATTCGTACAGTAGCACAAAGTGCCCAGAACATTGCTAATGGTACTTCATTTCTAAAAGATCCTAGTAAAAGCAAACATATTACTGGGGATGCTATCGATTTTGCTCCATATATTAATGGCAAAATTGATTGGAATGATTTAGAAGCATTTTGGGCAATTAAAAAGGCTTTTGAACAAGCTGGTAAAGAACTAGGCATTAAACTTCGTTTTGGTGCTGATTGGAATGCTTCGGGAGACTATCACGACGAAATAAAACGTGGTACCTATGATGGCGGTCATGTCGAACTAGTTTAAGTAATAACTTAGGCGGGAATATTCCCGCTTTTAGTCAAGGGGGCTTTAATAATTTTTTCTTGAAGATAGGAGAAAGACATGTTTGCAGAACTATTCATTATGATACTGCTAGGTATCTGGAAAATAAGTCTAGTAGTATTCGTTTTAATGATAGTCTTTACTATCATTGCATTAACTACCCGAAATAGCTTATTAATAAAGGTTATTCACGGACTAGAGTATATAATTATGGGCTCATTCGGCGTTTGTAAATGCAATTGCCATAGAGACTCGAAATATTGTTGGTTATGGGTGGAACTAGAGAATCCTATATCCATAGCTTTGGCTGTTTCATTCGGTATGATTCTTATGGCCCTTACTCTAGCATTAATACCTTTGATGTTAGCTGGGGGAGTTACAGCATATTTCACTCTTTTCTCCCCGATACTTATGTACTCAATTTACCCAATAACTATGTATCTAGTTAGGAAAAGATGTATACATACAGTAGATTAAGATAAAAAAGTAGTTGACTTTTAGCCCTAGTTATTATATAATATATACATAAATTAGTTAAGAGAGGTATATATTATGTCTGATCGTTTCTACACTCAAATGGCGGAACATTTTCGTATACCACATTACGAGCTAAACATTGCACTCCGTGATCATGACTCTCCTGAGTACAAAAAGCTCGAAAAGAAAGCGGAAAAATCTATTGGTACAAAGGTAGGTGCATCTATGTCTAAGGGCAAAAAGTTAACTCGTCTTGATCTTAATAAAATTTTAACTGAACTTTTGGGTACTGATATTGAAGGTGCTAAATTACCACTTCTTGTACTAGAGACTATGATTAAAAAGGTCAAAAATAAAGAATATAAAAAGGTAGAAGTCCCAGAAGGCAGATTAAAGGCTCCTTATCAGGAAGCACTAACCGAGTGTTTGGGTGTAAATCTTGATCTGAGCACCGCAACAGTAAAAACTATGAAAAACTTCTTAGAGGCCATTAATAACTATGAGTAAATTAGTATATCTATTAAAAGGTTCCACTTGCAATCCTTGCAAAATGTTTGAGCCAGTATTTGATAAAGTAGTCAATGACTATAATTTGGAAGTCCATAAAGAGACTGATAATGCAGAATTAATGCAGAAATTTGGTGTGCGCCAAGTACCTGTAGTAGTTCTGGCAGATCGCTTACCTAATGGTCGAATAGAAGCTAATCATATTTTGATTGGACGTCAGCTTCGTAAGGAAACTATGCACGAAGCCATTAAAAATTTCCTGGATGATAGTCCAGAAGATTAATAAATTAAGCCTGATCTTAGCGGATCAGGCTTTTATTTTACTTGCTTTCAGCTAAAAATTTTGGTATAATATTTGTATAGATTGATAGGAGGATTAAATGTTAGCGGAACAAGCAAAACATTTAGCTAGGGTTAATAGAGCTACTCTTCTCAAGAGTAGAAAGAAACCATATAAGTATGTTAAAAAGAGAATAGTTTCTTCTGTGGAGATTGGTGGTTCTTATGTGCAGTTTAACCGTGATGAAATTAGTTATGAAGCTATGAAAGCCATTTATAAAGAGGGTTATACTCTCAAACTATCTAATAACTATGGTACAACTATTTTAAATGTTATTTGGGAATAATTATGAAAAAAGAATTTAATGTACATAAAACACTAGTAGTACCTGATGATGTTAACTTATTCTTTGTTGGTGATATTCATGGATGCAACGATTTGCTAGAAGATGCACTACAATTAGCTGGCTATAACGGCAAGAAAGATTGCGTTGTATGCGTGGGAGATTTAATTGATCGAGGCACACAGAATCTGCAAGTTTTAGCCAAATTCCTGTATAATCCACGTTTCTGTAGCGTTCGTGGAAACCACGACCAGTTTATGATTGGAGGAGATTGGACTAACTGGATGTATAACGGTGGTATGTGGGCTATGAATGAACTAGATACAGATACCATTAAAAATATTGCCGAAGACATGGCTGAAAAACTTCCAGTATTTCTGACTGTGCTGCATCGTGGCAAGAAATATGGTGTTGTTCATGGTGGTGTACCTTTTACGTACAAAGAATGCGGTAACGAAGTAGAAACCCCAGTATGGGATAGCCTTATTGCACAAGTAGAAGCAGCTAAGGAAGACCCACATGACCATCCTGAATACCATGTTGAACCATACTTATGGGATCGAGATGTAATACAAGAAATAGGCTTCCATTTGTCCAAAAATAGTGAGGAACACCCGTACTTCCAGCGTTATGCAGGATTTAAAGAAAAATACATGGTAGAAGTACCTCCAGTTAATGGAGTAGACTTTGTGTTTCATGGGCATACTGGAGTACCTTACCCTATTTTATACCAGAATCGTGTTTACCTAGATACTGGCGGTGTCTTCAACGGGCAGTTGACGGTTGCGCAAGTTAATGATGAAACTGGCAAAATCACAACATTTACCACGCTTCGAGAAGATAGCTGTGGCATACAGAGGATTCTTTAATGAAAGTCTGCTTTTGGAGTGATCTCCATTTAGGACATGCAAATATTACTAAATTCAGACCAATCTTCTCTACTATGGAAGAGCATGATGAATTTATCATGGATACTATTACATCCATGAAAGATAAGCGTACAGTATTTTATATTTTAGGAGATGCATTTGTATCTAGAAATGGTTTGGAGAAGTTCGAAAAACTCTTTAGCAATGTTAGAACTACATTAGTTTTGGGGAACCACGACTTAGAACGAGAAGGGTTATCTTTCAAAGACTTAGTGGGAATTGTAGATAATGTACAATCCCTAGTTAAGTATAAAAACTTTTGGCTTTCCCACGCTCCAGTACATCCAGGAGAGCTAAGGGGCAAGAAGAACTTACACGGGCATACCCATTTTGAGTTAATGGGAGACCCTCGTTATATTAACGTTTGTGTAGAGTATGCAAAATCACCAGTACGCCTGGAAGACATCATGAGTGGTAAGTATACTTCTCAGGATAAAACTAGCTGGATGTTAAATGTCTAAGTGTATAGCTGAGGTTATTATTAAACGAATCATACAAGCAGTAGCAATACTTATAATCATTTGTATTGCTGTTGGTACAGGACTAGGCATTTTAATTAAAAGTTTTATTTGCTAAAATGCCTAAGTTTCTGTATAATTACTTTATAAATTGATGAGAAGGAATAAAAATGAACAAAGTTGATAAAGCTCTAGTTTTCGCAGCAGCAGATAAATTTGAACAAGTTAAGGCAACTTTCCGAACCCTGTTTCAGTCTTACGTTCAGGATAAGTCTAATCCTATTTCTGAACGCTTGATGGTTTGGGAGTGTTACGCAACTGATGCCCTATTAATGGCAGATTACAAAGGTGAGGCAGATGAAGAGATCGAAGAACTCTTTGCTGAAGAAGCCCCACGTTATCAGGCAGTCTATTTCCAAGATTTGGCAGAGCACATCATCCCTGATGATCTTTGGGACAAGTATTATGGTGATCCTGAAGATGAAGGAATGACTCCAGAAGCATGTATTGAGCTGATCTGCAAAGATCATCCTGAAATTGCAGAGAAATTTGAACAAGTATTAACTTCTGAGTTCTCAGGTTTCGTTAACGATTGGTAAGTAATTAAAAAATTCAGTTGCTTTAAACCTCAAAATTCTGTATAATAAGTTCATAAATTAATGAGAGAGGAAATTATAATGGAAAACATGACTAAAAATGAAATGGCTAACGTTCTGGCAATTCTCCTCGATATGCAAGGATTTGAGGGGCAACTGATGAAAATGTCCATCCCAGCAATGAAAAAGATGTACGATTCTCTTAATAAGAACGCTATGGCATTCAACCTTGCAAAACAAGAAGCACGTTTTGCTAAAGAGCATCAGGCAACCGCCGAACGTCGTGCAGCATCTTTTGAGCGTGAAGTTAAGCAACTGAAAGGTAAGAAATAAGGGCTAGGGGAGTATATAATTAATGTTGATTGAAATTCTTATTGGGTTACTGGTCCTTACTACGCTAGTAGCGATTGGTGGAGTTATTGGGATTGTAAACGCACGGAAAAACATGGAAAGTATGCTTATTACTAATGATGGACTACACCACCGGTTAATAGAGCAAGAACAAGATATTGAAATAGCACAAAGACGCTCGGATATTCTTAAAGAAAAATTAAATAATATAGAAGCAATAGTTGGGAATAATAAATTACCTGCTAAAGTAATGCGTACACAGATAATCACGGAGATTAAAAAATGATAATGTTTATTCTAGCATTTTATCTAGTCGTGGTGGGAGTTCTAGTTACTAAGTACCGCACTTGGACACCAAAGAATATAGCTAAGGTAGCATTATTTGTTATCCCAGTACCACTTATTATACTTTCTATGTTACTGGTGATGTTAATTGGTAAAGTGACGAAGACCGATGTTAAGCGCATTGCTGACGAATTGCAACAGTCCTGTGATATGATTGAGGATATTATTAAAGATGAAACTTAATTTCAATGAGTTAAATACTTTGCATGAGCTGTTACAGTTTGTAAATAATAATATTAGTATTCCAGATGATACACTAGAAGTTCTCATGTTAATCGAGAAAAAGGTAGGGGTTGAACTTGAGGATTCTTGGAAACCACTTTCTGCATTAACACCTCTTAGTATGAAAGTGATTGTTAAAAATATTGATACTGGAGAAGAACGTGAGATGGTTCGTACAGAACTGGCGGATAGTTACTCTCCAACGTCTGTAGTGATGCAACATGATGATGTTTCCGAAGTTCTACAGACAGCTAATTACGTATGGCGTCTCCCATGATTGATTTAGTACCAATTACTGCGGGGCTAATAGCACTATTAGTGCTCGCAGTTTTCATTATTGTGGAGCAGGCCAAAGTAATAAGGAGACTTAAAAACAATGATAAAACGTCTTGTTTATCAAGCACCAAAGATTGTAACTGAGTATTTTGTATTACTTCCTCAGATTGTATTTCTAACAGCATTATTTAATATACTTTTTCGACATCTAGGAATAACGGAAAATATATTCTATACTTCTGGGTTACTTCCTTTTATGTACGAAGGCATCATTGTGGCAATTAACGGGGTTCGTAAATGACAGCACTACAACAACTACAGAATTACTGGTTTGATAACCAATTTAACGATCTCTTTATCCAGTTATTTGTCGAAACGAACGGACGCTTCAACTACCGATTCTTTAATAAGTTTCATGAAACAAAATTCTCACATACAGAAATTAATGCAGCGATCCAAGACCTAACTGGTTCTAAAGTAATTCAATATCGCGAAGTAGACTTTACACCAGATTGTTTTGGATTTGAATTGTTTAAGAAAGCGTATAAATTTGGTAAGTTTGAAGATGCTCGTCAATGGGTTCACGATTTTTGGTATAATACCGATATTGTTCCTAGTCGCGTGCTGATTCTTAACTGGATTGCTAAACAACATCCTCCTAAGACACAATCATCCTTCTTACCAACTGACACAGGAAACCTCTATCATGACAGAAAAGAAAAATCCATTGCTGGAACAGATGAAGGAGTGGGAGAGTAATATTGAATTTGGTCTAATAGACGGTGAAGATATTGTTAACTCCATGCTAGAAGTAACAGTAGATAATATTAATCCTATTTTGGCTGGAGAAACCTCAGACCTTATAGGACTCTCTAGCACATTTGATTCTTTAGCTAAACTAGCTTTAGACGATGAAGAGATAACCAAAGAAGATCTCGCTACCGCTATGAATATGGCTATTAATGCTTACATCAGTAAACGTACTGATGAACTTGGTAAACAGATCAGTAAGCGTGATACTACGCTAGGTCTTATGGAAACGGCCACTATGTTAAGAAGTGGTAAACAACTTCATTAATTTTAGGAGGCCAGGACTTAATTGTTCTGGCCTTTTATGTTTTCAAGGAACTTCAAATGCAAGTATATGTCCTTACTAGAGATATAAATGAGTATAATCAGGATGGCGAGTATTTTGTAAAAGTATTCGCTGAAAAGCCAAGTAAACAACAATTATTAGATGCTGGAGTACCAGAAGACCAGGCTAAGTGTTTGTTACAAGATAAAGAGTTTACTGGGGATGCTTACGAATGTTTCCATCTTAGTTGTGAGAGTATCTAATATGAGAGAGAAAGTAAATGGATTATTAATCGAGGAAGCTAACAACTTTCCAATAAATAGGTTCATCAAATCGGATGGATCTATTAATAGAACTAAGATTAAGCAGCTACATCCCGATTTTCAACAAGAAGCGCTAAACCTTATATTTATCAAGAAAGCCATTGCAGCTCACGGGGCTTTCTTCGGGTATGAACGTGTAAATTATAAGACAATGCAACAGCAAGTCGAAATCTATTGCCCAGATCACGAGGGCTATTACTGGCAGACTGCTAGATCTCATTTAGAAGGGCATGGATGTCGACTGTGTGCACACAAGGTTGTGCAGCGTGTCACGGATTATGGAACTTATACCGTACCAGCATGTTATCATAAATTTGTAATTGACGATAATCATATAGTTTGGTATAATAAGTTTTCAAAGCTAAGACTGGAGATAAAATAATGGAAAGTCTTTTTCTTTTAATGCTTGTAGGTTCCCTGCTAGTTATACTAGCACTTCTATTTATTTGCAATCTTCTTAATAAAGAGAATCTAGAATTAAATAGTGAGAACCAAAGCCTTAACCGTGAGCTTAAACAATATAATCTAGCAGCTCATAAGCTGTTAGACAAACTGGAGAATAAATAATGACTTTATATGCACAGCAATCTATTCAAGTAGTACCAGATCATGAACTGAATACGTGGGATTATAGCTTTAAAGATTTAACTGCTACTGTACAATTCAAATCTATGAAGCTAACCTTTGCACACACTAATATTAGAGCATGTAAAGGTTTTGAAGGTAGGCTCAACAACGCTCGTGAGATTTTTGGCAAGGCTCGCATTCCAGCTGATAACCTTATTAATGCATTAATAGATGCTGGTTATAAACTCGTGAAGACTGAGGTTAACCGTCCTAGTACTCATGTTAGTGACTCGTGGCCAAGAGGTGGTATTGCACTATTAAATAATCCATCGGATTTGCACAATGTTCCCTGCGGTGGTACGCTGTCGTCTAATCAGTCCTATCGAGTTGGGGAAGACTATGGGCCTTCTGTACAGTTGAAACATACCCAAGAAGCTTTTGAGTCTGATAGGAAAAGCGCAGCACCTGTGGACTCTGGAGTTTCTAGGAACTCATATACTATTCACTTAAGCAATCCTAGTAAGCATGGAAGTATAGAAGATGCAATTATGGAAGCACTAGGAGCTGCTCTTAACGAAGATAAGAGAGGTAGTTAATGATATTTGGTAAAACAAAAATAGCCCCTGCTGGGGAGAATTTAATTACTCTTAGCCTCTACTATAAGGATGAGGATTCTGAGGTAGAAACATTAGAGTACGTGGTGGTAGTAAACAATAAAGCTAAAGAGGCAGAACTATTTAATATATTAAGGGAGATATCAAACTGTGAATCCCTACCGCCATTGACCCCTAGAAATGTTGCTCATATGGTTAACCAGCTAGGAATGCTGTGGTATAAATTAGAACCTAGTAAAAGTAATACTACAGGAACTTTTAAACCACGAAGAGAGAAAAAGACACAAGTTAGTGATAATAGTCAGCAGGCATGGGATATATGATTGAAGAAGCTAATAAATTTAAGAATATTCTCGCTCTAGCAGTAACAGCAGATCACAAATGTCTATCAGAGCTGGAGCCAGAGGTTAAACATGCAGTAATGTTTGTTTGTGAGATGTTCCCTGCTAAATGGGAGGGTAAGAAGATTAAGTTTGATATTAATGCCCCACAAGCAGATCTAGCGTATTCATACGTAGATATGAACAAAGTATTGAAGTCTTTAGATCCAACTGCTAAAGGACACAGAGCTAATTTCTTACATGTTATTATAGATGAACCTTTGCCAACATACCCAGAAGCAAACGTTCGTCAGGCACTAGAAGCTTATCCTGAACAACTTCTTATTCCGCCTAAGAAATGTAAGTTCGATCATCTTCCAGCATTAGCTTTTGAAACTAGCATTACGTTTGAAGATATTTATAGAACGATTGGAGCTGTAGTAGCACGGATTGCAGTGGCACATCATCGCGATATAGAACTAACTACAGCGGAAGATTACATTCTATATGCTATCCACGATGAAAAGGACTCCTTCAAACGTTTAATGGATGCGCTAGGATTAGGTAGTCTCACTGCACTTGTGCTTAACCAGGCTCCTAGAACTAAGCGTTATGCAAAAGGATCTATTACTCTTGAAGAAACAGGATCTACATCTTCATTCCTTGCTACATATATCTATCTAGCATCTAAAGGAATCTATCTAAAGGCTAGAAAGAATGTCACTATATAAAGCATATATTCTTGCAAATAGGGATCTGACGAAGATCCCTAAAAGAACAAAGATCGGTATCAGTGTGAATCCACATAATAGGATTCAAACACTAAACTTAGATAATATAGTTTATCGTGGTTTTGACGATTTATACGTGTATGGGATTTATGAAACCCATAATCCTAGAGATCTAGAAGCCGCTGCTCATATCTACTTTAAGAAATACCGCTGTAATTTAAAGGGATTCGAAGGATGCACAGAGTTCTTTGATATTCACCCACTACTTGCAGAGCGATTCCTATTAAATACAGGAGCCAAGAAAATTTACGATCCTAATACCAATCTCGAGGAGGAAGTATAAACGTTAACAAAAAGTTCTTGCATTCTCATACCCAAACATGTTATAATAATCTCATAGATTAAAAACAACTCTTGTTTTGAACTCTAGGGGCGATGATTATTACACTTAGTATTACGTCTATACGTTGCGACAGCACGAGTATAGATCTAATTACTAAGTCTTCCGTAATACTCACGCGCCCCACGAGGAATCTCACATGAAATGGGGGACTATTTACTTTTAAATAACTGATAAAAATTTAAAGGCAATATCTGTGTTCAAGATGATACACCGGTTGCCGCTCATCTGCTAGGATGGCTCAACACTTTCTAGCAGACTCCTAAGTTTCTAGGAAATTGATAAGCACAAATTCTAGGGATCACACAAAAATATTAATCGGATTTGCACATATTCTAGGGCAGTTTCCCTCCAACGTTACATACCTAGGCCGGTTATAGGGAGGGCGGTTATAGGGAGGGCGGTTATTTCTAGGAGACATTTTTTGAAAACACATTTCCAGGAATTACTGTCGGATTTGCACATTGTGTTTCTAGAAATTTATGGTCGGATTTGCACAAACGCCTAAGTTTTTAGGAACATATAATCTCCTGAAAATAGCAGCATTATTTCGGGCCGAAGGCCCATGATTGCCTGAGTTTTTAGAGCCACAAGAATTTTCAATTGTCAAGCTATATTGCCCCCTTTAGCTAATAAAATTTTACTTTTTCTGCACCTATCTCAAATTTCCCCAAATTATCTCCACTATCCCCCAAAACCCCCGCAAATCAGGTGCTCCGCACCAATCCTGCGCCCATACACTTCTAGCCCCAAAATTTTTCTCGCTCTCTCATCTTCTCCTCAAACCTATACAATCACACACCCTCTCATCGAAGTCACAAAAATTTCATCGGATTCGCACATCTTAATCCTAGAAAAACCGTGTCGGATTTGCACATACCCCACAGGATTCGAACGCAGTTCGTGATTGCTGGAGTTTTTGGGAGACAGATTTGTCACTCTCACGAATTTATAAATTTTTGGGGTCGGATTTGCACACTACCAAAAAATGGGTCGGATTTGCACATACATGCCCTCGCGTAACCCTTGGAGCAATTGTCGGATTTGCACATAAGCGCAGGGCAATTGCCCTGCTCGCCGGAATGCGAATGAGAATGATTATCATTCGCATTTAAGAAGTGGAATGCGAATGATAATCATTCTCATTTAAGAGGTGGAATGATTCTCATTTAAGAAGTGGAATGATTCTCATTTAAGAAGTGGAATGAGAACTATTCAAGAAGTGAAATGAGAACTATTCAAGAAGTGAAATGATTCTCATTTAAGAAAGGGAATGAGAACTATTCAAGAAGTGAAATGATTCTCATTTAAGAAGTGGAATGCAAATGATAATGATTCGCATTTAAAAACGGAAGTGAGAAACACTGTTATTTAAGTTATCCACAGACTTATCAACAGCACGATTTGCCTTGACAAAATTCTAGCCATTTTGAAGCGTTATCCACCGACTTATCCCCAGGTTATTCTACTGTATAAATATACAGTATTCCTACGCAGTGAATAATTCTAATATAGGCCTAAAACGCCCTGAATCGCTTTCTAACGCGTTTTATTTTGATGGGGATACTAAAACAAGGGCAAATCTGGAGGAGGCTTGAAAATTAGTTAGCCCGCTAACGATCACACAAGGCGACACGTAACACCCTAATCATTAGTGTGCTAACCATCGCGGGCGCGGTCAAATGAGAATGATTCTCATTTGAGAATCAGGGGCACTCCCTGATAGTTGTGCCCCGTGATCATTACGCCTAGTAAATATAATTTTGCCAATAATGGCGAACGCTATCGCCACCAGCGGAATCATTTGCAGCCTCAACATTACCCGCGAAAATATATAGCTTCATTGTGCCACCTTTCGAAAAGCCGTTTCAATACTATCCGCAGTGGATTGAATATATGCCCCTTTCATTATCAGGCGCTCGGTGCATATCTTGCGAAAGATATTAATAAAATCATCTTCATTTTCTGCAATTAACGCCTCACCCATGACCTGAATATTGCAAGATGAAAAGGTTAAAAATTGAAACGCTAGTTCACGGGCAACGACCGCATTAATCTTATAATGCGCCCCGCCTTCATAAATATTTATAACGCCTTTATATACTGGCGAAAGCTGGTTTAAGTAGTTTGCTAACAATGCCGGACGGCAATCAGCAACAAGGCGATCACCTTCATAAATCACCATTTTATAACCTCCCGATCAGATAACCAGATAAAAGCATAAAGATCCCTAGCAAAAGAGGATCATTTCTAAACAAGGTGGTGGTAAAACCGCCAACCATTGCAAGGATAACAATAACAACGCTCTTCATAATACCCCACGAAAGGCCGCGTAAAAGGTGGCAAAATATTTAACCGTTTCAGCTATCACGTTGCCGCGTTTATCGAATCTCTTTTCTGTAACGCGGAAAGCGTTTTTATTCCGCGCTATATATTCGATTTTACAACCAGGACGCTCGAACGTGTTTACATCCACCAGCTTAAAACCTTTGGAACGAGCAAGAGAAACGTTGCGGATCATTTTTATTCTCCTTTATTCATGCAGCCCAGCAAATAAGAAAAAACAGCGATACCCGCGCCAATAATAACCATAGGTTTAGTATTTACTAAACCGCAATAAGAATCTTGAATACCGTAAGCGGTAGCAAATAGAGTTAAAATAGCGCCCAAGATACCCGCCAGAATAGATCGAAAAATAACCATTTTAAGCCTCCAAATTTTTCGGGAAATTTTTAACCGTCCTTAAACGGTGTAAGGGCAGTATAACAAAAAAGGCCGCTGATTATGGCGGGCCTTACAAAACTTTACATTAGGTTAATTATTACCCGCTTTCGATGTTACCGGTAAAATTATTTTCTTTCTAGGGGCAACGTTTACTTTACTTTTTATTTTTCTTGCCTAACACCTAGTTTTATGCTAACCGCGCAGCGGTGCAGTAAAGAGCAAAACACGGCGAAGCCTCTAGGCCGACGGGTAAAGGCTTTACTTTAATATTACCCTACAGCGATCAGCTCGTTAGAAAGCGTTTTAGGCCGCTCAAAATTGATTGCAGTTGTAAACACTATCTTTTTACCCTGGATAAATATACAGTAGGATAACCTGTGGATAAGTCTGTGGATAAATCTTTATATCGCCGCCTATCGTGTCAAATCATTTTGTGCTGTGGATAACGTTGTGGATAACTTAAATGATAGTGGTTCTCACTTAAGCCGATAGTTTCTTATAGTGATTATAATAATGGTGATTATTTTTATAGTGATTATTTTAATGGTGATTATTTTTATAGTGATTATTTTAATGGTGATTATTATAATGGTGATTATTTCTATAGTTATTATTTTAATGGTGATTATTTTTATAGTGATTATTTTAACGGTGATTATTTTTATAGTTATTATAACTTATGAAATAGTTAGTTGGCTAATGAGATAGTTAGTTGGCTAATGAGATTTTCCGGGATCAGTAGTCTGCTAATAGTTCAGTCTGTTACAATCACCAGCATGATTATCATTCTAGCAATTATTAGTCTGCTATCTTTCTACTACACAACAACAAATAAAAGTCAATTAATTAATTTTTTAAAATAACTCGTTTAGTCTTGATTTTAAAAAGTCAATACCTTCTCAAACTATTTTTCAATTTTGCTTTTGTTAAATATTTGTTAAATCGAAGATAAGCGGCCTAAAACGTCCTACAACGCGGTAAATTTTTCAGGTATCCCATCATAAAGGGATAGCCCGTTTATCGTCACCACGAGCTTTTTAAGTTTTGTCAAGTAGGGCAAGGCAAATAAAAATGAAAAAATTACTTGCCAATCAGCTCGGTTTTATGGTATCCGCGCGCCTGTTTCCTTTAAACTTGGGCGATCGCCGGACGCGGTGCGGGTATTTGCTTTCTTTACATTTCTTTACAAAATTAAGGTTGCACCTTTTTTGGGTATTCCCTATTATTTATCTCGTAGGGCGGCAATGACGAACTACACGGCGGAAAGTTTACCGCCGCGCTCTTTAAAAATCAGGTGCATTTTAAAGCCCATCGGCGGCAAACTTATTAACCTTATAAGGAGACGACGATATGAAAATCAAAGAAACGGCCAACAATATCACGGTAGAACAAGCTGAGGCAGTGATCGCTTTCTGTGCTAACCACGGGAGCGAGATCGCTTACCATCATAAAGATGGGAAAATATTTTGCGAGATGCAATTCAGTTGGGAGAATTCTAATTTAAAAGAAAACGAAAAATAATTTGACGCCCTAGCCGATAGGCTTTAAAATGTACCCGATTCAACAAGAGCGATAACTTGGTAAAATTTGACGGCCGGTACTTGCCATAATGTGCCCCGCCCCCTAACGGGATATAGCGGCCTGTGTGGAGTTCCTTAAATTGATTTTAACGGTGAGCGGATTTTTTCTTATTACCTGTTATTATTTTTTAGCAGGTAATGCGGAACAATCCATCAAATAACTGGAGTTTATACCATGAAAAACGCTATCACCGCGCCAAAAATTGGTCAATCCGTTTTCATCCCTTTCGTTACTAAAACAGACGAGGCAACCGGAAAGGCCGAACGCATCAAAGGCGCGGCGCTCATGCCGTTCGATGTAATTGATGCAGTATATGCAGAAACGGAACGTAGCAACAACGGAAAAACCGTTTTTAGTGTTCGCGTTAAATCTGGCGACGTTGTAAAAGTTGTTCAACGTAACGAAAAATTGGAAGCTGTAGCATAGTTTAGTGTTAACTTTATATTTCCCCGAACTATTGGGGAAATATAACGATTAACATTATGTTAATCTTATCCCTTAAATTAAATTAATTGGAGTTTATACCATGACTAACGTTAAAACCGAAAAATCCGCAAAATTTGCATGGAATGAAGAAAATACCCAAAAAGCCGTTTCTATGTATCAGCAATTAATCAATGAAAACGGTTTAGAGTTCGCAAACAGCGACGGCCTGAAAGAGATCGCCAAAACAGTGGGCGCTACTTCCCCTGTGTCTGTTCGCTCAAAATTGACCAGCGCAAAAGCGTATCAGAAAAGCGATAAACCGCGCAAAGTTGGCGGCGGTAGTTCAATCCGCAAGGCGCATTATGTGCGCGTTATTGCTAAACATGCCATTGATTCCGGCATTATCAAAGACGCCGACGATCTGGCAAGTCTGGAAAGCGCAAAATTAGAAACGCTGGACGCCGTAGCGCAATTACTAGGCGTAGCAGATGAAGTAAAACAATCCGCAGGTGAATAAATTTAATTAGTGGGGAATATTCCCCACTATAATTTCCCTTTAACTGGAATTATTAAAATGATCTTTTATCCCACTGAATCGTTAATTCTAGGTTTATTTATTGTAGCGGCCTCATTATTGTTCGCTTATTTCCAGAATGATCTGGATTCATATTACTTTAAACGCAAATCAAAGTTAGCAAAGCGTTTAGGCTTATTTTGTTTTATTACCGCCGTTGTTTGTGGTGTTAGTTCTAGCCTGATGCCGATCAGTTAAGTATTGCAAATTATAACGCTGTTAATAAGCAGCGTTATATTTGGCAATATTTGCCAATAACAAACGTTCTTAATCCCTTTAATGGAGTTTTAATATTATGGTTATTTCCGCAGAAAAACAAACCGTTATCCTGAAGCTGGCCGCTGATTTTAATTTTTACGGTAAACGTCTGCGCGCTACTAGATTGGAAGTCTGCGACGATATATCAAAAGCGGTGTACGATACGGCAAAACATTCGACCGCAATTTGTGATTGGCTGGAAGCAAACAAACCAGCGAAACCAAAAGAGGCGAAAGCATCAAAAGCCGTTAAAAACGACGAGCGCCCAGAGGCGGCGGGAATTATTTCTAGCACGGTTGAACAGTGGGAAGTAAAGCAGGGCAAACGCTTCATTATAACATCAATCCAGAACAACACGTTCCCGCATAAAAACTTTTTAGCCTCACTTGAACATTACGCCCAATTTATCGGCGCTGATTTGCTGGTTAGCAAGTTCATTTATAACAAAAAAGGATTCCAGAATGGAGAAGGTGCGGACGGGATCAAATATGATTCCGCTTTTGATAAATATATCTGTAATAAAAACGTGTTTTTAAATAGTCGCCGCTTTGCTTTCATGGCTGAGATTAATGTTTTGCCAACGGCAGACTACCCGCTTTCTGGATTCGCTGAGACTGCAACAGCGCTTGATCTTGAAGGTTTGGCAATTGGAGCAGCTAAAATCACCGCAGAAAGCGTTCCAGCGCTCAAAGGTGAAGTAGTGCGCCGTATGTACTCAACGGGAGCGGCAACGCTAAAAAACTACATTCAGCAGAAAGCAGGGCAAAAGGCCGAAGCGTTACATAACTTTGGCGCGCTGATTGTCGAGTTTGACGAGGACGGGGCATTTTTTGTTCGCCAGCTTGAGACGATGGATGAAACCGGCGTTTTTTATGATTTGAATATTTGCGCCACTCCCGCCGGATGTTATGAAACATCGGGGCATGTTTTAGGTTTACAGTATGGCGACGTGCACGCTGAAAAATTAGATAAGGCGTGTGCTGAAGCGTCATGGGCGGGCGAAAATAGTTTGCTTGATATTCTTAAACCTAAATATCAGTTCGTGCATGATGTGCATGACTTTACATCACGCAACCACCACAATCGCGCATCTGGCGTATTCCTAGCAAAACAGTACGCCGCCGGACGTGATAAGGTTTTAGATGATCTTATCGACACGGGGCGTGTATTGGAATCAATGGAGCGCGATTTCTCGCAAACAATCATTGTTGAGTCAAACCACGATCTGGCGTTATCCCGTTGGCTGGATGATCGCAACGCTAACATTAAAGACGATCCAGCAAACGCAGAGCTATATCACCGCCTCAACGCCGCGATCTATGGAGCTATTGCAGAAAATGACGATACTTTCAACGTGCTGGATTATGCGCTGCGCAAGGTTGCAGGCTGTGAGTTTAACGCCATATTCCTAACGACTGATCAATCATTCAAGATTGCAGGCATTGAGTGCGGCGTACACGGTCACAACGGCATCAACGGGAGCCGCGGCAATCCGAAGCAATTTAAAAAGTTGGGCAAATTAAACACGGGGCACACCCATACCGCCAGCATTTACGGCGGCGTATATACTGCTGGCGTATCGGGCAGCCTCGATATGGGCTACAACGTCGGCGCATCAAGCTGGACGCAAACGCATGTAATTACATATGCAAACGGGCAGCGCACGTTAATCGACTTTAAAAACGGCAAATTTTTCGCGTAAATAAATCAGGCGGGCGGGCGAAATATACCGCCGCCATAAAAGTTTATTAAATTAATTGGAGTTATACGCATGACTACTTACAACCGTATCCCATTCGATCGCGCGCAGTCTGCAATCGTCCTAGTTTATTCTACCGGTGAGCGCTATCACGTCGAGGCGGGGCACGTTGTTGATGACTTAATCGAATTTAATGAGGCGCTACAGATCACTACTTTCGCCTACACCACGGGCAAGCTATCTAGCCGCATCAAGGCGAAAGGCGTTTACATTGATACGATGAAACAAGAAACGACTATTATTGACGCCGCAAAAGCTGGTTTAGCTTTCGCAGTTGTCGCGCCTTGCCCCGCTTGTCTTGATGATCAGTTAATGAGCGCGAAGGTATTTACATGCGCCGGTATTCGTTCCGGTGTATCTGGCGAGGATATTACTGTTATCGCTGATGCTTTGGCTTATGGTCTGGTATTTTAATGACTGAAATACTCCAGCCCACTGTATGGGCTGGATTAAATTAACTTAATCCCTTTAATGGAGAACGTAACAAAATGAATCAAGATAAAAAGAATATTTCCCGCAATTACCCGCATATTTCCCGCGTAATGATTTGGGATCTGGACGGCACGATCATTAACTCCGCCCACCGTGTAGCGCCTTGCTTTGATATTGAAGGCGATTTAGATTTAAATAAGTATAAAAATGAAGCGTGCAAACATGAGTTAATAATGCAGGATACGCTTTTGCCGCTCGTTACCTATATGCGCCAATGCATGAATGACGCCAACACGTTAAACATTATTTGCACCGCTCGCCTGATGAGTAAGTCGGATTATTATTATTTGCGCAAACAAGGTCTGCGAGGGCGTGGGAATAGCAATATCCGCGTATTTTCCCGCGATACACTTCACAAATATTTTACGGCTGATAAGGTTAGCGAAATATACCACAGTAAAGACGCTATATATAAAAGCCATTATTTTGAGCTATTCAAACAGCTATATCCGAACGCTGATTTCACGATGATTGATGATCATAAAGGCGTATTATCAGCGGCGGCGGCATATGGATTTAAAACGCTGGACGCGCAAGCCGTTAACGATATTCTATCAATAGGCGTCACATTGATCGGCGAAACCTTTATTGATGAATCTCTTGAAGATGATAATGATTATCAGTTCCTAGCCGACCGCTTGCAATTATGTTGGGAAGGTATGACCGAGGAGGAGCGCGCAGAATATAGTTGCAGCCCACAACAATATATTGAGAAATTAAAAGTAGCGTAATAATTACAGTTGAATTTGTTTCACCTTGCAATTAAAATGGTTGCAAGGTGAAATAGTTAGCAGAGTAATAGTAACGGGGGGTGGCGGTTAGCAGACTAAGTATTTTCGCCTCCGGCGGTGAGC